TTCTTTGTTGAAAATGCTTCTGAAATATGACATCTAAATCGTCCTTCGTGTCCGTATGGTCTATATCTTTTATGGTTTAATATATGTGACACTGCTTGTCCTACGTATATCTTACCACTAGTGTTATTTGTTATTTTATATATTTCACAATATCTTTTGGTTGGGTCGTCTATAATTATTTTTGATAGTTCTAAATATTTTGATGGTTCCATTATTTATATATCTATATATTTTTATTTTTAAGTGCTTTTAAATTAGAATCATTTGACTATGAGGTAACACGCTTTTAGCGCCTCATGTTTTCGACAGAGAGTTTATCGAAGTCAGCATTGTATGGTTTGGTCTAACCATAATCCCCAAGGTTTCCCAAGGGGGTGGACTGTATCTTAAGCAAACTCCGGATGGTTAATCCTTCAATGTTCACCAACACCCGTTCAGTCTCTGAATGCCTTTCATATCCTATCATAGCGGATTTAGAAAGTGACACTGCGGATTACCCAATCCTCCACATTATTACCATACCCGAGTTCTATCTCGGCCATTTGAAAGTTTCCTATACAAATTTGGTAGTGGTTCTCTAGTTTATTAGACTAGATAGGCTCTAAGGGACTTCCCGCAACAAGGTATTTCGCATCTACCTTTAATAAAGGTAGATACTAGGGGGTAGCACGCTTTTAACGCCCCCTGTTGCCGACACCAGTTTATCGGCCACGTTCATCCTGAACGTATCTCCGCGCTTCATAATGCGCGCAATATGACACATCATACTCATTCTGTGTAAAGTCGGTTGTCTGTTAAATAGGATGGCATCGCCGTCCATCATATGACGGTGGACAGTGTCGCCCTCTTCCAAGACAATTGACTTTCTATCAAGGTATTTCAGTGTAATAGATTCGCCATTCTTTTTCTCCAAAATCTTAGCACCGGGCCACACATCGGGTCCGTTCTGCACCAATTTCGTCAAGAAAGCTTTATTCACACGATTCACCCTTACCGGCTTGGTAATATTTTTCGCTATTTTCATAGGAATTCCTAGCTCACGAATTGAAATATTCGGGTCCGCAGTGATGACTGAACGCGCGCTAAAATCAACACGTTTTGCCATTAGATTGCCTCTCATTCTGCCACCCTTGCCATTCAGTCTGTCCTTAATAGACTTCAATGGTCTGCCAGAACGCTGAGCAACAGGGTTGGAACCCGGCAACTTATTATCAACCTGACTGGCAACGTGATACTGTAACACAGTCGTCCAATCATTCACAACATTTTCCGGCGCATTATTCTGTATCTTGTCCTGAAGCGTCTTATTCGTTTTAATAATATTCACAAGAATATGACTCAAATCGTCTTCAGAGCGCTGCTGAGCATCGTGTTTTACAGAAGGTCTTACGGCAGGCGGAGGCACAGCTAAAACCTGACAAATCATCCAATCCGGACGAGACCACAAAGGACTAAATCCCATAAATGTGACATCCTCGTCAGAAATGCGCTTAAATATCTTGAGGACCAATTCAGGTGTCAAAGGAATGACAATATTCTCGTCACCTTCTTCGCTGTTATTCGTCCATTCAGCATACAAAGAAGCAAACCCTTCTTTTCTGACTTTCTTTGGTTGAAGACAACCGCATCCGTCTTCAGTATCTTCTCCACAGCGCTTAATGTCTTTGTTTAATTCAAAGACATATTTCCATCTGGCCTGAGCTGACATTTTAAGTGCTTGCTTGTATTTTTCTTTTGACACTAATAGTTTACTACACTTGAAGCAAACACAGCGTAGAATTTTTTGAATTGTAGACAAGTATTGAATGTAAAAGACGGGACGCGCCAATTCAATATGTCCAAAGTAACCCGGAGTTTGCATATAATCTAAACCGTCCGTTGGACAGATTAATCCGGGTTCTAAAACCCCCATCCTGGGGTCAAACAGTCCATTGATTACTGGCTTATTGTTAATATATGTATCGCGGCTTGTAATTTCGGCTACAGAGCCTTTCCGAATTTCTTCGGGCGATAATATACTAAATTGGATGCCGATAATCTTGGAGCAATTAGTATTTTTCATGTTTCTGGAACTTTGCGACATTCTTATTATAATACTATAAATAATATTTAGATTGTTTCAAATCAATTTTATTTTATTCCATTCATTTTAAGTAAAGTGTTTTTATATTGTTTTAAACGTATTTTTATTTTATTTATCTTTGATTTGACCTTGAATATAACTATCATAATAGAACTTACTAAATAATCCAATTATACCTACACCATATGTAGCAAAGAATATAATAATATAATAGTTAAACCAAGTTTCTATTGGGGGTCTGTAAAAGTAAAAATTTACATACAATAAGAAAAACTGACAAAGTTGTAGGGAAGTTATGTACTGTTTCAAGAACCGAACTTGCTGGATTTTTAAGAGACAACTTAGATAATAAGTATACATTATTGTATGTACAAATGAATTTAATAGGGTCGCCATCCATATTATATCAACCTTGTAAATATACATTAGATGCCAACTTAATACTGCTCCTATGTGGTGATATTTTTGAAGAAATATAGGTGTTTTGCCATTCAAATATAGTAAAAATGTATCAAAAAATTCGTAATATTTTGAGATGTAAAACAAATAGTTTATAGTGTCAAAATGCGGGTTTTGGAAGTAATAATTTGATTTGAATACTATTCCATCATTGTATAATATTTGTGTTATTGACACAAAGGTCCAACCACTAAACATAATTAAAAATCCATTGTGGATGAGAGATAAACAATATAGTAAGGATGGATTAATGCGTAAATCTTTGGGATATGCCAAATATCCAGCAATTCCTAATAATGGTGTAATATGACACAAGTTGGATACAGTAACCATTTCGTTCATTATAACTATATTTAAGATTTTATGTTTATATACATTTTTTAAATATTTTTTTGAAAAAAAATTGATTTGAAAAAATAGGATATAAAATTATTTTATAAAGTAATACAACCCCCAATTTATAAAATGCCAAGAGACCAAATTAAAATGAAATCCAAGACTTCTTTAAAGGATAAGAAGGCTGATGATAGACGTAGAAAGCAGATTGAGAGCGATTCATCTGATAATGATAGCAATTACAATAGTGAATCTGAAAGTGAAGATGATGATATTGACCAACACGAATACAGAAAGTTTTTGGCCAAGATGTTTCCTTCTAAACACATCAATGAAAAAGTGAAGGCAGGAGAAAAACTTAAGAAGGCTTTAAAAAAAGATGCTAAGAAAAAACAAGAATCTGAAGAAGAGTCTGAAGAATTAAGTGAAGAAAGTGATTCTGATTATGTACCTGTTAAAAAAAGTAAGAGTAAGTCTAAGTCACGTAGACTGAGACGTAAGGTATATGAGTCTGAATCTGAAGAAGATGATGATTATGAAACTATTTCTGAATCAGAAGACGCAGGCTCAGAAGAGGACGATTATGAGACTATTTCTGAATCAGAAGAGTTAGAAGATGATTCAGAGGCAAGCTCAGAAGAAGAAGAAGTTGTTCAAAAGAAGAAAGGTAAAAATAAGAAACAATCAAAGAATTTCAATATTATACTCTCAATTGGAGCTGACAAGGTCAACAAAGAAGATGAATTGTCAGAGGAATATGAAGCATATTTTGATGATGAAGATGACGAAGACGATGATGATAGTGATGCGCCAACTGAAAACGAAGACGACCCTATCAGCTCCGATGAGGATTCTGACGATGATGATGAAGAAGATGAAATCTTAGAACCAGTTCAAAAGAAAAAAGGTAGTAAGTCAACTGAAGAAAATGTCAAGCTAGTTACTAGTGATAAGTCTGTAAAGAACAATAATTCAAAGGCAGAAATAGATTTGTTAGCAGTTTTAAAAACGTTACAAGAAAAAGGCGAAAATACTGGTCTTGTAACCGAGTGTATCAAATTGTGCAATCAAAAGATGTTGGTCAGTAAGAAAAAGGAACTGAAAAAGTTGAAGAAGGAAAAAGACCGCAATGACCGCATTTTCAGACGCATCTTGCGTGACAAGAATACAATGAATGATTTTGAATTCTTTGAAAAGATGGATATTGAGAGTCAGAAGAAAATAATCAAGGAACTGCGTGAAATCAATAAGGTTACCCGAATTGAGAAACCCTATCGCCTGACATTATTGGAATCCGATATTCCTGTCAATTTCAAGGGTGCCGCAATGAAGAAGATTGGCACTTTGAGACATATGGAGCCAGGCAGCGGTGAATACTACAAGATTAAGAATTGGGTTGACACCTTTATGCGCATTCCATTTGGAAAAACTCAAGACTTGCCTATTTGTATTGAAGATGGTGTTGACAAGTGCCACGAATTTATGTCTGAGGCCCAGAAGACATTGGATAATGCTGTTTACGGACTCAATGATGCCAAGATGCAAATCATGCAGATGCTCGGTCAACTCGTCACGAATCCCAAGTCAATTGGAAGTGCGATTGCTATTCACGGACCTCCTGGCACCGGCAAAACCAGTCTTGTCAAGGAAGGTATTAGTAAGATTTTAAATAGACCATTTGCGTTCATTGCGCTTGGTGGCGCTACCGACAGTAGTTTCCTAGAAGGACACGGCTATACTTATGAAGGCTCAATGTGGGGCAAGATTGTTCAAATTCTGATTGATAGTAAGTGTATGAATCCAGTCATCTATTTTGACGAGCTGGACAAGATTAGTGATACTCCAAAGGGCGAGGAAATTGCGGGCATCTTGACACATTTGACCGATACGACCCAAAACTCACAATTTCACGACAAGTATTTTGCGGAGATTGATTTTGACTTAAGTAAATGTCTGTTTATATTTAGTTACAATGACGAGAGCAAGGTCAATCCGATTTTGAAGGACAGAATGTATAGAATTAAGACAGCTGGTTACAATCAGAAGCAAAAGACAAATATTTCCAACAGTTATTTGTTGCCCAAGATAAGAGAGCAAGTTAAGTTCTCAGTGGAGGATATTGTCATTCCAGATGCCACACTCCATTACATCATTGATAATTATTGTATGAGAGAGGACGGAGTACGTAATATGAAGAGATGTTTAGAGATAATTTATACCAAGTTGAATTTATATCGTCTCATGCGTCCTGGTTCTAATTTGTTTGAAGAGGATATGTCTATTAAAGTAGCATTTCCATTTACAGTCACACGGGATATAGTAGATAAACTAGTCAAGACAAATAAAGACGCAATCAGTAGCGCGTTGTATTCTATATATGCTTAAATCAACTGTTCTATAGCTTTGCAAAAGCTTCGTGAAAAAGTGGAATAAAAAGGAAAAGGGAAGAAAAAATAATATAATATATATATATTATTTATAAGAAGAAATAACAAATGAGTTTTAAACAACATGTTGAAAAAATATTAGAAAATAGTCAGAAAATTACACCACATAGTCCAATATCACCAAAAACACCTTTACATTCACCAAAAACACCTTTACATTCACCAAAAACACCTTTACATTCACCAAAAACACCTTTACATTCGCCAAAAACACCAAAAAAACAAAAAAAATATTTATTCCTCTGTTTTTTTACTCATGGTGTATATGGTCGTGCAGCACAACCATATAACGCCAATCCTCACGCGTCGGTAAATATAAAGACATTTCATTCAGTGCCCAAACTAATGACTTATTTGAGTTGTAGCCCAGGAAGTTCATTATTAGGAGCAGCAGGCGGCTCTGATAATATAATATTGGCTGATTATTTTAGACGTAATGGTGATTTTGACATGCTGGATAAAACAGACTATGAAGAACCTAGCTATAAAATAAAAACAACAGACCAAATGTTGTCGCATAATTACTTAGGCTATATAAATACCGCATTTGATAATTTAGAAATAAGACCAAGTCATAGAACAGAGCGTTTCAAAATTACCAATCCAACTGATGTTGATGTATGTCGTAATAGTTTTATTTGTGACAATAAAATAGGCATTGGTCATAATTTTCCAAATAAAACATATAGTACAACAGACAGACCAACTCACACAAATGTAGGGCATAATTGGGGTATTTTTATTTACAATAACAATTGTGGGATTAAACCAGGCACTAGTATACAAAATATAGAAACAATAGATAAAGAGGTAGTTGAAGATGAAGAAGGATTTATTACTGGTTTAATATTCACCTTGGAAAATATTATTAAAGGGTTAACTCAAGAGTTTGGATTAACAGAAGACGATTATTTGTTTTTGTTTGATTATTCTTGTAACAATTTTGGCACCAAATATATTAATCCCAAGGATTATCAAAGGGTGATAAGACGATTAGGGCGAAGCATTTCAAAAGATTTTGGGTTTGGAAAAAGGAAGAAAAATAAGGGTACTAGGAAGGTTTTAAAAGGTAAATTAAAGAATAAGAGGGTGAATAAAAATAGCCTTAATAAAAGTAGAAGAAAACTAATTAAATAAAAATACCATATAAATATTTATTACAAGTATAATATAATTTATAATTGTAATGGCAGCAGAAAGAGAAATTCTATATAAAATGAAAACAACGGCCAGTATATTTTTGAATACATTAAAGCAAGTAAGAAAACTCAAGGCAGAAATTGACAAAAATATTGAACTAAATATGGATAACAATTATTTTGTTGAAAAACAAACTACGAATAAGGATTTCAACGAAGTTTTTGATATAAAGTCCATAGATGAAGTGATAAATATTGTAGAACCACTCATTGATGAAATAATGATAGAGCGAGAAAAAATATGTGAAAATCACGAATACATTGAAGACCAAGTTGAGACCGGAATAGAGTGCAATATGATGACAATATATTATTGTAAATTCTGCCATGTGACTAGAATGAATGAATAATTTTCTGATATGTATTAATTAAGTTAAAATATATAAACTTAATTAACTGAGTTTGAATTTAATATTCCGAATAAGGCACATTATTGCCGCCACGTGAAATCAATGTGCTATATTGTTCTGTTGACATACAAGCGCATCCTTGACTATTAGAGTAAGTATTAGGGCAGCATTCTGGCTTGAATTCGGTGTTTGCAAACACATCCATTTCGCCTTCAGCTAAAGGCTGTTGGTTCTTGCCTCTGTCCCAAATTGATTTTACTCCAGCACTGGGAGCAGTTCCGGCAGTATAAACTAGAGACGGTTGTGACCAAGTATCGGGGTTCAAAAACGAAAAACTGCTGCTAGTTGACGCAAATTGCGGGCCGGCATTGGTCTTGTAATTAGCAAATCCTTCTTTACTAGAATCAACATTGATTTCTTCATCCATTTTTTCCTTCTCCAAGCGTTCTTTTTCCTTTCTTTCTGCCTCCAACGCATCTTCTAAATTCATATTCTCAGCACCCTCTATTAATCCACCAGTGCTGCACGCACACATTGTGTGACCAAATAATACCATCAATAAGAAAATAATGATTAAAACAATCTCCAATCTACATTTGTATGAACCAATAGAAATATCCATATTATACATATTTGTTAGATTATTTTATTTCTTGTAATATTTTTTACTTTTTTATTTTTCATCAGAAACAATAGAGTCAATAATATAATTATAGTCATTGAATATTTGCCCATTGGAAATAAAATATTGTGTCGTGGTTAATAAATGGTATAAATTTTCGGAATTTCCTAAAGCTATGTGTAAATCACTTCCATCAATTTCCACGAGTCCGTAAACTTCACCTCCAGATTTTAACATATCGCCAATTTTAATATCTTTGATGTATTTATTGGAGTCAATTAATTCAACTACAAAATCTGACTTGAATCCCTTATCTAAATTTCTGTGAATGTCTATATAATTGTGAGTGGTTGGTTTTTGTTTTATATGTTTTAAGACGCGTTCTAATTTAGCTTCATATAAATCATCCCAATCCAAGAATTCTAATCCATTAATGATAATATCTTTTGTGTTAGTATTTATACAATATATATAAGGTTCTTTATATCCGTGAATTTCAATTGCCTCTGGATGGTCTTTTACATAAATCCAGCGGCCGTTGTATTTTACCCAATGACTTTCACTAACTATAACACCTTGTAGTGAAAACATGCGACTATTATTCAAATCCAATTTCATTGTTGCCGTTATTCGTGTATTATCGGATAATATATCACCCGGTTTAATATCAGATATTTTTATTGTTTCACCATTATACATTGTAAATTTAGTATTCTTATCAAAACATTGTTTGGGTACGCTTACAGGACTTAAATGAAACATTTTTGACAATACTGCAACTATAACAGAAAATAAAGCAATAAGAATTGCTAATGGGATTGACATTGATGCTGCAGCTACCCAAGTTATAGGTAATGACCATAATATAGCTACAAGAGCTATAAAAATAACCAATAAAACTATCATTAATTGAAAGAACGCACCTATCATTGCTTTTAGTGCATAATAAGCTCCTAAAAATGTATATAATCCAGATGTTAAAATTCCTTCTACTTTATGCAATGAGTCAACCATAGCCAGTAACATTTTTTGCAATGGAGTAATTATATTCATTATTCTGTCTAATACTTCAGATACAAATTTTGCAATATTTGTTCTTAATGAAGATATTGCACCTCTTAAATTGTCAATTGCGTCACCAACAGATGAAAATGCTTCGTTAACTGTATTCAATAAATAAACGTGTGGTTGTGTTAGTGTTGACATCATATTTACAGTATTTTGCTGTACGCAATAATTAAAATTATCTGATGTATATTCTGAGGCGGTTTGGCCTTCGGGTGTCACGATAAGTCCAGCAAATGGTATATATTTTGGATTACATCGCTGATTAGGCCAATCAGAAGCAATTTCTGCTTTATTTTGCATAATTAAAGTAAATACAATAGACGATATAACTACTATGGTTGCTACAGTAACAATTAATATAGACGAAGCATATAATTTGCTATGCGATAGTTTACAATTATTATCCATTTATATTTATACTAATATATGAATGGATAATAATACAATATTTTTTTCTTATTTATTTTATTAGTTTCATTATCACTTTGTTAGTTCATCATCTTCCCAATCCCAAAAAGTATGTTGGCCAATTGGTATGCGTTGATTTGTTGTAATTAAACATGAAACCCATTCAGGTATGTTGTTTGACTCTATTACTGCGTCTGGATGGTCCATTACCTTGACAAACTTGTCTGTTATTTTATTGTAAATGAAATGATGTCCAGTGACATAAATTGTCTCTCCATTGATACCACCATTAATTTTATAATAAGGGTCTTTATTTTGGTTATCTATTTTCATAACTGAGAATACTTTTCCCCCATCCTCTAATTCGGCGCCTAAAGGCAAATCTTTCATAGCAAAAATGTCACCACTTTTTGTTTTTACTTTTGTATCTGGATGAAAACAACTTTTGGGCATTGCAGCACCAAATACTCCTGCACCAGATATCATTAATTTGGAAAGACTATCTAACATAAACATAAATGTAGTTATCATTCCAACCATTTTGGCAAACATATCCTTTATAGCAATAATCATTCGTTGAAATTCTACAATAAGATTTATAAAAACGCTAAAAATGTTTGGTATTATATCTGCTAAGAAGTCTCTAATATTACTAATCATTCCACGTGAATTATTTATATCTTGAGTTGCCTCTTCAGCAAATGATGCCAATGATGACACCATATATGTCATAGGTTGCATTAAAGTTCCCATCATATTTACTTGTGAATCTTGAACACAATAATTAAAATCATCGGATATACTGTCTGAATACATCCAATAAGATGGGTTACATCTATATTCGTTCCAATTAGCTTTTACTTTTGCGGCTGATGTATAATACATAAATAATGCGATTTGAGCTATAAATCCTAAATTAACTAATCCAAATATTAAATAATTTTTTCCTGTAGGCATATAATAATATTATATATTTTTTATTATTTTCTACGGCGGGTACTAACTTTACTGCGTCTAACTTTACTACGTCTAACTTTACTACGTCTAACTTTACTACGTCCACCTTTAGCTTTCCAAGCATTATCTCCTGCTCTATTTGCATCTCCATAAGCAGAAACTTTTGCCATTGTAACATTGGCATCAGATAACCCGCCACTATTAGGATACGGTACAGATAATGGATTAACTGTCATTGTATTATCTCCACCTTTCTTTACATATTTATATTTACGTTTGGACCCACCTTTATTTATATCTTTTAAACTTGTCATTTTACTAATATTTTCGGCTCTAGCAGCATTTCCGGCAGCAAATGGTGACCCAGAATTTTCTATTGGAACAACATTTGGAAGTAAACTTTTTGAATCAGTCATTATTATATAAAATACATATATAATAATAATTTGAGTAAAAAAAGGTTTAAAATAGTATTTTAATATAATACAAATACAATGGATGAAAATCAAAGACTTCATTTACAAAAGATGATTACCGCAAATAATGTTGAAGACCAAACTGGATTAATACGCGAGCTCAAACACAGTCATATTCTCAGAGAAAATGTCAATAATTTGGTGATGCTAAAGGCAAAATATATGGACGACCAGGATGCGCTCAATATGGAAGCAATGTCTGAATGTAATTTCTTGTTTACCTATTACACTGACCTTTACAACAAGATTAGAAAGGATGAGATAGATTTGAAAATTTTATTCCAATTTTTGGATGTTCTAAATAAGATTGAAGAAGGAAAAATGGACCAACACGAGGGGTCATATGAGGTTGGTTTGCTTCTGAAAAAAATATACGTAGATAGTGCTTTACGCAAAGCTGAGAAGCTGAATGCTGAGCATGCGTCTGAGGAGCCGGAATATAAAGGCCCACAAGTGGAAATTTCGTGGAAACAGTTTAAGACATTAAATTCAAAACGATAAAAATATTATAATAATCAAATAAAATATAAATAATATATAAATATAAATGACAGAAACTAATAATTTTACAATGTGCGCTTTTACATATATAACAGCACATGGTCAAAACAGTTCTTTTGTTAATCCTTTAAATCCAGGATTACAAACACTATTTTCTGAGTTGAAAAATAAGTATTATAATTTTTTACCAGCAGGTTCTAATGCTTGTACTCTCTATACAGCAGTTGCAGGTTTACCTGGTAGTAGACTGGGTAATTTTAGAACTTGGAAAGACAGTGTATATAAAATGTTGACAGAATTTAGCAATACAGAAATATGTGAAACTACATTGAATGAAGATGAAGGACGGCTCGCTTGTACTGGATTTAGAAATTTTGCGAATAAAATATCATTGGACGCAATGAGTCAAACTACACCAGAAATACTAATTGAAACTGAAAAGAGAAGAAGAGAATCTCAAACAACCCAAGTAAAAACACATTTACCAGATGAAGCAGCTATAGAAGCAGCAGAATTAGTACTTGATATAACTAAATCGCAAGATTTATATACACCATTGAGTGACAGTCGCCAACAAGTATTAATATTTTCGGGTAAACGTTCACTAGATGTCATAACGAATGCCGACAAATTTGTTGATTTTATTGTATCAAAATCTCCATCTGTTAACAAAGATGGTTTATTTGAAGAAGCCAAACGTTTAACAATTGAAAGACAAATTCCAAATGAATTATTAATCGCTTTTAATGAATCAAATCGTGATAATTATTCTGTAATGTGTCCAATGTTATTTGTATATTGTTTTGAAGGCAAGACTGTAAAGATTGTAAATAATGGTAAAAATATATCTTTAAATGAACTAGTTGATTGGGTAGACTGTAAAAAGTATTTAATGATGTGTGATAATGAAACTGGTGATTATCGTCCATTAGTAAACCCTGATTATTCATCAGATGTTGACCCAGATATTGCTAATTTGATGTTGGTGCTAAAACAAATACTTATTGAATCAAATCAATATACACGGGAATTATTTATTGGTGACAAAAATAAAATAAATATTAGCTTGGTAAAACTGATGGATATTAGTTCTGGACATGTGTTTAAAAACTTTGATATTATTGAAGCTACTACAATATTTCGCGGAAATATTGTTGATGATATGAGATGGCTTTATATTGAAGAAATGCCATCAGATGTTGCGGGTATATTAGTTTTGTTATTAATGGATTTTTTAAAGGAAATTATAACAAAGGGTGTTTATAATATTTTGGGACGTTTTCGTCAACAAGACCCGTCTGGTACATTTACTATGAATACAAATTGTTTAGAAATTTTATTATCAGAAACATTACCACTAGCAAGAGTGTACGCACATTGTGATGTTTGTACTATATTAGATGAAGATGATAATCCAATTATTGACGCAGTGGCTGAGGAAGGTGTAACTAGTACCCAACTAGCAGATGATACAAACTTTGTAGCGAAGGTTGAAGAAAGAAATAAAAAAAGGAAAGAATTAAAACCTTTAATTCCTCTAAAAGTTAGTAGTAATAGTAATAGTATGACAGAACTTCTACCAAATGTACCTGATAGTTCTCCCAGAAAAAGGAATGGTGAATTACTGGAGGAAAATAATCCGGGTAAACAAGGTCGTACTGACGCAGGTGGTCGACCAAAAATACAAACAAAAAAACACAAAAAAACAAAAAACATTAGAAAAACAAAAAACATTAGAAAAACTAATAAAAGACTTAGGCATAGAAAAGGACAAACAATGAAGAATAAACGTAAAAACTAATATTTTATAACTAGGTCATAATTATTAACAAAACTATCCACTGCTTTATTAATAGTATCGTATTTATCAGGAATCTGTATTCTGATTAAATTAAGACATTTATTGGCTTCGTCATCTTTTTGTTCTATAATATAATCAATTAAGTTGCTGACAACTGTCTCTAATTGCGACGAATTCAAAATAGACTCTAAGTAGTCCAATTTGTCATGGTCGGTTTTGTAAATTTTGATTGACATTTTTATAAATTTTTATAATGATAATAGCAGTGATAATAAATAATAATAATATTTTATAAATATTATTATTTTTGATTCAATTTTAAATCTATAATTTTAAATGTTTGTTATTTATCGTAAAGCATATTTATCAATTGCCACTGCCTTTGTAACATTTTTTACAATTTTCTCAATATTGTCTTGTTGTTCTTGTTCAGTAACACCCGACATCGCATTCATAACTATTTTGTTATACTTGTCATACTTTTTGGTTCTTGGGTCCTTACACGCTGGATTTTCTTTAACCCATTCATTAATTTGCCTTATGTTTTTAAATGCAACCTTTTTAATTGCATTTTTAATGAGTAGTTTATCATCCGTTTCTTTTATCCATTCATCATTATTTTTAATGTAAAGCACTTCTCTCTTTGAATCACTACAGTGGATAGGACGCTTATGAATATCAATCGCATTAATACCCTTCACAAATATGTTAGAAACCCCGTCTGCATAACCTAGATTTGCGAATTCTTCCAAGTCCGACAAATTCATTTTGATTGAATCAACAAATTCATTAATATTCAATGCATCTTTACACTGTTCATTCAAAAAGAAATTTAAGTTGAATGATTTATTGTTACAATTGTTATTTATAGTATTATTATTAATATTGTTATTATTAATATTATTATTGATTGTTTCCTTCTTAAGTAGCTCAATAATTAATGCCTTAAAATCTTGGTTTTGTTCAATCATAAATTCCTTCAATGTTTTGTTTTCATTTACTAATGTATTGATTATACCTGTTGTTTCGTCGGTATTATTTATAGATGTTGTATTATTATTATTATTATTATTATTATCATTTATAATAAATTTATCACACGTCTTACGATGTGTATATAACCCTTGTCTGTATTTATATTCTTTTCCACAGTCACACATATGTGTTTTGGCGACAAATGGCGACATTTTGTCATTATTTTGCGCCAATGTGTAACTATTTTTGTGTTTTGTAGTGAGTAAATGTTTATTATAATCACTTTCTTTAGAGCAATTATAGTCACAACATTCACAGTTAAATTTTTTGGCGACTTTTGGCGAGTTTTCCGTCATTTAAAGTAACTAAAGAAAATATTTTCCTAAAGTTTCGCACATTTTTTGAAAATTTTATCGTCACAATTTTTTCTACCTAAAAAAATAATTTAGAGCATCTCAGTCACAACGTGAAAAAAACAGTGTTTTTCAAGATTCCTTTTAGGTCCTGAATTCTGGACATTTTTAAAATGTCCAAATTTCATTTCCCTTTTTACTTTTTGGAAAATTTTATGAAAGTTTAAAAGTAATAAAGAAATATATATAAACATAATTTTATATAATAAAATAAAGTAATAAAAATGTCACGTAAAATAGTAACAAAAACATATCTAGTTATCGTTGAGTCGCCTGCAAAATGCAAGAAAATAGAAGGCATTTTGGGGCCCGGTTATAAATGTATTGCGTCCTATGGGCATCTAAGAAGTATACAAGGATTGGACGCAATTGACACTGAAAATGGTTTCAAGATAGATTATTCTGTCATACAAGAAGACATCAAGTTGAAACAAATAGAACGCATAAGAAAGGAAATTGTAGACGCAGATGACGTCATTTTGGCGACTGATGGCGACCGAGAAGGTGAAGCAATTGCCTGGCATTTATGCCAATTATTCAATTTACCGGTAGAAACCACAAAACGCATTGTATTTCATGAAATCACGGAATCAGCCATTTTGGCAGCCATAAGAAACCCTACTAGGATAGATTTAAATTTATTTTATGCTCAACAGGCACGACAAGTGTTGGATTTACTTGTAGGTTTTACTATTACGCCGCTGTTATGGAACAATATTTCCAAAAATCACAAAGGCAGTTTGTCGGCGGGTCGCTGTCAAACGCCCGCATTACGACTTGTTTATGACAACTATTTAGATATCAAGAAATCACCTGGTAAACTTGTATATAATGTTATTGGATGCTTTACAAATCTTAATTTATGCTTTGAACTTAGCAAGCAACTAACAAATATAGAAGAAACCAGGACATTTATGGGACAATGTGCTGCAATAGATACTAAATTTATTTGTAATAAATCCGCGGCAAAGAAAAGTATACGAAAGGCACCTGAGCCCTTAACCACATCTACTTTACAACAATTGGCGTCAAATGACCTACATTTATCACCAAAAGAGACGATGAAATTGGCACAACAATTGTATGAAGCTGGACATATCACATATATGCGCACTGATTCAAAAAAATACAGTAAGGAGTTTATAGAAAAGGTAAAAAAACACATAGTTGCTACGTATAGTGAACAATATGTTAGTCAAACATTAGACGCAATATGCTCTGACATTATTCCAAAACAAGATTCCAATATAACGGAAAAAGAAGACAAAAAAGAAAAAGGTGATGACAATGATAAAAAAGAGGCGCATGAAGCGATAAGACCAGTTTCTATTACAAACGATATCACTCCAGATTTACCACCAAAGGCAGTCAAATTATATCAACTCATTCTAACAAGAACGTTGGAATCGTGTATGCCATCGGCGCAATACAGCACAATTTCAGCAACCATTAGCGTTTCTACTGATAAGATTCTTGGTCATGAGTTTGTTTACAAGGCGGAACAAATTGTATTCAAAGGCTGGCAAATTGTTAATTGGAAGGCTGATGACGCATCAGAAAAAGCATATAATTATTTTATTAATTTGAAACCAAACTCAGAAGTTTGTCCAAAGAAAATAGAAGCAAAAAATGTCTTGAAGGATTTAAAACAGCATTTTACAGAGGCCAGATTAGTCCAATTATTAGAGGAAAAGGGGATTGGTAGACCGTCTACATTTGCTTCAATTATTGATAAAATTGGGGAGCGAAAATATGTGGAAAAACAGAATATAGAAGGTAAGACTGTAGAATGTCTTGATTTTTTGTTAGATGATACAAGGAATATAAAAGAAATTCCGTGCACAAAAGAGTTTGGGAATGAAAAGGGTAAGTTGGTAATACAACCACTAGGAATAATTGTCATTGAATTCCTGATAAAAAATTTCAACACGTTTTTTGATTATTCTTATACAAAAGAAATGGAGAATGATTTGGATTTAATTGCGAGTAATAAGAAACAGTGGATAACATTATGCGCAACATGTAACCAAAACCTAATAAAGGTGATTGATGGACTAACAAGTTTGAAAAAGTTTGAAATACAAATAGATGAATATCATAGTATCATTATAGGCAAACATGGTCCTGTTGTAAAGAAGACATTGGAAAACACTACTAAGAAATCCAATGTATCCTTTATACCTTTGAAAAGGGGACTAGATATTAAAGTGCTTAACGATTTTGAACAGTTACATGGCCGACAACTAACGTTAGATGATGTTATAGAGTCATCCAATTCAATCAAAGACTCATTAGGGAAATACAAAGGTCACGATTTGTTTCTAAAAAATGGCAAGTATGGACCTTATGCACAATGGGGTTCCAATATGAAATCATTAAAGGAGTTGGATAAGCCTACTGATAAAATGGAATATATGGAAGTCATTAAATTTTTAGACTGTGATATATTAGACCCTACAAAGCCTGTAGGATTGATTAGAGAATTGACATCAAATTTAAGCATACGAACGGGTAAATTTGGTGATTATATTTTTTATAAAAAGCCAAGAGCAAAGAAACCTGAATTTCTAAAGTTGAATGATTTCAAGTCGGAGTACAAAACCTGTGATAAGGATTTGTTGATAAATTGGATAAAACAGACTTACAAGATAGAATGTTAATAAGATAGAATAATGGTAACAAGATATAATCCATTTATTACATAACAATTATGTATTTTCGTTCATTTTGAGGACGCAACAATGTAAACTCTAACATAAACGAGTATTCAAATAATCCAAAATTTACCTTTTGGCCATTATGATACCGCAATTTACACTTTATTTTTCTTATTCTTTCAGCTGGAGGATTAAAATATTTAAATGGGGCTTGTTCTGAGTCAAACCATTGAGAAATAGGAGTTGTTGGGACGGCAATCTTGGCAAAGGCGGAGTTAACACGTCCATTTGTTTGATTTGTGTGTGTTGTAAATTGTGTTAATGTATAAGGACTCGTTTCGTCAATACAATTGAGTCCATCAATTTCCATATAAATATACGCAGGTCCCATAAAATTAATTTTAGCAGGGGCTTGTAAAAAATACACAATTGCTCCTGGTAATGTTGGTAATAACCAAAAACCATTATCGCCTGGAGTAACATCACCATAAAAAAAACGGGGAACACCTCCTACAATATTCACAATGTCTGGGTCAATTCCAAAAATAATATTATTTACAGTATTGGCATTATTCTCAATTTCAGCAGCAGTTAAAGATGTAGCAGGACAACGAGTAAATCCTAAATATGAAGGTAACCCCCAGTTAGATGTACTTCGTAACAGGTCTTTACGAAGACATTGTGCAGCAACAATTTCCGTAGTAAACAAATTGATATAATTATTTGTTAGTTCAAACTTGTCGGCTGTGTTACCAAACCACATTCGTTGTCCCACTGAATTATAAACAATTTTGAATCGGTCGTAACTTGTAAATAAAGCTAGTGCGTAATTATAAGCTGGTGTTATGGTAAAAAAATCAGTAAGAATTTTAGTAACACCTTCATTAAATTTGTTAGTTAGTTCAGTCGCCATTTGGTCAGGATTATAGAATCCAGTTTCAATTGTTATAAGATATTCTTTACCAATATAATTATATAATCCAGCAAAAATAGCTTCAGTTAAAGGGTCAGCATATCCATTCTCGCCAGGGTTATATAATGTAAGAAATTTAAATGTCATTGATACGTTATAATTCTCTGGAGAAAATACATTATAATTGGCAGGAAATGTCCATGTAGATAATTTAACAGTTTGTACATTTAAATAATCTTGAGGAAATTCAATTTCAAACTCGTCAGCGTTAGGGTATTTTAAAATATCCCTATCTTCTGAATGAATAGATACAAATTTTTTTTCAATATAATATTGATTAGAATTAGGTATTAATGGATGCGTTGTTGATGTATTAAAACTGCTCATATTGATATATAATAAAATAGTATTATATTTTTATATAATTATTTTTTATAAAGATATTAATAAAATTAAAATACAATACCTTAAATATAAATATAAATTTAAATTAAAAATTAAATATAAATATTTACATTATATAAAATGTCTGTAAATGCAAATTACAATGGTAGAAGTCCAAATAATACATCAAATATTAAATACTTTATTCCTGGTCAAAATGCAAATTTATGGGTAATTAAAAAATATCTAAATACAAATGTTAGTCCAAATGTATATGAAAATGTGTTGACGCCTAGCAGCTCAAATTATGATAATGTTTATATTCCAGGTGACTTATTTGTTGATGGAAGTATTGTTACTCCATCAGATTTAATTTTAAAAGATAATATAGTAAAGATATCCAGTGAATTGTCAGACGTAATTATGAATCTAAAACCAACCCAATTTACATACAAATCTGATACTCAAAACCAGGTCCATTATGGATTTATAGCGCAGGAATTTGAGGAACATTTGCCTGAATTAGTTACAATTAAACCAAATCCAAATTCAAATTTTAATCCAACAATGACCAAAAGTATGGAAACTAATAATATAAAGGCAATTAATTATTTAGAGGTATTGCCTTTGTTAGTTCATAAGATACAAAATATGCAAAATGAAATAGATGAACTGAAGGCACTAATAAAGAGACTATAAAATGTAAAGAATAATGATGTTTAGAGGCTTAATAATTTATATGATTATAATAATTATATGATTATATAATAAATATGACAAATAAACTTGGTGGAGGAGCAATAGCCGGAATAGTAATTAGTTCACTATGTGTTACTGCTAGTGTTGCTAGAATAGGTTATGCTTTAATAAACCAAACAAATTCAGATGACGAAGAAGAAGTAGTAGTATCAGCAATTCCAACACACGTAGAACAAGAATCAGAACCAGAACCAGAACCAAAATCAGAACCAACTCCTGAAGACATACAAAATTTTTTTGCTTTGGTTAAGGAGGGTAATGATTCTGAATGTAAAAAAATGTTAGACAATTTATCAAAAGATGGTCAATCTAAACTAGTCAACGCTAAAGATAAATTTGGAGACACGCCTCTTCATGTAGCAATACAATTTAATAAAACAAATATGTTAAAAATGCTTATTGATGCCGGTGCCAATCCCAATCTTGAGAACCGAAATACATTAACACCTCTTATGTCGGCATTATTAATAAGCGGAAATCCTGAAGCAATTAAGATTCTTGCTGAGAATGGTGCGAATCTTGACACTGAGGACAATGGAAAACCGTCGCCTCTTGAATATGCAAAATACGGTTATAAAAGACCAAATAGTAGCAAGATAATAAAAACTCTTATTGATGCTGGGGCCAAAGAGAATCCAAATAGTATATACAATCAACAGCGTGAACAAGCAGAGAAGGTAAAAAAGGAAGAAGCACAAGAACAGAAGGCACGATATGAAAGAGAACAATTGCGACAAGAAACTCCAGAACAAGAACAACAACGAGAACAGGAATATAGCAAAAAATGGGCAGACCAATGGAAACGGGAAAGGGAGCAAAGGGAACGGGAGCAAAGGGAACGAGGACAACAAAAGGAAACAAAAGACCTTAAAACCAATATAGAAAACGAATCATATAAGATACTTGGTTTACCAAAAGGTGCTTCTGAAGAAGATGTAAAAAAAAATTATAAGGAATTAGCAATTAAATATCACCCAGATAAAACATCCGGAGAAACACCAGAACGCATAGAAAGAGCCAATGGAATATTCAAGTCAATTGCACTCGCAAATGAAATATTAATAGATAAGAAAACTCTCTATTCTGATTTAGACCTTCAAAATATGAAAAAGGAAAATGATTCAAAAACAATTTATGATGCAGAAACGGCAGAATTAAAGAAAACAACCAAAGGAGGAAGAAAAACATATCGTAAATATTCTTATTATCGCAAAAAACTAAACACAAAGAGCAGAAGAAAATAATAAAAATCTAGCAATTTATATTATAAATATAATATAGTTATAATATAGTTAAATACCAAAATGTCAATAAAACAGAATGATGAATATAAATATGAAGAATTAATAAGGGCTATAACAGATGATAATGATGACAATGTAGAATCAATAGTGACAGAAAATAATAATATATTAGTTTTTGACTTAAACCAGCAAGATAAATATGGTAATACACCGCTTTGTTTGGCGTCACAAAATGGTAATATAAACATTGTAAACTTTCTTATAGAAAATGGAGCTAATATAAATCAAAAGGATAAACACGGAAATACACCTCTGTTCTATGCGTTACGTTTTAAACATTTTGATTTAGCAACCAAACTTTTGGAAGCAGGTGCTAATTTATCCCAGTCCGAAAAAACTCTTATTACTGGCTATTGGAAAGATAGAAATGATAACAAATTAACAAAAAAGGAAAATAACGACTTTTTTAAAATTACCAATATGCAAGAAAATATAGAAGAAAGACAAGCTGTATTAAAGGCACGAGAAGAAGCGGAACAAAAGAATGAAGATACTGCCAAAATAATTCCGCCGGTTATTGGCATTATATTATCCGGTGTTGCGCTAGGACTAGGATTGACACTATTAGCAGGAGGAAACCAGACTAAGAGAAGAATTGTTAAAAAGAGAAGTAATAAAAAGAGAAGCAATAAAAAGAGAAACACAAAACTTAGAAACACAAATAAAACCAATAAAAGAAGAAAATAACCAGGAGTATAGTGAATATTTATATTTATATATTTATAATATATAAATATTTATAAATGGAAAACTCTGATAAAATCTTAAGTGGAATAGCAGGGGCTCTTATGATATCTATAATATGCACCGTAGGAGTAAAAAACGAAAGCGCAATAACCGCATTAGTAGTTGAATATAGTATTTTAGGTGCTGCTGTGCTATTGTTAATGATAACTCAAAAAAATGACGTTCAGCAAGTGAACACATCAGGTAATAGTTTGGTAAATATGGGCAGTAATCTTTTATTAATATTATCAAAATATGCGCCATTTTTGTTTATTTTATTCAATATTATTTACTATATTGTGATTACAAGTATTTATTTTAAAAATGCGACAAGCAATAATATGTCAAATTATTATTATAATTTTTTATATATAGCAACTGGATTAATTTTAGCCCAAATAGGATTGTTGATTTATCCGACATTTGCAAAAATTAAGGACGCTGTTAGTATGGGCAAAATTGCAAATATTATAAAATGGTTAATTATATTGTTGGGAACAATTAATGGAATTGTAGTAATAACTTTAGGAATAATTCTTAAATTTTATACAACACAAGGTTAGATAAGTTCTTAGAGCCGAATTAACAAATTCTTAGAGCCGAATAAACTTATAAGTAAGTCCGTAATTATAATCATTTTCCCAAATGCCCGCTATTTTTAGCAAAAAATTGTTGGAAATAATGTCAATATTATCTGAGAATATTTTAATATTTCCATTACTTATTTGCTCGTATATTTTGTATTGAGGATGTTTCCCTTTAATATTAATTTTATTCAAAATATTTGCTTCAATTGTCTTTATCCGTTGAATTAGATTGTTATGGGTTGAAACATCAAATGAGCATTTGTATTTATTAAAATATCTATCAATTGTTACTTGATTTATTGTAATAGAAATATATATTCCATTTAAAATGAAAATTGGCGTTGAATATAGAATCCGAATAAAGTTACCTTCATTCATAATGTTATTTTTAATCGGGTCGCAAAAATAGACACAGTCGTCATTATATTGGTCAATAGTTTTAACAATATTCATTTATAGAATTTACTTATAATAATAATACAATATGTTTTTAAACCTTTTTACATTTCAATCGCCGATTTGTGTATTTTGTTAGTTCATCTTAAATCCAAAACATAAAACAGTAAAAATATAAATAGTTAAATAAACAAATAAAGAATGTTTACTAGTTAATATAATAATATCCTATGAAATTTCTAGAAACGCATTTTGAAGAATATATTAACTCAATCAATACAAATAATTTACACACCAAACTAACAAAAACATATTCAAAATTTCCAAAAATATTACCAAAATTAGGCAATTTAATATTTTACGGGCCAAGTGGTGTTGGCAAATACAGTCAAGTATTATATGCTATTAAAAAATACAGCCCATCCGAGTTAAAATATGAAAAAAAACTCAGTCTGGTTTTCAACAAACAACCCTTCTTTTTCAAGATTAGCGATATCCATTATGAAGTAGATATGTCATTGTTAGGTTGTAATAGTAAATTATTATGGCACGATATCTATCAACAAATTGTAGATATTATTTCGGCAAAAAACGAAAAGTCAGGGATTATTGTATGCAAAGAATTTCATAATATTCACAGCGAATTATTAGAGAATTTTTATAGTTATATGCAAGAAAATAACGCATCGGCAATAAACATCAAGTTCATTTTGATAACAGAAGAAATCAGTTTTATTCCGGACAGTATTCTGAACTGCTGCGAAATTGTGAATGTTCAGAGACCTACAAAGGTGGCCTATACCAAATGTGTTAACGAAAAGATGCCTACAGATATGAAGGTTGAAAATATTACAAATATCAAGACATTGCACGTAAATGTATGTGAACTAATGTATCCATACAAGATTATCTGTGATAAGATTTTGAATGAGATGGTGAATGTGGATGAGCTTAAATTCTTGAATTTCAGAGATTTATTATATGATATATTTATTTACAATTTGGATATTACAGACTGTATATGGTATATTTTATCAACCCTAATACAACAGAAAAAGGTTGGTAAACCAGACCTAACAAAAATATTGTTAAAAACTTATAATTTTTTGAAATATTATAATAATAATTATAGGCCCATTTATCACTTAGAGAGTTATTTATTCTATTTAACAAGCGTAATTCATGGATACAAATTATAATGAAAATCAATATAAAAAAGAAGATGATAAAATGGATATACAAATAGCCTGTAATTTGTTAGATATTGATACAATTATCTATACAGATTTAACTTATGATTATGTTAAACGCAAGTATCATAAAATGGCATTGAAATGTCATCCGGATAAAAAAGGTAATACAATAGAGGCGACCAAGCAGTTCCAAAAAATAAACGAATCCTATACATATTTGGTAAAAGAATTGGTGTTAGATGAAAATGATGCTGATGAATTTGTTAGTTCATCTTTCTTTAAGGATACAAAGAATGATACAAAGAATGATACAAAGAATGATACAAAGAATGATACAAACTTGTATACATCATTGTTATCTATGTTTCTATCTAGTATATTAAAAGTGGATTCCAATGTAATGACAGATTTATTAGTAAAGGTTGTAAAGGACATTGTATTAAATGGTAGCAAAGTAATATCTATAAAAATCATAGATGAACTAGACAAAGAAATGTCATTGGAATTGTATAATTTCTTGAATAAATACAAACATATTTTATACATTTCATCTCAAACCTTGGATTTTGTTAGTTCATTGATAAAAGAGAAGTACAAAAATGACAGTGTTTATATATTGAATCCAAGTATAGATGATTTATTGGATAACAATATATACAAATTATATGTAAATGAGCAACTATATTTGGTGCCATTATGGCACAATGAACTGTATTTTGAAGACCCTAATAAAAATGATATAATTGCATTGTGTCATCCTGAGCTTCCAGATAATATTACTATTGATGAAAACAATAATATACATTGTAATTTGTTAGTTGCTTTTGAAAAAGAGATGATATTAGCATTTGAAACAGATTTGTCTCTTTCAATTGGTAAGCATATTTTTAAAATACCATTGTGTCAATTGTATATGAAAAAAGAGCAAAAATACGTAATTAAAGGCCAAGGTATTTCAAAAATTTGCGAGGAGGATGTTTATAATCAGACAAACAGCGTCAAAGGAGATATTATTGTGAATATTACCTTTATATAAAATATAATTAAGTATTTCATTTTTCACAATTACAACAAAGGAAAAAATATAATAAACAATTGTCTATTATATTTGATTTTTATTAGATTAAATTAAATTTTAAATTATATACATTTTACATTTTTATACAGTCAGCTTTATAGTGGCTCAGTCTTCTTTCTGACAATCTTCTTCTTAACCGGCTCTTCAGCCTTAGCAAGAGTCTCCTCAACCACAGCAGGCTTTTCAGCAACAACAGGCTTTTGCACAACAGGAGTAGGAGGCTCTTCATCGTCTGAATCCTCAACAATCGTCGCAACAGCTCCATCATCAGGCTCCAAGTCATCTTGCTCAACAGGAGGCAGTGCCTTCAACTTCTCCTTATCAGCCGTCTTCAACTTGATAAAGCATTGTCCCTCCATTGAGGCCTTGGGCTTCTGAACAATTGCCTGCTTCAAGTTCCAAGTAATAGAGAACTTTCCATTTACAAACCAAATACCACCACATTGTAACAAGCAAATCACATGAGTCTTAGGCTTCAAGAAATCCAAAGGGGTAACTAATCCAGTAGTCTTACCACCAACATATAGCGGCTCACCATCCTCATCATAAATCTCAGACTTCCAAACACCCTTCCAACAAGGGACTTTAACAGTAAGAGTGGGTGCCTTACTAGTATCAGGCTCATCTGTACCCTTAAACTTGGGATGTCTGAGCATAACATTAAACTTCTCATCAATAATCTCAGGATTAGTGATAACCTTACCAAACCACTCCTTGGAATTTGCTAGCCCATCGGCCTTAATCTTAGCCTCCAAAGCACGCATATTCTTCAAAAACGCCTCACAATCCGCATTAGGAAAGTCAGCATTAGGGAATTGTAAACTCATCGTAAACTTACCAGTAGGCTTCTTTGCCTGGTCCATACCCTCTTGGGCACCCCAAGTTAATATAAGAGGAGTTGAAATCGTAAGAGACTCCTTAAAATATTTATTATATAAATTCACAACCTTTCCTCCAGACTCATGGGCCTTTGGGGCCGAGTAAGAGAATGCGTTAGTGTCAATGTTAGTTCCGTCAATAATTGCTTCTGCCATCTTGTCTATATTTATACTTATAACTACTCAGGTTGTCTTTAAATCAATTTTTTTTTCATATATTATAAAATTTCAAAAACTTATACTTTTCATAATTTTGTGAGCAAAATGGTGTCAAAAATAAAGCATTTTTTACAAAAAAATAAATTACTAAAATACACAATTAAAATAATTAAAATGAAAAGGATACAAAAGGATTTATTTATAATATATATATAACAACTATGTTGCATCCGGATTATTTTAATACCATTTGTGATAAATGTTTTTTTAATGCCAATAATAATACCAATAATAATACTTCTGATAAAAAATCTATAAAAAATGACAAACTAACTAACAAAAATGACAAAACAGACAATTATATCCCAAAACCAAGTGAATATAATATGATTTTGGAAAATAATTATAACATAAGTCAATTAAAGTATTTGAATAAACACTACAAATTAAGGGTATCTGGTACCAAACCTCAACTGGTTGCACGAATTTATTCATTCTTATTTTTATCATTCAAATCATCAAAAATACAAAAAGCATTTAAAAATCATCTTCAAAAAAAATACAATAATTGTCATGGTCCTGCAACAACAAATAGACGACTATGTACAAATGATGCTGATTTTTTTACAATGGACGAATTAAGCGAATTACCGACAGAACAATTCTTCAGTTTTAAAGACGTAGATGGATTTATATATGGATTTGATTTAATGTCATTTTATAATCTAGTTCATAAAACGGATGGACAAATTAAGAATCCGTATAATAGGCATCCAATTTCTGATAATATTATATCCAATTTTAATACATTGATTCGCATCAGCAAGATTTTAAAAATCCAAATTAATGTGGATATACAGGATATAAGTTCTGAATTATCCAATGCCAAAAACATTGAGCTAAAAACTGTGGCGCTTTTTCAAAATATTGATGCTCTTGGCAATTATTCTCATCCAAAATGGTTTATGGACCTTAACCGAAATCAATTAATAAAAATGTTTAGGGAAATCATTGATATTTGGTCATATAGAGCTCATTTGACCAACGAAATAAAGCGCAATATTTGCCCACCCATAGGGAATCCATTTCCGCGAATTGTGAACTTTCATAATTTACAAACAACGGAAGATTTAGATGATGTTAGAGAGTATATTTTAAATATTTTGGAAAAATTAGTTTTATCGGGAATAGATAAAGATAGTAAATGTTTGGGTGCATATTATGTTTTAGGAGCGCTAACTTTAGTAAGCACAGAAGCAGCAAATGCGTTGCCGTGGTTATACCAAGCACTTACTTATATTTAAAATAAAAATACGTTAAAATATAGAAAAATCAATTTATTTAGCAAAAATGGAATTAATCAGACCAATTACAATCATAATATATATAAAATAAACTAAATAATATATATTATGCGTTAAACTACTTAAAAAGAATTTACTGTAGTATAGTATAATAAGATGCCCAAACAGGTAAAGAAGAACTCCACTGAGGTCGCTGAGACCACCACTGCTCCCGTTGCTACTAATACTGCCGCCGCCGTTGAGGCCAAGGCTCCTAAGCCCAAGGCCGTCAAGAAGGTTGCCGAGACCAAGCCCGTTGAGGTCAAGGTTGAGGCCCCTGCTACTCCCATTGAGACTGCCCCTGCCACCACCGTTGATGAGGTTGAGGCTGCCATTACCACCAAGTCCGCCGAGTTTTCTGCCAAGCTTAACCAGCTCAGCACCTTGATTGCCTCTCTTAAGTCTGAGTACAAGACTATGGAGAAGCAGTGGTCCAAGGAGCTCAAGGCTGCCAACAAGGTTTCTTCCAAGAACAAGAAGAAGTCCGGCAACCGTGCCCCCTCTGGCTTTGTTAAGCCTACCAGAATCTCTGACGAGCTTGCCAAGTTCTTGGAGAAGCCCGCTGGAACTGAGATGGCTCGCACTGATGTCACTAGACAGCTCAACACTTACATCCGCGCCAACAGTCTCCAGGACAAGGAGAACGGTCGCAAGATTAACCCCGATTCCAAGCTCCAGGCTCTCTTGAAGCTTAAGAAGACCGATGAGCTCACTTATTTCAATCTCCAGAGATACATGAGTCCTCACTTCACCAAGAATACCCCTGCAGTTGTTGCCGCGGTTGCCACTGCTTAAAAACGCAATTGACTTGTAAGCAAATATGAGTATATAAAAAACAAAATAAAAATTAAAAATATGCTATGATGGCCGAGCGGTCCAAGGCGGCAGGCTTAAGATCTGCTAGTGATATCACTGCGTGGGTTCAAACCCCACTCATAGTAATTCATAAATTTTATAAATAAAAATAATGTCTATTCAAAATAGATATTATTATCATAATGATATAAAATAAAATACTTACTATGGATTCCGTAAAGCAAAACTTTCAAAGTCCTCAACACTATCATCTTCACATTTATAAGTAGCTAATCCAATTAATAACTGTGTCTTGCTTATATGTGGCTGGTATTTTAATACATCCTCAATTGTAATATTATTATCTTCGGATAAAAAATGATAATTGTCATTAAGAATATATCTTACACAAAAACTACAATCAAGTTTCTGTGTTTTTAATATATCAATTAACGCCACAGCATAAATATGCTCCTTTAATTGTTTGCGACTATATTTGTTGTTATATAAGTCAAGCATCTATTTTATATACTTATACAATATAGCATATTTTTATATATTTATTCAATTAATAAATATAAACCCGTCTTCTCGCATTATGCTGTGAAGCAATACATCATCAATTGGTCCATTAATAATTTTTATGTATTTAAAATTTGCCAAGCTGCAATTATCATCAGTTAGCTCAAACATCTTATTTATCCTTTCTAGCAATTCCAAGTCTGATATATAATCCGTATTATTCTGTAACCAATTGTAGAAATTCATTTTATTTTTACCATTTAGTTTTTGTGTTACCTTGTCATCCTTATATTTATGAAATAATTTCAATGTTTCGTATAAATTTATATCAGCATTTTTCCCTTTGCTCTTACTTACGTTTATACTTACGTTTTTACTTACGTTTATACTTACGTTTATATTTTTTATTGCGTCTTTATCTTTGGATTGAAATGTATTAGCATGTATATTGTAATCAGTCCCAGATAAAACACACACTTCCTTAAATTCTGTATGAGACATTGACAAATCCTCAAGAATGCCTTTCATATTATATAAAACTATGCTATGGTTTATCAGGCTAAAATATCGCAACACTCGTGCACATCCATATACAAACATATCCATATCCTCTGATAAGCAAGCCCATACAATCTTCTTCAAAACAAGCAGCGCACACAGTTCATCAGCTTCTCCGGGTGCGTCATAATATGTTCCACCATAAGCCCGAATAAGAGATTTTATTAACTCTATTTTGTCCCTATTTATATTTACAATTTGTTTCTTTAATTGGTCCATTGTATTTATAATGTCCTGCTTCTCAGCATCATCGCAATCCGTGTTATTTTCTAAACTCTTTTTTAATACATCATATTCTTGTTGTGCCTCTTTTTTATCTTCTTTTCGTTTAATTAAAAGCGCTCTTTTTTCGGGCGGTGGTTTGCCGTCAAATATGAAAATGGGGATAATATTATAATATCTAAAAATAGATAGCATTTGATACATATTTTCTAACAAGGCATCGTCTGCCTCATATTTATATAGATAAATACTAATATCAATTGCGATTTGTTTTCCACTTAAATTTGACATATGCATAACGCGAATAGAGTTAGGACATTTTTCCCTTAAATAGCTATTTAAATACCGAATTCCCATTTATTAAAGCTCTGGTTATAACCGCATATTTTAGATATGTAGTTTAAATCAATTTTTTAATCTATATTAAATAATTTATATGATAATTAAGTCATTAAATGATTCAATAGAAACATCTATAACACTAGGAATATTTAAATCATACAAAATAGCAGTATCATATCATATACTTAATGGTGTTTTACAATTATTTCCTATTACAAAATGTTATGAATTATTTAATTTCAATAACTGTCGTCTTTCAACAAATCCATATCCGATAAATGATAGACCTAGAGGTGATAATGATATTAAATCAGTTTTATATCATAGGCAAAATATAAGACAAACTGGTTATACTGAGCCAATATGGATAATATTTACAAAAAACAGGTTTATATTATTGGATGGAGTACATCGTATTGTAGCAACTTATTTGGAAAATAAACAAAACATAAAGGCATTTGTTATATATTAAAATAATAAACTATTTTATTATATAAATGGACTGGGTCGCATTAATAGATTCAACTACTGGTATTAATGGAATAAATAGTACTGGATATGCTCTAGCAACACAAGGAACAAAAGTCTATGTTGGTGGGTTGTACACTACTGCTGGAGGTATCCCAGTAAATAATATTGCGGTTTGGGATATAAATACAAAAAAATGGGCTGCTTTAGGAGCCGGATTAAATGATTTATGCAGGACAGTAGTTATTAGTCCAGATGGACTAAATGTATATGTTGGCGGTGATTTTAGTCAAGCAGGCGGACAAGCAATACCTGGTACAGCTGTTTGGAATGTCAGTAGCCAAACTTGGTCTAAAGTAGGAAATGGAACTCACACAAGTTATGGTATAGCAGTTAGTCAAGATAATACAAAAGTATATGTAGGACCATGGGTATGGAATATATCAACTTCAACATGGTCTCCATTAGGAACTGGTGCTGGAGCATCGAACGTCTTAAAACTTAGTCCAGATGGCACAAAATTATATAATGGTTTCTTTGGAACCTCAATTGGAGGAACTCCTGCAAACAGAATTGCTGTATGTAATTTAACTACATCAACATGGTCTGCCTTAACAGATTCAACTACTGGTATTAACGGGGTAAATAGTAGTGTTTTATCTATCGCAGTTAGTCCAGATGGACAAAATATATATGCTAGTGGGTTTTTTACTACTGCTGGAGGTATTCCAGCAAGTTTTATTGCTAAATGGAATACAGCAACATCTAGATGGGCAGCTTTGGGAACAGGACTTGATACAAATGCTTATTCAATCGCAATTACTCCAGATAATACAAATTTATATGCTAGTGCCGGTTTTTACAGTTCATCATTGTATACTTCTGTATGGAATATAAATACATCAACATGGTCAGCCTTAAATGGAGATTTAAATGGACAAGAGATTGGAATTGCGATTACTTCAGATGGGTCATCATTATATGCTGGCGGTGACTTTACTTTAGCTGGTGGTATTACCTCAAACAATATAGCCCAGTATATTATTCGGCAAACACCTACTCCTCCTATTCCCGAGCCTGTAATATGTTTCAAAGAAGGCACAAAAATATTATGCAAGATAAATGGGGCCGATGTATATATTCCAATTCAATATATTGAAGAAGGTATGTTAGTTAAAACCTATAAACACGGCTACAAAAAATGTAAGATTAATATGAAAGAGGATATTCATAATACAGAAGACCATAGTATAAACAATTTGTATCGTCTCTCGCGAACTAACAATAGCCAACTATTTGAAGATTTATATATAACTGGTAGCCATTCTATTTTATATGATAATATTTCAGAAAAAGAAGAAGAAGCAATGAATAATTTGTTAGAAACCTATAATGATAAATTTGATATAAAAATTAGAAATAAAATAGATGGCAAATATAAATTAATAGCGTATTATGACAGAACATTTGTAGAAGTTAGACAGAATATTAATGTTAGTATATATCATTTAGTTTTGGAAAATGAAAACAAATATGTTAATTATGGTATTTATGCAAATGGTGTGTTAACCGAGTCAATTGACGAAATTAGTTTATTACGTTTTTATAATAAAAATAATAAGAATAATTCAATTAAGATTGTAAATGTTAGTAAAAAGAAACATAAACAAACACAATTTAAATGAATTAACTAACAAAAATTGAAATATATATTTGTTAGTTCGTTTACATTATAATAAAGGTAAAATGGAGACAAGAAGTCAAACAATATACAATAAAAGACCGTTATACGAAGTCAATATTGACTTTGACGAAGCGAGCGAGGCTTGGCGGCAGAATAAGAAGCAGGTCAGTCCAGGTCATTTCAAGTATATATGCACCGTTTTAAAAAAAGATGGGAAAACTTGTTATAAAAATTGTTATAAAAACAATGACTATTGCTGGGCGCATCGTGGTTACCAAAAAGAAAAAGAAAAGGAATAACCAATTATTTTAGGAATATTAATATCCATTTATTATATAATATGCCATTTGAAGTAGGGGATGATATAGTAAATAATAATGACGAAACTTATTTAGTAGAAAAAGTTGAAGTCATTCGTTTGCCACCAGATTCACCTGGAGACCAAGGTGATATTGCTAGATATCACTATGATGTCAAAAGATATACTACAGGACAGAAATCCAAGATACAAATTTTAGTTGAAGACGACCCACATAATAATCAAGACATAAGAGGTGTAACTTGGAACAAAGTTATAGCAAGAGGTGTTAAACAAAAAAAAACTAGACGAAGAAAAACTAACAAAAAACGTCAAATAAAAAGAAAAAGACAGTCTAAAAAAAGAAGACAATAATTCATAAAAAATTTATATTATCATAATATATAATATAAATGAGTGCAAGCAATAAGACTGCAAGTCATAGTATAACTGAAAAAAGCAGAAGCTATAAAAGCAGAAGTCATACTGGAAGTAAAAGTCAAAGTCAAAACAATAAAAGCAAAAGTCATAGTGGAAGCAAAAGTAGTAAAAGCCTTTCTTTCAGCAAGATAAAAGCCAATTGCAGCGCAGAGAAATTATTAGCTTTTTCCAAAAAGCATTATACTTACATTAATCAGATTTTTGGCGACGCGACTGTGAGACAAATTATAGAAGAAGAATATCCTACGACCTGGCAATTCAAAGTAGCCAAAGCTGGTCCCGAATTTGGCAACTCTTTTCATCACACAGTAAGAGACCGCGAACAACCCGAAATGATTGTTTGTAGTGGCATAGATGGTGTTCAAGATTTACATAAAAACGTGAATGACACTCTTTGTCAATCATATTCGTTAATGAATTATTTTGAAATACCAATCCAATTATCAGAGGAAAAGGGGAAATTAAAGCAAATTTATCATGAAACAAATCAGAAGGCAATGATACAAATGTATCGTGACCTTCTTAACAGCAATATAGAGAATTATGAAGGCATTGATTTTAAGGAGATACTAACAAATGAGATTCTAAGTGATAAAAGAAACAAAAAATTGTGGCGCGACTTTTCTACTAGTCGTGGTCATGTTAATATGAATCCTGAAATCTTTTTTCAAAACATTGAAGACACTCTAGATGAATGGGAAGAGTTTGGTTATTGGTTTTTTATTGGAAAGGGTGAATGTCCGACACATAGCACATATAGTGCTGAAATGAATTATTTAAAAGATAGGTCTACTGATGTATCCAATGAGATGCACGAGGGATTTGATATGGGCGTAGAAGACGTTAACCGTGGTAAATCAAGGTCAAAAACAAGGTCTAATTCAAAGTCTAATTCTAGTACAAGGAAAAACAAATCTAAATCATCGTCTAATTCTAAAAAATAGCTTGTTAGTTATAGTCCTTTTTTATGGGTTGTTTTATACCTCCCTTTATTAGTAATTTTACGTGTCTTGCTAATGCTGGGCTCTGTATAAATTCTTCTTTAGGTGTAAGATACGGCTCTGGGTGTGATGACATTTATATTAACAAAGCTCGCACAATGTCATACGCAAATTACTTAATAAAAATGCGGAATAAGTATCAGAAGTTTTTTTCCTTGCCGCCTTTGTCATCTTATTAATTAATTTCTCGCTACAATCAATATTATATAAAAATTCAGGTCGCTTATATCTGGCAGCAATAAAATCACAAAATCGGTTTTGAGTATCACTCGTCTTCTTAAATTGAAGCATAGATGTATTATTTGCCTTACACCAAATCAGAAAATCCTGGTAATTATTCAGCAATATAGTTGTTATAATATAATATGACAATACATTTGTATTTTCCTTGTAAAATGTCTTACGCAATGAGTCTGAATAGGCAGTCTTTTCAATCAAATGACGGTATTCAATATCCATAAATTTCAAGACCTTGGTCATCTGATAAAACGCAAAAATGCGCTCAAAATTCACAAAAAACTCCGAATTTGTTAGCATCTCATTTATATCTGTTTTATCAGACGCATTTGCATAGCTACAAAAGAGTATATTCATTATTCTAGCCCAAAACTCCGTATATGCCTCAAACAGATTCACATTAGACTTAATAGGAAACAAAGCAAGAATTTTGCCGTGGCAAGCAGTATTATCCATATCCGAAAAATCCAATCCGTAATTATGCATTGACTCGTGTAACAAAACTTTAAACCACTCTTCCATACGATAAACTACAATTTCGCCACTAGGCTGACACGTCTGAGTAAATCCAGTATTGACATTGTCCTCATCTAGAACCTCTATATTTGTAGTTGGTAGAACTTTTGTTAAAAATGTGTGATAAATAAAGACAGACAATTTGTTAGTACAAGTCTTTGAAGCATGCTTATTTACAATGTAAAACCAATATAAAATATAATCAACGTAATTATTATATTTGTCTAATTTGATTTTATGTGCCGGCTGCTCCAATACAAAATAAATGTCAAATGTTCTGTCATATAAATGACACGAATAATGTAATGACGTCAGTGAATATTCGTCAATTGTTTTTCGCGCTGTATCTGGAAACCCATGAATACTAAATGTTTTTGGCTTTGGTATTTGCTTTATATGGTCAATACTTGTAACATGAAGTTTATAAAATGGCTGTTTTTTTTGTTTGAAAATGCGTTTCTGTTCGTCAATAAATGAGACGGCATTTATTATTTCAGTAAAAAACTGAGAAAAGAAGTTATCTGTGGTCTTTGTTTGCTTAATTGGGGCCAAACAATTATTTTCAACAAAAAATGACATTAATTTGTGACTTTCATATGTAATTTTCATTATGTATATTTTATATTATATTACGATAATATTATTATGATATAAAATATAACGAAATTACAAAACCCCACCTGCTATTTTATCGCGTAAAATCATCAGGTCATCCAATACCTCAGGTTCTTTACCGCGTCTATATAGAACCAGTTTTGCGTTCTTGGTCTCAACTAGCGCCACACTCAATTCAGGATGCTGTTTGAATTTTGATGTATTGCCCGCATTCAATGCCTTGCCTGCTCGTTTCAAAAAGAAATCGGGGTCTACAGTAACTGTCTTGGGTCTTATAAGCTCGTCCTTATATTTACCTGTTTCGCTGCCAGCACCTTTTGCCATTTGTGGGTCCTTAGAAAGCTCAGTCCCCGAATCCAAAGAAAATGATAAATAGAAATCTGGATTCTTCTTCTGAAACTTGGCCGCCTGATAATAATGCTCAACAGAAGACCATCTGTGATTATCCAATGTAAAAGGTTGCACCCAAAATGCGTCTAATTTTCTGCGCCAATTAGGAATATTATTTAACTGCGCAAATTGGGGCTCCAAACCAGTTGGCACCTTTTCACCAGAACCTTTTCCAGGTGATGACTTGTCTGATGCCTGTGGATGTAATACAAATACAATATTATCATCATATAAATTCATTATCTTTGCTTCACCCAATTCGTCAAAACGTGGCTTCTCAACACGTCTCCCATTTACCTGGGCCTTAAAATTCTCAAACTCGGGAATGAGTGAAAAAATGCCAGCATTTCTCTCCATACACTTATCCACAATCATTCGTTTTATATCATATGGAATCTCATTAAAGCTGAAAATCAACTTACTCTTATATGTGATTAACTTATAATGGTCACCTGTATGGTCAATAATAATATATATTTCCGGGTCAAATTCGCCTCTGCTTTGAATAATTGGGTCAATATCTCCGCCACATTGAAGCACATTATTTAAATCCCCATGTCCCTTATCATAAATAGAACTAGACATTACAATAAATTTAATATTCAATATCCGTTCTAATGTATTTATTGTCCATTCATCACCCCAGAAGCGACATGTTCTCATAAATTGTTTTAATTCTTCTAAACCTTTAATGTCTTTCATAAAAATCACGTCATTTATGTTTTCCTTAGCGTATTTATGTTCAGCCTTTAACCGATTATACGCCTTTAATGTTTTTCCGGCAGCGTCATTTATTATTAGACGTTGATTATGGTCTATTGTGGAAACCAGTTTGGCTTTATACTCATCATATTCATTCTTAAGTTTGATTGATTGCGCTTTAGTATCAGCTAGCTCTTTGGCATACATATCATATCTTATCTTATATTCATCAAAATTAGCTTGCTTAGCTTCCCTTGAAACCTTGTCTCTTAACCTACCAACTGTGGTGTCTTGTCCAATGCTCTGAAATGCGTCACGTATAGTGGCAAATAGACAATCACCTTTACCTTCATTATCTAGAAGACCATAATTCTTATTTTTCATAAATTTTTGAATCCATACATCCTTATCTCCCTCGTGATATTTTGCTCTAAAATCAGCGGCATCCTTTGCCCCCTCGGGTTTTAATGGTGGCGGAATATTGGCACTTAACCGTGGCGTAAAAATATCACGGCGTATCTGTGGTATAAGAATTTCTATAACCTTCTCCTTTCCTTTTAATTCCTTTCCTTCTTTTAAATCCCTTCCTTTTAATTCTTTTCCTTCCTTTAATCCCTTATCTTTTTCCTTCTTTCGCTTTTCAATTTCTTCACTTTCCGGAACTAATCTTAGTTTATTAATATATTCCTTGGTGGCAAATGTGTATAAAAGAGGCTCATTAAGTTGCTCAATATTAACTTCACCTTCTTCGTCCATATAATCCATAAAATTTGTAGTTGGAATTTCATATACACCAATTTGAATTACTTTATTATTGTGTTTTACTAAATAAATAGGAAAATAGGTTATATTCTTATTGGCAAAGTTTTTTTTTGCCGAACCAATTGCAATAATTGATTCCATATTGAAGTCAGGTAATTCAATCTGAAACAGATTGCTCTCCTTGCTTAAATCTTCTGGAGAGACTTTCTTCAACTCGGGGTAATTTACACTTTTGTCTATTTTTGATACAACCATTTATTGTATATAAGTAATTTAGATTTAATATTTTATTTTTTTAAATAAAAATACAATATTATACAAAGGCCTTTTTATTTATAGTTTTTTATTTATAGTTTTTTATTTATAGCTTTAAAAAAGCAAATACATTCGCATCTTAGGGTCCGTTAACAACTCGGTCATATATGCCCACATATTATGTCTCTGTTTTACAATATCCGCATTCTCAGACTGACCTTCATAAAACACAATAGTTGCCACAATATCTTGCTTCTTGCATTTAGATGCCTTTATATTCTTATCAATACCATAATAACAGCATATTTTCATAAGGTCCTTTATAGTATATTTTTCATTGTAATATGTTTCGTCTTCACCAGAAAAAACATTTTTTTCAACATAATATAGCAAATCACTATTTGTACTATTATTTGTATTATTTGTAAAAAGCAACTCATTCATCATATCATCTATATTATTAATTTTATAAAATTCATTATCTTCATCTTTTTCCTCTAATAAAAAAGAAATATTTGCGTCATTGTTTGTCATTTTAAATATCTATATTTACTTATTTTTATATTACATTTTGTTTATAACATTTGTTTTACATTTCAACCAAGTCCATGTATTTAAAGATTGCCTTATTGGAAAGACTTTTGTAATCCTTGGACTTACTTACAGCCAATATAGTAATCGTCTCAACGATTGTCTTGCCGTTAATTTCTAATTCATCTTCTTGGTAATCACTATCATCTTCAACCAAATTCAGCATATCTCGGTTAAACAATATAGCCACATTTTCAGTCAATTCATCAACCTCATTCTTCTTTTCTGTTCGGTTAATTGTATTCATAATGGTATCTAATAAATGCCTAAGAATGCGCGCAACTGATAATTTACTAATAAACCCGTTTAACGCTAGATTCACAAAGAATTGCGAATTTGCCCTGCGATTCTCATTAATCTTGTTATTTTCGCAGAATTTATCATAATTTGCCTCAGGAGCGGTATATTGAATTGTTTCAAAATGGCTCGGGAAATCTGCAAAATAATTGTCAAATGAAGGCCTTAAACAAGAATACTTTGTAACCAATTCAGAATACAAATCAGCAAACATTTTTGAATAGAATTTGCTTGTAGACGAAATATCATAAATAGTAGCCCCAAGCGTAGTTATATCTTCTTCACTTAGGCCAGTAGATGTAAGAATTTCGTCTAAAATGACAATGATTTTATCACGAATATCGTGAAATGTTTTCTCTGATATTTTATTCAAGTTAGACCGCAACTGTTCTATATGTCCATCTAGTCCCGTTTTCTGCTCTATCTTGGTTGAATTGAATGACCGTAATTGTTCCCAATCTTCGTTATTTGATTCCATAAATTTATTACCTCTCCCCTTCTTATTTCTACTCTTTGAAGAGTGTGTTGTCATAGAAAACACACTATCACCCTCCTTATGTTCCTTCTTCTGAAAAACCGGATTGATTGTGTTTGCTGCCGCGCCTATTTCCACAGCCAAATAATTAATCACGCGTATAGTATCATCTGGTATTACAAAATCAAAGCCGTGGAATATGGTCTCTCTAAATGCTTGTAAATTATATTTCATTGTTTGGTTATTAGCAACTGTGGTGGTCATTATCTTTCTTACTTTAATTATATTATTTACTATTTATATCAATTTTTTTTTAAATATAATTATTATTATTAAATACACTTAAAACCAATCCTACATAATAAAATATATAAAATGTCTTTAAACGAAGAGAATAAGAACGAATTAGTAATAAATGTGGAAGAAATAGATAAATTCACAGCAAATGAAATACCTGTAAATGGAATAAATGTAAATGAAGATACCGAAAACCCGGATTATTCTTTTACATCATGGGACAATCTTGAAATTAACACAGATTTATTAAGAGGTATTTATAGTTATGGGTTTGAACAGCCAAGTCCAATTCAAATGAAGGCTATTAAACCTATTATGTTAAAGAAGGACTTAATTGCACAGGCACAATCTGGCACTGGCAAGACGGCAACATTTTCAATTGGTGTTTTACATAGAATATCGGTTAAGGATAATTACACACAGGCCCTTATTATGAGTCCAACCCACGAACTAACAACGCAAATTAGTGGTGTTATTTCTGGCTTGGGTAATATGATTGAAGGACTAAGAGTCAAAACAATTGTGGGTGGGTCATCTATTGACGAAGACGTTGCTGATATGCGCAAAAATGTACCTCATATTATTGTAGGAACTCCAGGACGAGTTTTTGATATGATTCGCCGTCGCCATATAAATGCCAAGAAATTAAAAATAATGGTTCTAGATGAGGCGGATGAAATGTTGTCAACTGGTTTCAAGGAGCAAATATATAATATTTTCCAATATCTCAATTCAGATGTGCAAATTGCTCTATTTAGCGCGACTATACCAAATGATATGATACCATTGACTGAGAAGTTTATGCGCAATCCAGTTAGAATATCAGTGAAGATTGAACAGCTTACACTAGAAGGTATTAAACAATATTATGTTGCGTTAGATGATGATATGCAAAAGTATGATACACTAAAGGATATTTATCATAAGATGAGTTTTAATCAATGTATTATTTACTGTAATAGTGTTAGACGTGTCCAAGACTTGTATGATGCAATGAGACAGGATAATTTCCCAGTTTGCTGTATTCATAGTAACATGGATAAGCATGAGAGAACCCAGGCATTCAAGGACTTCCGTCTAGGCTCATCGCGTGTCTTAATTTCGTCTAATGTGACCGCACGTGGTATTGATATTCAGCAGGTTAGTGTGGTTATTAATTTTGATATTCCACGCAGTGTTCATACATACCTTCATAGAATTGGACGCAGTGGCAGATGGGGGCGAAAGGGTACTGGTATTAATTTTGTTACTAGACGTGATATATACAATATGAGGTCAATTGAGGACTTTTATCATTGCCAGATTAACGAGCTTACCGAAGGGGCACTTATTTAAATTAGGGAACCAGGAAACCAGGAAACCAAGAAACCATGAAAAGAATTAAAATAATAGTTTCGTAAAATAGGCTATAAATTAATCTATTTTACAAATAATAAGATAATGCAATTTGTTGAAGAAATATTGAAGCAAGCAAAGTTGGGTGATGCTAAAAAAACGAATACACCTGTAGATATTAATGATATAAATAACGTATTCAAAATGCCAATACAATACAATGATAAAACTAAAAAACTTAATGAAAACATTATTTTGGACCTAGAATTAGTAAAAACAGTGGACCCAGAAGAAACACCCATTTACAATAATATATTTAATCCGACCAATATTTTAGGAAAAACTGTATTAAATGCAGTTCCAAAATATTATACTACAGATACTACGTTTTTGAAAGAGACTCAACAACTTATTAAGCAAATTAAAACCGAGGACATTAATACCATTTCAAATAAACACGAGTTTACTGATTCCAATATAGAAGACATTGTTGCAAGCTGGAAGGAAATAAAAGGTGAAACTGGGTTTCAATCCAAGTATTTATACGTAGACTGGAGTTTTGGAAAATTCATTAATAATAATCCTAAATTTCTACAGTTGATGAGTATGTATAATATAGCATCTCCGTTATTATCACTTTGTCTGCCAATTTTTGTATTAATTGTGCCATTCTTCATTATAAAAATCAAGGGAATTGAATTAACATTGAATCAATATGTTGATGTTCTTAGGACGCTAATTTCGCAACACTCTATTGTAAAAGTATTTACAAATTTCAATCAGGTAGATTTTGGACAAAAGATGTATTTGTTAGCATCAGCGGGGTTTTATTTGTTTTCAATTTACCAAAATATATTAGTTTGTATTCGGTTCTATTCTAATATGAAAAAGATACATGATTATCTTCACAAATTTAGGAAATATTTGAACTACACAATAGAAATGATAAATTTCCACTTATCATATTCAAATGAACTAACAAATTATTATAAATTTAATTCAGATATTAAGGACAAACTTGAGGTTTTAGAAAAATTCAAAAAACATATAGACTGTATTACCCCATTTAAGATGTCTGTTACTAAGGTTACTGAAATTGGGAACATAATGTATACATTTTATCAATTATATGACAATCCAGAATATCATGAAGCAATGTTATATTCATTTGGATTTAATGGATATATGAACAATATTTTAGGAGTAAAACAACATATAGATAGTGGAAAGATGAATGCTGCCATTTATTCATTGTTCAAAGAAAAGGAGAAAGAGAAAGAGAAAGAGAAAGAAAAGGAGAATAAGAAAGAAAAGAAATCTAGCAAAGTAAAGCCTGTATTTAAAAACATGTATTATCCAAAATTCATTAATGATGAGAAAATAGTTAAAAATGATTGCGACTTGAATAAAAATATGATAATCACTGGTCCAAATGCATCCGGTAAAACAACAACATTAAAAACGGTGTTAATAAATGTTATATTGGCACAACAAACAGGGTTTGGGTGTTATGAAAAGTTGCGAATGAAACCATTTGAAAATATACACAGTTATTTAAATATTCCAGATACATCTGGTCGTGACAGTTTGTTTCAAGCAGAGGCAAGGCGTTGTAAGGATATTTTAGATTGTATTGAATCAAATGGAGATGAAGACCACATAGCCATTTTTGATGAATTGTATTCGGGAACAAATCCTGAGGAAGCTGTATCAAGTGCAACCGCATTTATGGATTTTATTGTTAAGAACGAAAATGTTACTTGTTTGCTAACAACACATTATACAAAATTATGCAAGAAATTAGCAAAAAATAAACATATTGAGAATTATAGTATGAAAACACTAAAAAAAAACGACAATTTTGAATATACGTATATAATTGAAAAAGGGATTTCACAGGTAAAAGGAGGGTTAAAGGTTTTAAGTGATATGGATTATCCTAAGGAAATATTAGATAAACAGATAAAACAGAAATAAAATAATAAAACAAAATAAACAAATAAAAATAAAAAGTAATTCGTTTGCCCATAAAATAAAATATATATAGCATTTCTAATAATGATATCAGGAATATTTAACGCATCATTCTTATTTAGCATTGCAATTATTATAGCAGCAGTCGGTGGGTTATATCTCTATTTTAACCGCAAATTTTTGGAGCAAAATCACAAAATGCAATCAATGCTTGGACTTGTATCAACAATGGCAGAAGAAATGCAATACTTTAGAAGCAAAATTACCAATCAATCTGTTGATAATAATGGCGCTAATACTGTGCAAATTATTCCAAATTTCTTGGGTGGAAACGAAATTAATGATAATGGATTAATTGCTGTTTCTGATTCCGAAGTTGATGATTCTGGTTCAGAAGTTGATGATTCTGGTTCAGAAGTTGATGATTCCGAAGTTGATGATTCTGAAGTTGATGATTCTGAAGGAGATGATTCTGATTCAGATTTAGAAGATGATTCCGGTTCTGAAGATGATGATTCGGATTTAGAAGTTGATGATTTAGAAGTTTTAGACGTTGACGATTTAGAAAATGATAATTTAGATGTTTCAAGAAAAATAATAAAGATTGATTTAGGAATAGATACTAATGACGAAGTAAATTTTAATATTGAATCTGAAGACGTAGAAACAGAGGCAACAACAGAAACTAAAACAATTAATTTGGATTTAGAAAGCCAAGGATTAGAAGATATGGATTTATCATTAAAGTCTATTTCCATAGATGGTGAAAATGTAACAACTAACAAAACAAAGGATGACTATAAGAAAATGTCATTAAACAAATTGCGCGAAGTTGTTATGGAGAAGGGTTTAATTCCAGATTCTTCCAAATTAAAAAAGAATGAATTGCTTAAATTATTAGGAGCTGAATAAATATAAATAGAAACTAGTTTTTCTCTAGCAATATTATAATATACGATGAATAATAAAATGTATTATACTATGAATATGAATTCTGCTGTTAGTCCATCTTGGCAACCTCAGGGAGAAACAAATAGCAAAATAGTACAAGACGCAAATATTACATCTAATTGGAAATATAGGCAATATATTCAAAAAAATGGCGGTCAAATTATGAAATATAATTCAATGGAAGCCATATCTGCTTCTGGTAATAATCCTTATTACATAAATCAAGACCAATCAACAGCAAATATACCACATTTATATAATTCATTACATAGTCCTTCTGTAAAACAAGATATAAGCCCAGATAGTGATTTGAAACGAGACTACCTAAGCAAGCAACGTTTAAGTGCTAGAATGATATCACCATCTATTCCAACTAACAAATTTTAATAAAGACAAATATTTTAAACAAGTAAATATATATTATTGAAAAAACAGATATAATAACAAATAAGTAATTTATTATTATGTTAAAACAGCAAACAAAAACAATTTTAAGTATTGATGTTGGAATCAAAAACTTATCCTTTTGCTTGTTTGAAATTTTTGAATATGAAAGTAAAAAGGAAAATCAAATAAAGGTATTAAAATGGGACAATATTGACCTAACAAAACAAGACGACATTGGCAGCAAATGTATTTATATTGATGACTCAAATGATGATAATTTAAAGGTAAAAGAAACAAAGAATAAGAGTAAAAAGATAAAAAATGTTGTTGGACCTTTAGCTGAAATATGTAACAAACCAGCCAAATTTATAAAAGATGGAAAGTGTTACTGTCTGAAACACTCCAAACTAACAAAATTCTTGCAACCAATTGCCGAATTAAAACAGTCGTTTTTGAACAAACAGAAGCAACAAAATCTCATTGAGCTTGCTATCAAATATAAACTAGTGTTAGAAGACCTTGATAAAACTAGTTATAAAAAGGCTCAGTTAACTGAAATGCTTAATAGTTTTTCGTCTAGCAATTGTTTTTTACCGGTAGAAAAGGGGAATGCATCTAAGGTTGATTTAGTAACAATTGGTCGCAATATACAGCACCGTTTTGACGAAATATTATGCGACTATTTACTAAAAATTGATACCATAATAATTGAGAATCAGATTGGCCCAATTGCTAACAAAATGAAAACCATACAAGGAATGCTGGCGCAATATTTTATTATGAAGAACAATAATATTTCAATTGATTTTATTAGTGCAACTAACAAATTAAAGGATTTCATTGATAAGACTGTGAAAATGGATTACAAAGAGCGCAAAAAACTCGGTGTCCAAACATGTAGCAACTTTGTTCTAAATGACACACAATTTAGCGAATGGGCTGCTTTTTTTTCCAAGCATCAGAAGAAAGATGATTTATCTGATTGTTTTTTGCAAGGAATGTGGTATATAAAACACGTTATAAAATGAGACATTTAGTTATATTTTATATAATTTAATTCAATTCATTTAATTTAATTCAATTCAATTAATTACAATTTAATTAAAATAATATATATTTCAATTCGTATTACTTAAAATTAATTGTTCTATATACATCATAATAATGGACGATATAATTGATATTTCATTGGATTTTGAAAGTTTAGACGGGTTGGGGTCTAGTTCAAAAAAAACAAATTTTGGAGGCGGTCTAGAACTATTAATGAATGATAAACAGAAATCAAGTGCGATGCCTTCCAGTGATATTGATATTGACGATTTAAACAATTTAGAAAACGAGTTGAATGATTTAGCAAATACTACAGCTCCATCTTCAAACAATTTTGATTCGGGGTTATTTGGTGTTAAAACTAGCTTTGATGATAAACCATCAGTTCGTTTTGACGAGTCGCCATCTGTTGGCAAATCAACTACAAATACTGATTCGGATTCAAAGACTTGGGATGGTTATGGCAAATTCAATAATATTCCAGTGAATCCAGATATTCATATGACTGCTGAACCAAAGTTGACAAAGGAAGAAATGATGCGCGAGAAGTTCAAGTATTTGCGCAAGTTAGAGGCACTTGAGCGAAAGGGTGTGGAGCTAACCAAGAAATACAATATGGAGTCCAATTTAGCCGAAATGCAGGGGGAATATGAGATGATTATGGAGGAGAAGGAAAGACAAAATTCAATGAAATTCCAAGGCAATATGATGATGGCTATTATTAATGGCATGGAGTTTTTAAATAACCGTTTTGACCCTTTTGATATCAAGTTGGATGGATGGGGTGAGCAAATAAATGAGAATATTACTGATTATGATGAGATTTTTGGACAGCTACACGATAAATACAAGTCAAAAGCATCTATGTCTCCTGAGCTCAAATTATTATTTCAGTTGGGTGGCAGTGCTATGATGGTCCATATGACGAATACAATGTTTAAGAGTGCCATGCCTGGAATGGATGATATTATGAGACAAAATCCCGACCTAATGAGACAATTCCAATCAGCAGCGGTTAATTCAATGGGTAATGCAAACCCTGGTTTCTCTGGATTTATGAGTGGATTAATGGACCCACCACAGACTCCTTCTGGAAGAGGTCCTCCGCCACCTTTAGCAACACAAGGAGCCAACGTTGTGCCGCCACAAGGCAGAGCCGGTAATAATGCTTCTATGGGGCGAAGTAACTATTTTAACGATAATAGTAGCAATAATGACGGGATTAGTATAAAGGAATCTAGTTTTAGTATTCCGGGATTTGAACCGCCTCAGCCCGCAAATAAAAGTAGCAGGCGCCCTGATATGAAAGGACCTGGCGACATCACGGATATATTATCGGGTCTTAAAACAAAGACAATTAATATTTCGGAACCACCACCTTCTTTAAATAATAACAATAATGATGTTTATGTAGATGACAATAATAGCAGCACCATTAGTATCAATGATTTGAAGGATATTCAGACGGGTGCCAATGTGCCAAAGCGTAGCAAGAGGAAGCCCAAGTCGGACAAGAACACCGTTAGTTTAGACATTTAATTTAGTCTTTTATTTAGACTTTTAAAAATATATAGTCATATATTAATAACAAATAATATATGTCAAACGCAAACAGAAAGGTATTGGGAGAAGGAGCATATGGCTGCGTTCACAAACCCAGTTTACACTGTACTACATTACCAGACCCTAATTTTGATTACGACAATTATGTTTCAAAATTAATGAAAACCAAAAATGCTCAATCTGAATTGCAAGAGTTTGTAACCATTCACAAATATGACCCACATGATGAATATCATTTAGGCACTCCTAAATTATGTAAACCTGACCTTACACCAAGAGAAGTTATGAAAGATATAAAAAAATGTCAACGAATTCATCCCAAATTAGAAAAAGACCCTAATGATTACAGCTTGCTATTATTGAAATATGGCGGGCCAGATTTGAAAAACTTTTGTAAAAAAGATATTGCCAAATTTTTGAAAACAAAATCCCAAGAAAAATCCGACAAGTTTTGGCTTGAAGTTCATCATCTAATCAAAGGGCTTCAGTTCTTTAGAGACAATGGTATTGTTCACAATGATTTGAAACCGCAAAATATATTGTATGATATGAAAAAAAACAAGTTATCCTTTATTGATTTTGGATTAATGCGAACCAAAGCAGAAGTTATAAAGTCATCCAAAGAAAATAAAAACCATCTTGCCAACTTTCATTGGTCTTTTCCAATTGAATGTGGTTTGATGAATTACAATGAATATAGTAAATATAGACGGTCTTTTGATAGACGTGTATTGATAGAGGAAGAATTAATTGGTATGATTGTTGCCGGCAACACAAAAAACACAGCAAACTTGGATATCCCCAAACCAGATGCGTTTGAATTATTCTTTTCATATATTAATTTGCCCGGCACAGATATGCCTGCGGCAGCCAAATATGGGTTTTATGACAGCGCATTTAATTCACTATACGAACACGTGAAACTGCCTTATGACGAGTATTTGGATAAAATTATAGATACAATTGATGTATATGGTCTCGGGTTTACGCTCCAATATATATTAAACTGTTTTAAACGCCACAATGCGGTTTCCGAGGATTTTTATACAAAAAGTTCGGCACTTTTTGCCAAGATGTTTGACCCAGAAATAACAGCCCGTGTTACTGACATCAAAACTTTGTTGGACGAATACGAGGACATATTGTTGGAGACTGGGGTCTTAACCAGACTTAATAAGACATTTGAAGACAATAATCTGGTTCAAAGAGCACCAATGCCGTCACCAATCATGAGGCTGGCTGAAAAGCAAGAGACATCGGCTGTAAAGTTGAAACCACTTTCAAGTCATATGGAAAGGGTTGCTGATATGGACCCAGTACTAGCTGATGTTAAAGTTGAAACTAATACTAAGGCTTGTCCACCCGAGAAAGAACTAAATCCGACTACAAATCGTTGTGTAAAAAAATGCGGACCTGGACAAACCCGGAATGCAAAATACCGATGTGTTAAAAATAAAACTAGACGCGGGTTAACTAGAAGTAGAAGTAGAAGTAGAAGTAGAAGTAGAAGTTAATAGAGTTATATTATAATATTTTATTATGTATATTATAATATTATAATGACAAGCTTAAATAATAAGGTAACTAACAAATTAGAAACAGGATTATTTATATTTAGACGTGACCTACGAATAATAGACAATATTGGTTTACTAGACGCATGTAGCAAATGTTCTAAAGTATATACAGTATTTATTTTCACACCTGAGCAAGTAACAGGAGCAAATAAATTCAAGTCCGATAATGCCGTCCAATTTATGATTGAATCGTTGCAAGATTTGGCTTCCGCTATTTCAAAGAAAGGTGGACATTTGTATACATTTTACGGGAAGAATGATGCCATTGTAAAACAGTTAATAACCGCATTAGATATTGACGGCATTTTTTTCAATATGGACTACAGTCCTTATGCGATAGAAAGAGATGAAAGCATTGCCGCATTGGCTGACAAAATGGGTATTCAAGTATTTACAAGCCAGGACTACTATTTGTTAGAACCTGGCACAGTTTTAAATGGCTCCAAACAAGTATATCAAAAATTCACACCATTTTATAACTCGGCACATACAAAACACGTAGACCCACCAAATAATAAAGCTATAACCAATCTAACAAAGACTTCTAAAAACCTGGCACATACATTGTCTCTTGATACGGCGCTAAGTCGGTTTACTACTGATAATCCAAATATAATGGTTAAGGGAGGTCGTCAAGAGGCTATATTGAATTTGAAAGCTGCGACCAAGAGCCAGACTCACTATTCTAAAACACACAATGATTTATTCAAATCAACGACTAGGTTATCAGCATCAATCAAATTTGGCTGCATAAGTATAAGAGAAGTCTATAAGGTATTTAGAAATAATACGGACCTGATTCGGCAGCTTTGGTGGCGTGATTTTTACGCGAATATTTTATATGCTTATCCACGCGTATTAGGCAGTGCCTTAAAACCAAATTATAGAAAACTTAGATGGCATAATAATACGACCTGGTTCAAATGTTGGACAAAGGGCCAAACTGGATATCCTATTGTGGATGCCGGAATGCGACAATTAAATACTACGGGGTATATGCATAACAGAGCGCGTCTTATTGTGGCTTCCTTTTTAGTAAAAACGCTGCTAATTTCGTGGGAACACGGTGAACAATACTTTGCCAAAATGCTCACAGATTATGACCCAGCATCAAATAATGGTAATTGGCAATGGATAGCAGGCTCGGGTGCAGATTCACAGCCATATTTCCGTATTTTCAGCCCCAAAGAGCAGAACAAGAATTTTGACCCGGATTGCGAATATATTAAGCAATGGATACCTGAATTAAAAGATGTTCCTGTTAAAGACATAATCAATTGGGACACTGAATACGTGAACTATAAGGATATCAAATATGTTAAACCAATATGCGATTTTGCGAAGCAGAAGGGATTGGCATTAAAAATGTATGAAGCTGTTTTTCATTAATTTATTAGGTAATAAGTAGTAAACCATAAAATAATATAATATTTAGTTTTAGAAATGTTTTATAATAATGATGATGAAAAAGACAAAAACAAAGACTATGAGAAAAAGATAACCGAAGGAAAAAATTTCTTGTTAGTTCGTGTTATACCAAACAACTACCGACTAACAACAACCATTGAAAACAAACATATTTCAGTTACAGATTTATTAGATTTTCGTTTAATAAACCTAATGTATCAGACCAATTTAGACAAGTTTGAGAAAATACATACTGACATATTGAATGAAAACGAGGCAACTGTGTTTCTGCGAATGACACATTTTTTCAAAGATTTTGGTCTAAAACAACGCTATATTTGCTTTGATATAAAACGCCACATAAATACAGATAATACAGTATTATTTATTTTGACGCAGAATGCCTCGTATGGTCAACAAATAAATGATAAACCAGACGTCCGTTTACTGCCAATAACTCACATAGTATATGAATTTAAGATTGTTAGTTCAAATAAAGTGAATCTAACAGAATATATTCATTTTGACCATAATGTAGAAATACCGGCATTTTTAGAGCCGTTGTTTGGCGCCATTATGAAAACAATGTTGAAGCAAACTATACGGTTTATTGAATTGCTGAAATAATCTTAGATTTAAAAAAAATATTTGGGTATATTATATAAGATAATGTCACTACGTCAAGTTCCAAATAATGATTTTGATGAAGAAGCAATTTTTAAAGAAAATAACAAAATTATAGCAGAGAGTGACAGAAAACGTAAAGAGCTAACAGAATTAGAACAAAAAAAAGGCAAAACAAATGATAATAATGAAAAAAGCTCCATAGATGAACAAATTGCTTTATTAAAAGCAGAACTTGGTATTAAAGGCGGCAAACGAATACGTAGACCTACCAAACGCCGAAATAGTAAAAAACGTAAAATGACAAAAAGAAGAAAGACCAAACGTAGAAGAGAGAGAAAATAATATATATTTTAAACAACTTAAAGAAAAATGCTACTTTGAAAGTGGTGTCTTAGAATATTTTCTTTGTATAATATAAGATAATATGAATATATTCAATTCATATGCCCAAAATTTCAATTCAGGTCCTTCTAATACCCAATCAGATGCCGCTAAAAAAGAAAAAATGAGAAACTTAATTAAACAAGTGCTAAACGAAAACCCGAAATTGATACAACAAATACTATCTGTATTACAATCCGAACGTGATATAAATATATTATCCGAAGTGTTGAAAGAACCTGAGATGATGGTTAAGATGGTTAAGATGGGTTTGGGTATGGGTATGGGTAATATAGCTAATATTGCAAGAATGTTTTATATAGATAATAGAGAGAGAGAGAAAACTATAAATAATATAAGAAATATGAGGGCTAATAGTGGTATTAATATGGGTAATAGTGGTATGAGTAATATTGCAAGAATGAGTATGAGAACAGGCGGCAAACGTAGCAAAAAACGAAGAACTTTAAAAAGAAGACGTTACTAAAAAATTGAAATTTATAAAACTTATAAATATAATATTAAACACAACTTTATTTACTATTATATTACCTATTACTTTGAAAATGGCAACTATTAATAACAATACCGTAAACATAAAGAAGACATTCATATTTATTGACGGTAGTTATTTCTGCTTCTATCGCTACCATTCGCTGCTTACTTGGTGGAAGAATGCGTATCCCGAAAATATCCTTGACGACCCATTTCTAAACGAGCAATTTGTTGCCAAGTTTAGAAAGACATTTGTAGAGCATGTTCAGAATCTAAGGAAGAACTTGGGTATTCATAAAAGCGTTATACCAACCATTATTGTCGGCAGAGATTGTAAACGCGAGAACATATGGCGCAACGAGTTGTTCCCAAATTACAAGGCAACACGAGCAAACGGCAAAGAAGACGGATTCATGGGTGGACCCTTTTTCAAGATGGTATACCAAGACAACTTGTTTATAGAAGGTGGAGCTTCTACAATTCTGTATCATCCAAAATTGGAAGCAGATGATTGTATTGCACTGTCTGTGAAGCACGTGTTAGATAAATACCAAAGCTGTGATGTATACATTATTACATCAGATAAGGATTACTTACAGCTAGCTGAACCACGAGTCCACATTTACAACCTGGGCTTCAAGAAAATCACTGACCAAAAGAGCTCAACAGGTTCAGCTGAGTGCGACCTATTCTGTAAGATAGTAATGGGTGACATTAGTGATAATATTCCTTCCGTATTCCCCAAATGCGGGCCAAAAACGGCTCTCAAATATTATGAAGACCAAGCATCATTTCAAACAAGACTACAATCATCCGACGTGTTTCAAGCACAATATAATACTAATAAGAAGATTGTAGATTTCAATGAGATACCAGGGCATCTTAAAAATGAGTTATTTACTAATTGCGATGCAATTATAAATGAATTTTTATAAACAAGTTTTATAAAAATGAAATCAAAATGTTGTAAAACATAATTAGCAGGTAATTAGACACACTTTAGAATCAGATAATAATAAAGTAAAAATAACAAACGCTATTATAAAACTAATCCAAAACAAAGCAAAACTAATCCAATATTCGCGCGTATATCCCATTCTTTAACAATTGTTACTGAATATGATAACAAACCTCTAATATTTTTTATAAACAATTTTTATAAAAACAATATAAAATTATTTATTACAACTTATAATATTTATAACTTATAATAATGGAAATTCCAGATAATAAAACAGTTGATATACAATTATATATTTTGGACCCACTTTCGGTCATTATTAAGCTAGCAATTTTAAGCAACAAGCCAATTGGCACTAAAATTTGCATTTCAAATAATATTATTTGTTTACAGGACCCAGGTCCATTTCAGGCATTTTGTCGCTATATATTTAGCACGACTAAGTCCGATATACAATACATATATAATCCAATCCAATTAGCGTGTCAGCAATATTTATCCAAAGACTCAGTTTCAAAGAATCCAAAACTCAAGGAATTATTTAAGTGTGCACAAAATGGTCTAGTCAAGCTGAGTGAAACTTATAAGAGCTGCTCTATTATTCGTCTATGTATTAACTATTATGCCACCTTAATTGACAACCATTTACAAGAGATTTACAATGATGGGCTATTTAAAAGCGATTCAATGACCCCTTTATATACAAATGAACTAGCAAAAATATTTACAAAATTGTGGACACAAGAACGCATTAAAATTATATTGAATTTAACAACGTTTTTAATTGGCGACGAGCACGCTGCGACAAATGTGAAGTCGGTTGAAACAATTATGGTGGATATTGACACGCAAGTCCAGAAACTTATATAAAATTCTAAAATAGTAAAAATAATATTTTATAATATTTTATTACATTATAAAAATGATGCAAGAAGAATCTGAGCTAAATACTATTGCTATTGCGAATACTATTACTATTACTCCGCAATTACCCGTCAAACAATCAATTGCCAAAAAACGCAGCATTTTAGAAGAAATTAAGGATAGCATTAATGAAAAACTTGGGGACCAAGACTTTAATCAAAAAGTTGCCGTCTCTATTTCCGTCATTTTAGAATTATATCGTGTCCTCGTCTCGTCGTTTTTAGTGCTGTTTGTACCTCAAAAGTGCGACGACCACGTGTGCTCTCTTAGTGAAAATATGGTTTTTGAAAACCATTTGTATAACGCTGGTCTCGTCTTCAACTTTATAACAATGGCATCTTTTTTAGCAATGTATACATTAGAAATTAAACGCGAAAACCGTCTTATTACATATTTAGAAGTTAACAAGTCAGTCGCATCGGATAATAACTCGGTTGGTGTAGCATTAGAAAAGCTACCTCAAGAAAAGCGTGACAGCATCTGGCAGTTAGATAAGTATTATATGTATTCTGGTCGTGCGTCTATTGTGATGTTTATTGTAAACACCATTTTATCTGGATTTGTCGTTTATGAATATTACTTGGACAGCCAAACAACGTCAACCTATATTACGAATATATTGTTTATGGTTACCAAATTGGCCGATGTGTATGCGAATGTGAATACGGAGAAGAATGTGTTTTATTCGGCTTACATGAAGGGAAAAATACAATACAACGATGTGGACCCAAATAAGCTTATATTGGTTAATGATTATTCAATCGTCCCGGGTGTTAGTTTTTTACTACCAGAAGTAGTAAAAGAGGAACTAAAAGAAGAAGTAGCAAAGGTAGAAGTAAAGGAAGATGAAAAAGAAGAGGAAGTAAAAGAAGAAGTAAAGGAAGAAGTATTAAATGTTAGTGAAGAAAATAGTAGTGAAGAAAATAGTAGTGAAGAAGAAGAAGACAGTGTAAGTGATAACGAAGAAAGTAAAATCATTGTCACTATACACGATATAACTAGTCCCAAATCGTCGTGTAATGACTTACAATCGTTTAACTAAAACCAATAAATATTTATAATATATAATTATAATATAAATATAATATAAATATAAAATGTCATCAACTAAAAAAGAAGACGATTTAGCAGCGTCAATTAGTAAGACAATGACTGTTGACAAATTAAAAGAAAATCTAACACTTGCTAACGTTGGGTTTTCCAGCGCAAGAAAAAAAGCTGATTTTGTTGACTTGTATATTTCAAATGGATTACATAAGGGAGCTGTATTAAGCTTAAAAGCGGAAAGTTTAAAAGCGGAAAGTTTAAAAGCGAAAAGCTTAAAAGAAGAATCAGTAAGACCTCTAGAAGAATCAGTAAGACCAGTAGAAGAATCAACAAGACCAGTAGAAGCAACAGTAAGCTTAAGTAAAGCATCAAAACCAAAAGAAGAACTAATTTTGTCATTAATTATCAGCGCACATGGAGAGGAAACTTTTCGTTGGCCTCGGGACTTTCCAGAGTCCAATTATTATAAAAAAAATGTCAGGGTTTATAGTCGGGGTTGTGTTCCTGGAGTAGCTACGATAAGGAATCGGGCACATGTTGCCAGTTCAATACACGAAGCCTATGATATTTTTAAAAAAAACCCTGAGAGCGCAACCAAAGAAATTATGGCAGAATATACAGGTATAGACAGAAACTATTATAGAAATTTTTTAGATGGTCTTGATAAATGTAACTTTCAAGATGAAATTGGAAAGAATATCCTTGAAAATAAAGAAAGATGTGGAGGACTTAGTACTTATTTGTCTAATAAAATTTTTAGTGTTGTAACAGATGAGACCGAAAAGTCTGTTTATGTTTCTGAATTAGACTTTAACAAATTTATGGCATCAAGAGGAATAAATGTATCGGATATTCGGTTAAAAATAACAGCCCATGATGGTTCTGTTAGTTACAGACAGATTTTTAATCCGCGAGACGAATGGCACAAATATTGGGCGTCAAATCCTGATTTTGAAAAAAATCCATTTGATGTTTCAAAATTTAACCTATTTTATAGAAATGGAATGGAATTCATACTGAAAGACGTATTGCACAGAGAAGATTTATTTGATTCCGCATTACGCGCATTCAATTTCAAGGCTGGTAAAGACAAGATACCCGATATAAGCTTGGTCCAATTATACAACTTTTTTAAATTGGTTGGATTTAAATACGTAAATATAATAGACCATTCTTGTCGTGTTTTTAGCACTGGGAAGAAAATGACAAGCGATGAGAGTGAAAAACTTTTTAAAGAAGAACAAAAATATTCGGTGAAGCCGGTGGCTTTTGGCAAACGAAGTGAGGGCAAGCGTAGAAACAGCAAACAAACTAGAAGACTAAATAACAAAAAGCTTTTAAAGCATATCTACCGTAAAAATAAATATAGCAGAAAAATATAATAAATTTTACAGTCCAAAATTTGTTAGTTTGTCATTAAAATAGTCCTTACCGAAATGACTTGAGTCTATTTGTTTTCCTTCCTTTTATCCTTCTTGACCTTTTCGGATTTCTTTTCCTAATTGTTTTCCTCGTTTTTCTCCTCCTTGACTTTACACCTTTAGCGGCGTCTCCAGTTCTATCTCCAATTCTATCTATAACCCAAGTTATTTCTCCAGAGTCCAAACCATTTAATAACTCTTCTTCTTGTTTCTTATTACCCAATTCGGCATTTACAAAATTGCCTGACGTTAATTTTTCATCCGTAACTGGACTTTCATTGCTTTTTGTTTGAGAAACGGATTTTTTAAAAATACTACCGTCAGAATATTCAGGTTTAATTTCATATGTTTCATTAAAACCTAGTTTTTGATAAGTTGATTCAACCCCAGCCAACGCTTCTAGGTAAAGGTTAACAAATGTAAAGGTTCTATACGAATTTTTATTAAACTTTTTACACAACGCTAAAACTAATCGTAACAAATTTGAACCGCCTTTAAATTCATTTACTTGATCACTACATAATGCATCAACCCAAAGACTATAATCCTCGGTTTTTCCAGATATATCTGTTTTTATAGAAATTGTTATTAAAAAAGCCACAACCTCGTCTTTATTACCATGCTTTGTTAATGCTAAAAGTGTAATATAATTTGGCTTTTCTTTAATAGCATACTCTGTGCCCATTTTAGATATGGAATTTTTACAAAAATTATGATCTAAATCAATTTCATATTCTCCTTTACTGGTTTTTTGTACATTGCTAGACCCTCTGTTTGGTAGATTTACCATTGGAAAAAACGTTGTTTTGACAATTGGAACGTTTATGTTTATTCCATTATTTAATGTTATTGCTTTTTCCGTTTGTAATAATATAAATTTTGCAAATTCATTTATACGTTCATCCGTTGTATCTGGACTTACATAAACAACTAAACTTTCTATATTTTTAAATAGAGAATTTGGACCTGCAACCGACATATAAATTAACCAAATATAATAATAATTTTAACAGTCCAAAATTTGTTAGTTTGTGACTGAAAAAAACACTTAACCCAAGATGTTAAACGGTAAAAGCGTAGCAACAGTAAAAGCGTAGCAACAGTAAAAGGGCTAAGAGAAGCAGAAGTAAAATAAAATTGAAAAACTGCTAATACATATTATATTGATATTATAAGTAGCAATAGTAATATAACATGAACCCATCATTAATACAATTAAGTGAATTTGTCCCCAATAATGACGCCGAAAGGGCGGTCTATAACATAGACGCTGAAAAATACATTATACAGAAATATATAGATGACAGTAAAAGCTCGTGGGCTAAAGGTAAATATTATCTTGGAGGACAGATAAGGGTGGAACCAAATGAACCAATAACACCGGAATTATTTAAACAAGCCTGGAAACCATTCTTAGATGGAAGCTGTAATGATTATTGTAATAGTTTTGAATATGCTAGTATATTGAGCGCGAAGCGTGGACTAACCAGCATAGATAAAATTGTAAAAAAATACATTGAAATACAGAAGCTGCGAATTTTGGAAGAGCTAGAAAAGACAAAGTTGGTAACTGATGTCAATAAGACAATCATTGGGTTTATCTAAGTTTTACTATGTAATTTAGAAAGGTGTTATCGGCAAGTCATCTCTAACAAAATATGCTTCGCCTTCCTTTGTCCATTTTGTAACTAGTGTAATTATTTCTACACCAGATTCTAAAGCAATTTTTACGGCCTCTCTGTATTCGGGGTCCACAATGGACGGTTGAAACCGGTCTACGTCTGTTCGTTGTATAACATAGCACATTATACAACGAGTTTTTGATTCGCGCTTTATAAGCGTTAATTCTCTAATATGTTTTAAAGCACGCGGACTCACGGGGTCTGCACTTTTTTTCCTGTAACCATCTGGGAAATATGCAACCTTTGAACAAAGTTCCCTATCATCATAACACATTTTGTTCCGGTCCTTCTTTAAAACGTCTTCATAATCAGCTAGTGGCACATTTTTGACTTCCATTATAAATGGAATATTGTTACAATCTATTCCAGTAAAATCAAACCGCGAGTCTACTTTCCCCTCCGCGTAAATAGCAACTTCTCGTTTGTATCTTTTAATATTTTGTAGTCGTGATAGCAAGTTACCCTTTAACGCAGCTTCTACCAAGTTTTCGGCCAGTTTTGGATGAATGCCTACAATAAATTCCGTATTACGTTCTAAAAGTACCGACAAGTAAACACGATACGCGCAACTCAGTTTTTCATTCTCTTGTTCCTTTTTATTTTTTTTAGATATAACGGGCGCCATCAATATTGTCGCACCCACGTCAGCTAAGCCACAGCAACCAAGTGACGCGGTGTGACCTAAAACTTCGCTAGTATTAAATTTAATATCTGCCACATACGGCGACTTTATAAATTTAGACGGACGCTTTACTATTTCACCTTCTACAAGACTATCTATTTTCAAAAGTAATGACATTTTATTAATTAATTATTCATAAAATTTATTTAATTTATAAAAAGAAAAAACAATTCAAATACTATTTCAATTTTAATTTAAATCCAAATAGGACATTCTTTTGTTGCCTTGTCTGTCGTCATAATATCATATATCCCGTGAATATCCTTAGGAAAGCTAGATATAGCCTGCCTAACAAGCTCTTTATCTTTTTCTGCTTCCATATTCATCTTAAAAATTGGCCTTAAAATTTTAGCAATGTGTTTTTTGGATTTTAAAAGTGGTGGCATATTAATTATTAATAGTTTCCAGAAATCTAGTATTTCAATATAAGCGTCACGTGGATTGGTTGTTAAAATAGGAATACCTGAATAATACTTGTATGCCATATATAATGCGTGACTTTGACAAAATTGCTGCGAACCATCTACTTGCATCCGCTTCTCATATGGATTATATACAATATAATCTTCTATATTTGCTGTATCGGTATCAGAATTTATTTTTTTTACAACAAATATCCAATGAACCTCAGCTATGTTTTCATTTTTATCTCTAGCACTAGTTCTAGCTCTTGGAACCAGCGCGTTGTCAAACCGCTTATCCAATGTCACATTTTCAACATATAATTTTTCCAGACAGTCTGTCAAAACCTCAGTCTGTGGAATAACTATTTTTTGAATAATTTTGACAAATGACGGCATATGTTGGCCAATTAGGCTCATAAAAAAGCTGCCGGCAATATCTAATTGAATGTTAGTTATATATTCATTCTTCATTATATCTTTCATTATAATATTTTATATTACTTTAATTTAAAATATAAAATATATTTAAATAATTATCTTTATTTTATTAATGTCTTATTTTTAATGCTATTGTTCTTTTTCAATTTTAAGTTTTTTTGAGAACCGCCACGTTTTTTATTCTTATCCTTATTTATATCTGTTCCTTTTTTATCATTTTTATCATTTTTATCATTTTTATCATTTTTATCATTTTTATCATTTTGTCTTTGATATGCATACGTTTCTACCAATGGAGCTGACATATAACTAAACCCAAAAATTTTAGCAAGGGATTCTCTTATGCGTTCAAATCGGGAACTACATAATGCTGATGCCTCTTGTGTTAGAGATAAAGAGGTTCCTGGATACAAATCAACTCTCACATTTACATAATAGGATAATTTTGACTCTAATTCCATAGCCCTGTTCAAATAACTTATTTGTTTGTTGTAAGTATGTTGTTGTAACGGATTTATCATTTGTTGTTGTTGGTATGGGTTTGTCATTTGTTGTTGGTATGGGTTCATTGCTTGTTGTTGTTGGTATGGGTTCATTGCTTGTTGGTATGGGTTCATTAGTTGTTGTTGGTATGGGTTTGTTAATTGAGGATAAATAGGCTGACCATATTGCGCAAATGGTGAGGATGGTTGTAAAAACATATTTGAATTTGAATTTTGATTTGATTGTAAATTTGATTGTAAATTTGCGTTGAAATATTGTTCACTTGGTCTACCATCACCTCCCCCTCCAGCTTTTACTGCTTCCGTTTTTTCTTTAACCTTTACTAAATCAGATTTCATTAAATCAATATTTTCCTTTAATTTATTCTGTTTTTCTTGTTTTGATTTGGTATCTGGTATTATATCATTCATTTTAGCTTCATAATCCGATATTGTTTTTTCCAAATACTTAATTTGTTCTTGTAATTCATCTGGACTCATTTTTTCAATGTCTTTTGATAATAGTATGTTGCCTTTTCTTTTTTTTGGTGCTGGACTTATAGGTGGTAGACCTACTCCAGGAGGTGGTGGTGGAGCTACCCCTGATGATGCTGGTACTGGTTTTAACAATGATTCAATATCTGGTAAATCACCAGGTGGTAGTGAACCAGGTGGTAGTGGTAAACCGCTAGATGGTAGTGGCATAGATGATGAAAATGGTGGTAAACCACCAGGTGGTAGTGGCACAGATGATGATAATTCAGCATTACTTATAGACTCATTTATTTTTTCATTTAACCTTTCAAGCTCATTTTCAGTTTTTTTAATCTCTTGGTCTATCAATTCTATTATTGCCTTCTTATTTGTTTCAGTTTCATCTGCTTTTATTTTTGCGAAATCTGGATAACTTTGGATATCTTTTATTATATTGATATATTCATTTTCAGCTTTTTCTATATCACCATTATCTATTTTGGCTTGATTCTCGGCTGCCAAATAATCTATAAATTCATTAAAGGAATGTGCTGTTTTGAAAAAGGCAGTTATTGTGTTTTTTTCCCATTCAGTTTGTCCATTATAATTATTTTCACCTTGACCACAAAAATTTGTCCCTTTAGATGAAGAGAGTTTATTATCACAATAATTAAGTATGTTTTTATATACGCGATTTGTCCCCTTGGCTGCTGGTTTTGCAACCTTTTTATTATCTATTAGCCATTGACATTTTAATCTTAATATTTCATAACATTTTTCCTGCTTAACTGCTTCATACGCAGTTTCTAATTCTTTTTTCCAATCTTCAAATTCAGATATTTGTGTTTTTAAATATTCAACACCAGCTTTTTGTTCTTTCTTCAAGTTGGCTACTTTATTGCTTTTTTTTTCAAAGATATTGAAGTCATCTCCTGCTTTTTGAAAACTTAAAATAAAATCATATACATATTCCATTCGTTCTTTTAATTCGTCATACAAATAGGTATAACTAAAATCAGGAATAATATTACGATTATAAACTAATTTATAAGAATCTGTAGTTTTAACACCAGCATCATCAATAACTTCTACTTTTAATAAAAATAAGTATCTGTGACCTTCCTCAATTACTAAATTGTCGCAATCAGCTGCTGGGCAAATAATTCCAAAATCTTGTTTTATATCATCAAGATTACTAAACCCTCCACCCTTCCAATATTTTAGTTCTTCCTTATTATCATCTATTGGATTTTGAAATTCACCATTATTACCTTTGGTAATATTAAAAATAATTAGCTGGCGTTTTAATCTATTATAATTGTCAATTTCAGCATCTATATTAGCATCAGTTAAATCTTTTATAAAATCATCAAGTCTAACATTAGTACTAGCATCTAATACAACCCAATCCTGATAATTTGGATGTGGTATATTATCTGGAATTTTTCCATTATAAGGTTTTTTAGAACCATCTTTATCATCAATATATGTATCAATACTATTTGAATAAAAGTCATTTATATTTTCCCAACGCTCTACGCGCGCCATTTGCGCATTAAACGCATCCGTTAGGTCTATATTAACCGTTTCACCCTTTTTTACAAACCTTTGCCAAAGTTTTGTTTCATATGCTGGAAATTCTAATAATCTGAGTACTGGACCAACTAAGTCATCGGCAATGTCGTCACATACTGTTTTAACTCCATCGGCATCCATTACTGGTTCTATTAATCCGTGAATAGCTTCACAATATTTATTTAATTTTTGTATAGACTCATTTATTAATTTAATCTTATTTTTATACAATTTTTCTGTTAGCTCATTAGAATTAATTTTGGTTCTAATAGTAGCTAAAGCATCTGGTTCTAAACGGCCAGGTCTAGCAACTATATTTAAATCCCTAGTATCCCACATTATAGATTTTGGTGCGGTAAAACTATCAGTTGGTCTTTCTTTAATTGCCTCTTTTATTTCTGTGTAATAGTCATAAAAAGCATACGCAATTTCTTTCTGAAGCGTAAACATATTTAATTCCGAAATATTTACATTAAACTGTCTCAAACACCGCATCTCTAGTGAATTTGAATAAAATACAATATGTTCATATGCTGCCACTTCTGTCTCCTTAAGATTTATAAAACGCTTGTCTATATCGGCAATTGCATTTCTTGAAAAAATCTGCTTTGAAAAGAATCCTTTCTGGTTGGAAGTTGAAAAAAATGTTATATCAGGTTTGCCATCTACATATGCTTGACCTTTTATATCATTTTTAAATCTGTTAGATGATGTCTTATTATCCATCTCATCTTTGAAAACTTTATAAGTAATAGATAACTTGCCAGTAGAATCATCAATTCCAATCAGTACAGCTCTTGGAAAAATGTCCTTAATAAATTCGTCAAATAATGCGATTGCGTTTATATTACTATTTTCTAGTAGACTCGGGTCTATCATTTCTATTCTACCTGAAAAATCTATAATATTTTGTGGATTTAAAGAAACTGTAACTTTGTAATAAGGAAGACTATATAATTCATAATTGGCGCCATTGTCTTTGGCCATTTCCTGAGCAAATTGTTTAAGCATATCCCTTTCCTCAGCAACCTTTTGCTTTTCAAAATCAGCTGTTATGGCTGCTGCTCCAATTTTTACTATCTTTGACATTAGTGGTTTTGATATTATTATTCTGGTTGATTCTGTCACATTTGCTGCTGCTGGTATCATGGCTATTAATTCTTGTAGTTTTTCATTTGCTAAATCAGATTTATCTATGTCTACAGGAGCTTTTGTTTTAGTTTCTACCTTTTTTGCTGCTGTTAATTCTTCATCGGCCTGTTTAATTTCTTTTTCAAGAAAAAATAAGTCATATTGGCTTTTTGTCTTTTCTGCTTCTATTATCTTTATTTGAGCTATATTTATAACCTTTGTAATAAATTCTGGTAACCCAAAAAAATATATTTGCCATATATTTGCCTGGTTTGAAAAACAATGAAACATAACAATTAACATATATATATCACATTGTGTTCGTTCTATAACCATAATTTCTTTATTTTTTTCATACCTAGCTATTTCAGTCTTCCAATTAAACGTGTTCCTGTTTTCACCAAAATTTATTTCAAAATCAGGCGATTCAAACCATATTTGGTGCTTTTCATTATATATGCGAATAAATTCATGATATGCCTCTGTATTTTTATTATTAAAAGGTGGATTATCTTGAGCTAATTCACCAAACACTTTTAAATCATAATCAATACACATATTGGCCAACATACTTTCGCTATTGTTACCCATTTTATAATTACCAATCATCTTCACATAATTTGCTTTTATATATTTTAACAATACAACTGCGCTTTTAAAATATGCTGATTGAGCTTTAAAAATTTCTAATAATTGTTCTGATAATTTTTTAATTGTTCTGATATACAGTTTTTTTTGCTCTATCAAGTCACGCACTTTATCTTTAGCGCCAATCAGAGCCTTATCGGCTTTTGCCTTGTCAGCAGAAGATACTGCATCTACTTTTTCGTCTATAAGGTCTGTTATTTCATCTTCTAAATCACGATATTTACGTATAATAGGAGTAAAATCATTACTGATTGTATCAAAAAAATTTTGTGATGATTCTAATACTCTTTGTTTTGTTTCAACAAAAGTCATATAATATTCGTAGCCATTCTCAGTATTTGGTTTTACTGTCTTCTTATCCTTTGCCATTTTATCAGCGGCTGTTTTATCTATAGCTGCTTTTTCATTAGATATAAAATCTACGAATTTTGCGTCAGTTAAATTCATTATTAATGAAAATGTAATGGGGTCACTTGGATTCATAACGGATTTGACTGGGTCAAAATTAATAGGGTCATTTTTTTCTAAATCACCACTTAATAAATAATCTAAAAACTTGGGCATTTGTTTTAGCTGAGCTTGATTTGTATTAAATACGGTTTTTTGAAAATTTGATAGACCTTGTACTTGCTGTTGTTGTTGCTGTTGTTGTTGCTGTTGTTGTTCTATTATAGATGTGGCAACTCCTTTGGCTGAGTCATTTCCGAATCTTAATGATTTGTCTATTGATTCCAGTTCCTTTTCTGCCTCCTTATCTATATCTTTAATATCGCCTGAAACGCCTACTAATTTATCAATTGGTTTCTTGTCTATTTCCCAATCACCTTTCTGATAATGATTCGCTACAATTGTATATGGTTTTCCACCAATAGTCAAAATGTTTTTCCTTTTCAACAGAGTTTTGATTGTTAAATCTAAGTTAGTGTCAATAACACCATTTAATTTTGCTTGTTCAAAACTATAATCACTACTGCCAATTTTTTGAGTATTGAAAATGCTGTTTAATACACGTGCCTTTAAACTTTCAAATTCGTTTGCTAAAAAAAATTGCGTTAAAATCATTTCTTTGGGAGCGCCATTTGGTATGTCTTTTATAGCACGCATAGTTAATTCAAGTTCAGAGTCTGTAAATATAGTATCACTGTTTACATTTGGAACCAACATTTGTGGCATAAGAACAATCTTTTGCGCTCCATAAACACGTGTTTCCAAGTAAACAATAACACTTTTAGGCACCTTTTGTTTCTTGTTTGTTTTACCAGAAGCTGTGTTTGTCATTCCGTTTGGAATAACAGCATTGCTAATAGTTGTATTTGCTGTATTTGTTGTTGCTGTATTTGTTGTTGTATTATTAATATTGAATTCCATATTTATAATACTTATATATTTTTATATTATTGTTTACTGTAAATTACTGTAAATTAGAATAAGTTTCTACCATATAATCATTAAATGCTAAAAATGATTTATGCTGGTTCGTTTTAGTTTTCTCCTTCTTTGCCTTTTCTAAAATGGCAATTGCAGAATTAATTTCTGTCTCTGATACAACGCCATCCCCATTAGTATCCATTACTTTATTTAATAATCTATATTTCTCAGGGACAACACAATAAGGGCTCTCTTCATTGAATAAATGGTCTGATAAAACTGTAAATACAGCAGTTAATACAAGAGCTGTGTATATGTCACGAGTTCCCATCCATGCCATTGCGAAAACAAGTAGTTGTTTTGTTATATTCATTTTTAGATATTCTTCAGTAGATTTACTAAATTGTACGGATATGAATTTTGAACCAATATTTAATAAAATCATTATAATGCCGGCGAAAAACTTGCTATTATTTAGAAATGTTACATGATTGTGTACAAAACTTAATCCATTCTGAAAAACATTAGTCATTTATATTTAATTAATATAAAAAAATAAACAAACTGAATAAATGGTCTATATTTAACCTAGATAGCTATATCCACCTCCCATACTAAATGCTTCTTTCACAGATGTAGCAGCAACATCCTCTGTTGAAACAGGTTTTGATACAGGCAAAGTAGAAGAATCTTTAGACGCTATCGATGCCTTAACGGATTCTCTATCAACACCTTCTCCAATAACATTTGTCTCTGTCTTCTCCTTCTTTTCTTTTTCTTTTTCTTTTTCCTTTTCCATGTCACTTAATTCAGGCATAGATTCCGGTAAAGCATCAGACATATTTGTATTCCCTTCAAACATAAACATATTTGACGCAATAATTATACACAACGCAACTAACAATCCTAAAGTAACATTATTCATTGCGAAAATAATAATTACACCTATTAACACAACTCTTCCTAAAATATTGCTATACATATTATGTATCGCTCTAGGGTTGATAATTAAAGCTACAACTAATAACATTAATAAAAATCCAAGTCCGTGCATTTTGCTCAGTTCCATTCTTATATAAAAGCAGATATATTTTATTTTTATAGTTTTTTACAGGTTTCTTTCCTTTTAAACAAGGTTTAAAACAAGTTTTAAAACAAGGTTTATAGTTTTATTACAATAAATAATTATCTTATTTTTTATTAAGAGAATGTCTTCTTTAGCAATGACTGCCCAATCAATAGAAAATTCAGATTATAGTAATAACCATATAATAAATAGAAAAAGACAAACAAATAATAAAACTCAAAAAAGAACACCTACATCTTTTAGTGATATAGACCATTCAAAAGTTCAGAATGTGCTAAATTCTATTCATAGAAACTTGATTGATGACAATGGGGAAAATCTAGGCGACTATAAGCCCGGGGCTATTTCTGCTCCGGTCAATGCCAGCTATACACCCATAAATCCTTTAGCCCCACCTGCTTCTATGAGACAAAAACAAGAACAAGACCAAGGTCAAAAAGAAGGTATGACAAACTATGATTATAACGCAGATGATGTAGACAATTATAGCAGCAAATATGTGCCACAACCAACACAAAATGACGGTACCGATTTGCAGGATTTACAAAGTGTGCATATGAATAATGAACAAGTGAAGCGATATTTTAAGAATATGCTACCAAGTTTTCAGCCTCAAAATCTTCGTGACCCTAATATAACCCAAAATCAAAATCAAAATCAAAATCAAAATCGTGACCACATTCAACCTCCTAATTACCAGCCTCATAATTACAATCAAAGTTCAGACACAAACCAAGTGCTTCTTGAAAAGTTAAATTATATGATTAATTTGTTAGAAGAGCAACAAGATGAACGAACTAACAACGTAACTGAGGAAGTCATATTATACTCCTTTTTAGGAATATTCATTATTTTTGTTGTTGACGGATTTGCCCGTGTTACCCGATATACTAGATAAAATAAAACAAATTATGCCAAAAATAATTTGTTTTACAAATTATATATAAATGCTTAACCATATTGAAATTGTTGTGGCACGTTATAATGAAGACTTAAAATGGACCAAGGAATATCCATTCAATCAATTCAAATATACCATATACAATAAAGGCGTCAATGACGATTTTACAAAGCCGTCATTATATAGGACATTTCAGCTACCAAATGTAGGAAGATGCGACCATACGTATCTGTATCATATTGTCAATAATTACAGTAGTCTAGCACCTATAACCATATTTTTGCCAGGTTCCATACAAATTTATTACAAAAAGGCCACGGCAGTTAAGTTAATAAATCATATTTTAAGTTTAAAAAATGCGGTCTTCATGGGATTCAAAACATCGAACATCAAAGACGAATTTAAGCGATTTAATTTAGATACTTGGTCGGCAAGTGACCCAAATAATCGCGTAAATAACGCAGATAGTCATTTACAACCAGCACGATTAAGACCTTACGGTAAATGGTATAAGTATTTTTTCGGAAACATTGCCGTGAAAAACTACTGCTACATGGGCATTTTTTCTATTAACAAACTGGATATTATTAAGCATGATATAAGTAGATATACCCAATTATTAAATAGTATTTCAACCCATTCTAATCCCGAAGTTGGGCACTATATTGAGCGCAGTTGGGCAGCAATTTTTCACCCGTTGGTCGCTACGAAATTTGTTCAAGTATAATGTTCTCTAGTTAATTAACGATAAACGTTTTATAGGGACTTACTGGGCTACGAGCATAATTATAGAAAAAATATGCGGTTGGTGACTCGCATACAGGATGTGTTTTAATTTTTATATTGTCTATAATACATTTATTATCGCTAATATCTTCTATTGCCAAATAATGATACTCTGGATTTTTCAACAATATTGCCCATAATGCATTTTTGAACCCCTGTATGAACATCTTCATTGGAATAGAAGTTGAATTCATTGACGAAACCAATGTTAACAATTCCTTGCCTTTTTCTATGTTAGTGCATGTTTTTCTGAATATATAAATTGCATTTATTTCCATATCAGTCATCATCATATAAATATATAAATTTTTGCTACTAGAAAGACTTATTAAATTGGATAATTCAGGAACAATTGTAATATCCCATTTTTTATTTTCATTAATAAAATTATATAAATAATACATGTTTTGACTGTCACCAACTAACAAACTAGTCTTGGAATGTAATTCCGGTGGCGGTTTTATCCAATTTTTCATATTAAACAAATAGGTATTATAAGAAGTTATTGGAACAATCCCAGTTAATTCACCTTCTCTTTTAAACAAACTAACACACATTTTTTGATTCATATGACACTGATTGTATTCGTGTGTTTGTATTAATTGCGGAGCAATATTCTTCTTTCTGAAACCTTTTTTCACACATAAATAGTCCACATAAAATACATCAAACTTTATTAAGTGTTGCTTAGTATTATATATTGTCACTGTTAATGGTCTGCTGGTTATCGCGCCAATAAGTGTTTTGGTCTCTACTGTGTTGTTTGTTTTCATATCTAATAGCACATCTGGTTGCCAAAAAAAAGATAAATATGTCGGCGAATTGTGGCCTTCAAAATATGGCATTATATTTTCTTTTTCCGGAATAAAAGTGTTGCCGTCATTGCGCAAATAGTTAAGTTGTATTAGGTCTATAAAATCTCTTAACTTAACATCTGATACCTTGCTTGGTTCAATTGTCTCTATTTCCTTGAGGTTTGTGTAACGGTTTTTTTCTGGCAATTCGTGGCGAATTATACCTACATTGAAGAACCAGTAATATATGTCGTAAAAATGGTAGACTGGCTGGACTGCCCAAAATCGGTATTTGATTCTGATAAAAATGAAAAATAATATAATTAATAATACAATTGACCCAATAAAATATAAAAGCATATATAAGATTTTTATATTTTTTTATATGGTTACTAACTATTATTATTATTCTTAGGATTTTACCTTGGTATAAACAGTTTACCATTTTGACCACATTTAGTTTCATCTTCTCTACATTTGCCAATAGAATCGTGCCTGAAATTTACATTATTGTCACTTCTTACAAATTTAGAACATGTGTCTAAAATTTCACTTAATGCAATAGTATTATTATTTTTATATGGAACATAATTTACACATTTTCGGCAATCAGGTAATACAGTATTCTTTGCTATGGTATTCTTTACTATTTTATCTTTGAGTACATGGAAAAATGAGTTATATGTGCTCATATTTGTATTTTAAAATAATTTATAAAATTATGTTTATATTGGTTTTTATTTTTTTTGTATTTTATTTATTCAGGTAGTATTTTGTAATATTCTATTACTCTATTTCTAATAATATAAATGGCGGAAATCGTCAATAATGTAATTTCAGTAGAAGACCTTACTATCATTGGCAAATCATTATTATTGATACTATAATATATCCACATACCAGATGACGTTATACTTAACATACAAAATATTAAGGAGAGTACATTTGTGCTTTTGTTTTTATATATAAGAAACATAAAAATAAATCTACCTATAACGGATATTGATGTTGCCGTATAAGGTAAAAAATTTAATTGGTTATTATTCATTATTTTATTTACTTATTACACTAAAATTACATTTATATTTTTTTAATAATATTATGAAAATTATTATAAAACAGCTTAAAAAATATTAAATATATATATTAAATAATATGGTTTACTCTATTGACAATTTAATACAACAATGTGGTAAACAAACTGCTATGGATATTTTACCAAGCCTATTTATAAAAATCAACACTTCTTCTGCTGTAGAAAAGATGTCTATGTTAGATTATGAATACGATGTTTTTTTTAATATTTCATCTTATATGGTTACAAATGAATTAATAAAGGCATATATTAATAAGGAAAATTCAACTGAGTATGTGCAAGAATTAATGTCAGTTATTAGTTTATTTTACAATTGCAGGAACAGCATTGACTCTGCTGATGTTGATTATATTGTTATTAGTTATTTGGGAGATTTTCAGGTGCGTTTTAAAAACAAGAGCGCAACTGATAAGCCTTATGGAAAGTCATTGTATTTAGACATGCAGTCATTGCGCATTGCTTTAATTGATGAATACACCATACAAATATGGCGCCGAAATTATATGGTATTTAGAAATGGTGTTAAAATGATTGGTGGTTATTTTGCATTAAAGTACGTCCTTGATTATTTTGGCATTAACTACTATAATTGGAGTGGATTGATTGGAATGTAAAATAATTGAACAATTTTTATTTGTATATGAAAAATATATACAAATAACACAATATAAATATAAATATAAATATAATGGAAACAAATTATTGCCAGTATAGCATAATAGAATTAAAACAACTTGTTGTAAATAATCAAAAGGAAATACTTGCACTAGATGAAAAATCTATATACTCACTTAGCTATTATTATTATGACGAAGGTGTAAAACGTGCTCAATTGGTTGCCCAAATAAATGAAATAAAAATGGAAATTTTGTATAGAGAAGATGACGAGAAATTTATAAAATACCGACCAATGAAGGACCGGGACCCACTTAAATACAGGCCAAAGAAGTCAAAAACATAACAAAATAGAAATAACATGATATTATTTTACAGTTGAATATTTATCAATTGTTACCGCCTTTGTAACATTTTTCACTATTTTTTCTATATTTTCTTGTTGTTCTTCTACTGTGACACCCGACATTGAGTTCATTACTATTTTGTTGTATTTTACGTTTTTTTTTGCCCTTGGGTCTTGACATCCCGGATTTTCCTTGACCCATTCATTAATTTGCTTTATATTTTTGAATGCAATTTGCTTAATTGCCTTTTTAAGATTGGGTTTGTCATCTTCTTCCTTTGTCCAACAATCATTCTCTTTAATATACACTGTTTCGCGTTTTAAATCACTGCAGTGTATGGGTCGTAAATATGTATCTAATTTATTCAGATTCTTTAATAAAATATTGGAAACACCGTCAGCATAGTCCACGTGGGCAAAATTCTCTAGGTCAGACAGTTGCATTTTAATTGTATCTACAAATTCGCTCATATTCATAGCTCCCTTACATTTTTCATTCAAAAACACATTCAAATTAAAAGAATTGTTTGAGTTTACATTATTTATAGTGTTGTTAGTATTATTACTATTATTGTTAGTAAAATCCTTCTTAATTAACTCCATAATTAAATTCTTAAATTCTTTATTTTCATCAATAAGGTATTTTATTAGATTGTCTTTTTTAGATAAGTCAGGGTTTGTTTTGTCATTATCTAAATTGGTCTTTGATTCAGTATCGGAATCTGAATCAGAATCAGAATCGGAATCCGAATCAGGGTTATTGACTATATCATTCGTATTATTTTTGTGTAATAAATTGTATTTATTTACATCAGAACATATTTTTTTATGTTTACAAAGTGATGACGCATGCTTATAATTCTTTCCACATATACATTCTAAAACAACATTATCTTTTGGCGTAAATCCGTTAGCATTTGTTAGCCTTTTATGTTTTGATGTCATTGTGTGTCTATTCCAGTCACTCTGTTTACAGCATTTAAAGTCACAAATTTCACACATAAATTTTCCAGCGTTTTCCGGCGTAAAAATGGCGTTTTCCATCTATATATTAGGCAAAGAAAATAAACGCCTAAACTTTCCGCCAAAATTTCAAAAAATTATCGTCACGTTTTTTTCACACAAAAAATATAATTTAGAGCATCTCAGTCACAACGTGAAAAAACAGCGTTTTTCAAGATTCCCTTTGGGTGTTCATTTTTGGACATTTTTAAAAATGTCCAATTTTCATTTCCCTTTTTACTTTTCGGAAAAATTATGAAACTTTCAAAAAGGGGAAAATGAAAACATCATGTTAACCTTTTAAATATTTCAGAAATAATATAATACAAACTGGTTTAAAAATATAGTGTGTAGTTAATATAAAATGGCTAGTAAAGATTCAAAGTTTGGTAAAAAGAAGTCTGGTAATAAATTTAGTAGGGAAAAAACATTTGCTTCATCGGAAGCAGATATTTTGCGTGCGAATGAGAAACAAAATACATATAAGGAGGAAAGAAATGTTGAGCGGTATCAGCGCAGAGTAGACGCTGGGTTAGAAGAAAAGAAAGTAGACACAAATAAAAATAATGTGGATTCTGATTAATTAAAATGAAATATAAACTATTTAAATTGTAGATAAATTTATCCTCCTAGCAAACTCCGGTGCCATATTATTATATTTTCGTGAATCTTCAAGCTCATCGTCTGTCATTTCTTTAATGTTTTTTATATTTCTTATATATATTGTTTTACGGTCACCACCAATATGATTTGACCAACGAATTGCGTTTAACAAATGTATATCAAAATGAAAGAAGCCACGGCCATTTGGCAAATCACTGTGGTCTTCATTTCTATGAAATAAGGGCGTGCCTACTACTATATCCCAATCATTTAGAAAAACTGCTATTGCAGCGCCCTTCATTGCTGCCCTCCAGATTATTTTTTGAAACATCATTTCTATTGTTTCCATAACTTTATCAACTACTTGTTCTTCTTTCTCAACAGGTAAAACAACCTCTTTGCACTGCATCATTGACAAAATGTTTCCACTCATTTTATAAGTTTACGATATACGTTTTTATAAAATGAATAACTTATACAATTTTATTTCAATTTTTTGTTAGTATGTTTTTCTTCAATTAGGTCTTACATAAAAGCACAAATAATTCATATTCTCTGTTATATCGTGAACCTTGACATTATTAGAAATTCGTAAAGCCTCTGCGTGTTCAGCTAATGGCTGTCCGGCAACAACAATATCAAAATGTGTAAGTTCAAAATCAATCGCTATATATGGTTTAACAAATTCCATCAGTTGCCAAATGGTCCAATCGGGACATACTGTATAATAACGTATTGCCGTTGTATAAATCAACTTGAACCGAATTGTTACTGGGGTAAAATGGTGCTCCTCATTTTGTTCCGGGTTCAAATTTTGCCTACTATCAGCTAGTTGTATTTCAATTTGTTGCGACATTGGGTTGTATTATTTATTTTATACTTTATTGAATTATAAGTATTTTATAATTCAATTTTATTTATTTATTCCGGCTTAACAAAGAAATACAAATACTGGTATTCATATTGCACATTTATCAAATCCACCTTGCTGTCTAAAATAAACCCTTGTTGTTGAACCTCATTTACAATTGAATTCAATGTAGGCATATACATAATATGTTCATTTTTGCGAACCTTACCATCTGTATCATTCTTAAATTTTTCTTCAAATGTTGCTATGTTTGTATCCGAATTTAATTTGAAATCCGCACTATATCTGAAATCATCAAATTTAACCTTAGTAGATGTAATTCTCTTCTCAGCATAGCGCTGCGGTGAAACATATAACAATGGATTTCCAGGAGGTAAAATTGGGTCAAACTGGTCTCTATCTACTAAATGAAGAATTAAATAACCACCAGGTCTTAACCACTTCATTGCATTTTGGAAAAATTGCGTCTTGTCTTGAATATAGTAAATTGTAAAATACATACATGTAATATGTGTAAATGAATTCGGACCAAATTCTCCTGAATTGGTCGCATCCCCTACTTCAAATTTGTATTTGGGAAAATCCTCTTTTGCCTTTTTTACCATAGACGGCGATAAATCAATTCCTAAAACATCTAAACCTTTAGCAGCAAGACCAGCAACATGATGACCAGTGCCTGAACCAACATCTAAAATCTTGCTCTCACTAGTTGGTACGGTTTTATTCACAATTTCACCAACTTCATAGTCATCTTTTAAATTGCTAAATACTAAATAGTCATAAATGTCCACATAAAATTCATCATAGACATCATTTCCAGATTTTAGTAAAAATTTGTCAGATTGCTCAAATCCTTCACGCATTTTGTTGAAGCCAGATAGTAAAAACATACTTATAATCAATAATGATGCAAAAAATAACATTTTACCCCACACGGAAAATTTATTATATGTGTTTATCAAAGATTTTAATTGGGTTTCAATAATATTAGTCATATATAATTTATATATAATTTTATAAAATATATAAGTAACAATAATATTATAATATATTAATAATTTTAATAGCAGTTTTTATACCCTTCACGCTATTTCCATACTTATTTAATGGCGGTGAAACAATTCCAATTCCCATTTTTCCTGGAACAACAAATAATAAAATTCCACTTACACCACTTTTTGCGTGAATACCATATTTTTTCATCCAATCTTCAGTCTCATTATATAAACCGTTTAATTCCATATGGTCTAATATATATTTTACATTTCTTTTAGAAATAATTTTGTTTTTTGTTTTTGGATTTGTTCCACCATTTGCTAAAGTAGCTGCCATTATTGCTATATCAGCGCTTGTAACCATAACTGAACATTGTTGAGTATATATATCCACACTTGTTTCAACATCACTATAAAATTTGCCGTATGATTTTAATAAGTAGGCAATTGCTAAATTATGTTCTGAATGTAATAACTCAGATTTATATATTTTGTCACCTACAAATAATTTTCTTCCAGCAAATTCACTCATATTGTCTATTATTTTTTTACAACATTTACGTTTATCTTTTTCACATAATAAACTAGTTGTAGCCATTGCACCACCATTGTCAAAAGAATTAATTGTATGATTTTGTATTCTATCTACTGAACAAATTGAATTAAATGCTTCATCCGATTTATTTTCACCAATTTTCTTTTTTAAAAGCGGAATACCAAATTCATCTAATGCTAAAGCCAATGTAAATATTTTTGAACATGATTCAATCGCAAAATTATGATTATAATCACCAATATTAAACATTTGACCATCTACAGTATAAATGGATATAGCATATAAATCAGAGTCTACTTTAGATAATTCAGGAATATAATCAGCATTTTTACCACCTTTTGTATTTTTTAACTTGTTGTAAATTTTTTTAACTTCTTCAACATTAATCATTATAATATTTATATATCTTTTTATTTTTATCAATCTTTTTACTATTGTTTAAAACATACAGGAAATCCTTTATATAATATATTTTCTACAGGTGTCATTCCCTCATCTGAATCTGGAATAGCAATCATATAAATATTACCATTAATGCTTCCATCTTGGTTACAATTTATAGATTCATTTTCAAATTCATATATACTATAAACACCATTTTCATTAGGGTCAGATATATTCATCTTTATAAATTTTCCTAGGGGCTTAGTATCTGAAGTATCTGATACAGATAGACTGTAAAAATACAAATATTTGTATGAAAAATAAACAGCTCTTGTCATTTTGTCATCAATTGGTATTCTAGAATACAATGTAACTCCATTAGAAGTTAAGTCATTTATCTCTGTGTAATGAAACGACATAATATAATTATATAATACTATTATTTATTTATATTATTATTTATAGAATTTTATATTTATCTAAAAATGATATATTCTAAGCATCGGAATTATTAATCTTTTTACTATTGTTTAAAAAACACAGGCCAGTCATTATAAAACAGTAAATCCACTGCCACCATCCCCTCATTTGAATCTGGTATACCAACCAAATAAATATGACCATCTGTTTTCCCATCTGGGCTACAATCAACAGTCCCTAATTCAAATTCATATACGCTGTAATTGTGTTCGTAATATGGACAACCGCTACTATGTCTGCTTATTTTAACAAACTTACCAAGTGTTTTTATATTAGAATCAGGGTTATTAGATGATGGACTATGAAAATACGAATATTTGTCCGAAAATGTTGTTGCGCGTGTAAATACTGTAGTTAGTGGCGTCCTAAAATAGACTTGCTTGTTGTCTAATATTAACCCGTCTATTTTTGTATAATGGAATGACATTTGTTATGTATTATATATTTTTGTTTTTATATAGTTTATATAAGTTTTATAACGTATTATTTTTTCCTAATCTATTACAAATTATGAATGATAATGAAATCAATGATGTAAGGGAACAAAGGCATTTTAAAGGTGTTACATTCTCAGAATTTAAGAAAACAGATGCCAAAAAGGAGCTAGTAATTAGTCTACAAAAGGCCAAAATAGAACCGGCTTGTTACTGGAGTGCAGAACTAATTTGCGCCGGCCATTATTCCGACTTATGGGACACAATTATTGGGTTCTATACAAAGCATATCCACATTGGCAATCCAAAACTAGTAACATATTTGGACCTGCGTATTTCTAATTTCAAGGAGCTTGTTACCAATGGTTTTATAGACCAAGAATTAAGATTAAGGAATAGTGACAAGATGCGTAAATTATTTTGCGAAGTAATGTGCGTTCTATGTGAAGCTAAACGGCGACACTGTTACTCTGAGGTAAAAGTCAAGAAGGAGGAATTTGATTTGACGCATATGACTGAGCGATTCAAAGCGCCAAATGTAAAATACGCCGAAAACGTGTTTTTAAAAGATGACCCAAAAGAGCTGTTTATTGCGGCAAATGAGTTTGCATACAATTTATCAGAAGAAGGTAAAAATAGTCTGAATGCGTGTTATTGGATGGAATGGATTATTGAGTTTGAAACCATTTGTAAACAGAAAAAAGAGAAGTTTAATTGCGAACGTAGAGTGTTTGCCAATGTGGATGTCAAATGCCAGATGGATATTATATGGATTGTGTGGGATATTTTTTTAGAAGAGGCGGCAAAAAGGAATACATTGGTTCAACGTATAGTGAATAGTGCGTTAAATATTTTTTGTTTAAGATACAGACCAGGTTGTCATAAGAAGCGTAGACTACTTATGTATTTTATCATAGAAGTATTTACAGAACCTTTTTCCACGGATGAAGAAATAGTAAAAGATAAGGCAAAAATACAAGTAATAACACAAAATATAAACAAAATTTACAAACAAATAAAGAAAAACGAGCATTCACCTGGAACCGATTATTTGTATCAGAATACAAAGGCATCTAATTTAGAGAAAACAATAGAGAAACTAGAAATGATGAATAGTTTGGGTGAGGAATACATACCACGGGTCTAATAAAAACCAATATTTTATATTTTAATATTATTACATTGTATATAAAATATAAAATGCGTTATACAAAGGGCAATAAAATGAATACAACTAACAAAACCAGACGTCAAAAATCACACATAAATAGTCTTAGTAAAAGCAATAAAACATATTCACATCAGAACATTGTGTCCATGTTTCTACAAATGTTAAATACCGTGAAATTATATCATTGGAAAACTACAAGCTATGCTGAACATAAGGCCACAGACGAGCTATATTCAAAATTAAATGAAAGCATTGACACTTTCGTTGAAACAATGTTGGGTAAAACTGGTTCGCGAGTTAATCTAACAAATACTAGGTCTATTCCTTTGTTAGATTATACTGATTTAAATCACTTTAAAAAGGCAGTTGAAATTGCCAAACAATTTTTAATTAACATGGGAACAGACGCAATACTAAAGTCAAATACAAATACTGATTTACTGAATATTAGAGATGAGATTTTAGGACATTTAAATCAATTCACATATTTACTAACATTTAAATAAATTATTAGTTATTAGTTATTATTTGTCGTTATTATAATAAAATTTATTATATTTTTTTATTATAATGAGCACAGTAACCGCAAGCAATAAAGACTTGTCAAGCACCTTATCTGATATGTTTTCAAGTAAACCGTCAACACCAAGTTCCAATACATATGAACCTGGAGCATATTTAAATAGTAGCACAGGCAATACGGATACTGGTTTCTTTTCCAGTATGTCGTGGCAGACTTGGCTAATTATTATATTAGTTTTAGCACTTTTAGGTTTTAATGTGTTTATTTATTTAGCAAAAGGAACCGGGGTAGTTGCCGAGTTTATTAACAAATATTTTGGTCCTTTGTTGAAATTATTTGGTATAAGTGTATTAGAAACAACTAAACAAACAGTAAATGTGAGTGCCACTGGAACTAAAGCTGGTGTAGATGTTGTCGCAAACACAACTACTGGTGTAATTAATGCTGTAGAAAGTATTGGAGGACAACAAATGCCAAGCTCACAACAAATGCCAAGCTCACAACAAGCACCCAGCTCACAGAAAAATTCTATGCCTGTTCAAACCCAAGATGATTCAAGTGTTCACCAAAATACGCTAGATAACTCATTAAATCATTCATCTCAAAGTAGTGAGCCGCGACCTGATGATTCGGCAAGCAGCTATGGAAAGGCTGGTTGGTGTTATATTGGCGAGGATAATAATACAAGAACGTGTGCTGAAGTAGGTGTGAATGACCGTTGTATGAGTGGCGATATATTTCCAAGTCAACAAATATGTATGAATCCTAATTTGAGGACATAAATAAATAATAATACTAAAATTGTAATTGTTAGTATTATTTGTTAAAAGTATAATAACAGCATAGCATGACCACCACTACCACCAATTCCTCTAACTGTGAATCCTGAAAATGGCCCAGCTCCTCCTCCTCCTCCACCACCACCATAACCTTGAATTGTATTAAATCCGGCCCCTCCATTACCACCATTTGCATTAACAAGACCACTTGAGCCATTAACACCCGTTCCACCACTTGTGCTTCCAGTTCCGCCGCCGCCACCCCCTCCGCCACCATTATATCCAGCGTGATTTGTTCCACCGTTATTTCCAGCTCCACCGCCTCCTCCGCCTCCCCCAAATAGCACATTTGATTGAAGACCATCACCTAAAAATTTAATATAGTTACCAACGCTGCCATTTGTTCCTTTGAAAACATCACCGCCATCAGAACCATTTGTTATTACTGCTGGAGAATTTACTCCATATGCATGTCCACCTACACCAAACTCACCTGAAACGGAGCTAGACGGAGACAATATGCTGTATACTGAATTCATTGTGATACTAACGTCACCTCTAGTTAAAAATTGACCGCTACTAGCAGTTATATTAAATGTCCAAAGATTAGTAGCATTTTTAAATATTGTATCTGATATTAAATTAATGTTGGGAATAATAATAGAATAATTATTTTTTGGAAAATTAGTAATAACACTATTGTAGCATCCTCCTGCTCCTGCCCCAATGCCTCCTTGTGAATAATAACCAGCAGAGAAACCCGATTGACCTTGACCACCAGTACCAACTATCATATAATACAAATTCTGAATATTTCCAGCTGTCACATTAAAATAATAGGAGCTACTAACATTGTTAAATAATATATATGTAAACCCTGTAGGTGTTGTAGAACTAGTTAACGGATTATAATTAGTTACAGACCCATTTGTTGTATATGCATATGTATTTGTTACTACAATGTTGGATGCGTCTGATGATATATTTCCACTTAAAGATTTAACATAATATGAATTAATAATACCATTTGTATTATCAAATACATCAGAATAACTTGTGTTTTTTGTATTTCCAATGAAAACATTATTTTTAAACACATTATAGCTTGTTACAGGTAGACCACTATCATTGGTGGTCCAAGATAGATTTGCTATGTTAAAACTACTACTTATTGATAGCAAAGGAGGTGCGGGTTTTACAGCGCTTACTAAATGAGCATTTACAGGCCATTTATCTGTGCTATTTGTCATAATATATCTTTGTCTAGGATACCAAGTAGTTATCCCGTCATTCCAACAAAGGGTCTCAATGGGTCCAGGAACATCTGAATCGGCAGTTAAATGACAATTATCTGTTTTAACTGGCATAACAATTTCACCAGTGCATACATTTTCTTTGGAACCGCAAATAAGAGTACCAAAGTCTTGAATAACAACCTGCGTATTATTATTAATATTTGAAGGACAAGTAACCGATGAATCAGTTACAACCCCGTTCAATGTAACATTTACTCCACCAACTCGTGCCAATTGTTGATTATTTGGATTTGTGTAACCATTTGCCGATTGTGTAGCCCATGTTTTATGCCGATTTGTCCACTGACCTTTTGCTATTTGCGAATATCTTTGGTTTTTGGTAAGATTGCTACTATTTTTCTTATATTGCAATACGTTACCCTTATTTAACATGGCTAGTTCAGTAGCTAAACTAGACACAGGCACTTCTTTATTTGTATATGGAAGTCTTACAATTGTGTTTGGATTTAGAGTTTCACTTTCAAAAGAACAACTATTTTGTACTCTAGACCACGCCCTTGGAGGCTGTGGTAAATAGTATTTTCCATTAAAACAATACATCTTAATATATTAAATTATATAAAATATTAAGATTATATCAAATATAAATCCCCAAAACCTGAATGATTTAAGGATTAAATTGGTCACCTGAGCCAAAAAAGAACCATCTCAGTGACAAATAATTTGGATTTTGCATATTCATTGAATTTGAGCCAGACCCAACCATCTTTGTATTAGGTCCAGCAATAACCATTTTTGAAATTTCAGTAGCACCCAATGCATAATTATAATACCATAAATTGGATACATATCCTGAAAATCCACCATTCATACCAACATAGATATTTCCATAATTTTGTTTTGGAACACCATTGAGTTCGTGACTTTTGGTGATTGTGCCATTAATATACACATCCAATGTAGTATTTTGGCAACGAATAATAACATTAATCCATTTATTTAAAGGAATATTTGGAATGGTTATCTCTTCATTAATTACATTATAAGTATTCATATAAATGACTAAAGTGTTTGTATTTGGGGCAATATAAAGACCGGGGGCATTATTTGGAAAATTTAAACCAGCAGGCCCATTTTTATCATTCGCAAAATCGTTACCCTTATAAAACACACATCTATATTGTCCAGAATTGTAAGTCAAATCATCAATATAAATCCATGTAGACCAAGTGAACTCAATACCATCATTTGCATTAGTTGACCGTGATATTGTGTTGGCACCACTGGAATTTGGGTCTTGCGGAATAATCATTAATTGTTTTGCGTCAACCATACCATCTATTAATTTGGGAGTCCCACTAGGACCATAAAAGTATCCTAAAATTGCGATTCCAATACGCAATAATATAATAAATCCAAAAAGGACAAGTAATAAAAATGCGACTCTTGCTACTAAACTATTGGATTCAAGAAAATCATTGGATGCATTTACGTAATTATTTGACGAAAATTTATTAAATGTATCTGAACCAGAACCTAAATTAGAACCTGTATTTGAATAAGAATTTCCATTCATCTTATATATATTATATATTATATATAACAAAAGAAATCATACCTAAACACTAAAACTACTATCTTCAGTATTTCCATTCATCAAAGATACCTTGACAGAGTATTTTCCAAAAATACTAGACAACATGCTTGCTCCATATCCAGCTTCATAAGTATTGTAAGCCTTTTGAGGGTCGCAAGGTTCCGACCAATATTGAAATTTAGCAGTCCATCCAGAAAATCCGCCATTAGGAGTAACATAAATAGGAGCAGTTTGGTCTATCTTTGCGACGCCGGGCAACACACATGTTCTTACTAATTTACCATCAATATAAATATCCATTGACCTTCCATAAGTACTAACTAACAAATTAACCCACTTCTGGATTGGCACATTTGCGACTTCACATCTATGGACAATAGAATTTGTAGTGCTAGTGTCTGTACTAGGAACAGTGTCAAGTCCAGGAAATACTGACAATGAAACCACAATATTATTTTCAAGAGCTCCTAAAACTACAGATGGACAAGGTTCTAATTTTTTATTGGCACCAGTATTCATTCTTCCAAAAACAACCTTTTCTTCACCATAACGATAATTCCAGTCATCAATATACATCCAAATTGAATATGAAAAATTTGACGTATTTCCAGAATTTGAAGACGTTGTTAATGATGTTGCGGTAATAGTCTGCATCGTTTGTCCAGATGTTAATCCAGTTAATGTACTAACATCTTTTGAAATATACAAAATAACAACATATAACAATACTACAATAATCACAAATAATAACACGTTTTTGGCTTCCATTATTTATTTATAGTATATACCTAGAAATTACTTTTTTCTGTTTCTTCTCTTATTTTGTTATTTTTATTTATTTATGTTCTTAATTAAACAATCCGGTTATTTTTTCTACTATATTTTTTCCGGCATCAGGAATAATTGGCGGATTTGAATCTTTTAATGATTCATAAATAGTATGAATTTGCATATAATTTACCGGTGTATCAAAGTAAACCAGGTTAGCTACATTTCCACTAACGCCATCATTAGAACCAACCGTTAACATATCAAATTTCATATAAGGAACAACCTCAATGGCTGATTTCACTAATTTGCCATTATAAAATACATCTAAAGTTCCGCCATTATAATTCAAAACAATATTATTCCATTTCTGCAGTAATACATTTGGTTGTTTATATATAATACGATTACCACCATCGTCCAAATCAACTTCTACTGGCATTGTCTTAACATTTTCTATCTTGTTCTTTATATCGGAAACAGAAAATCCTTCCTTTATATTTTTATTTGGTTTTTGTAAAGATATTCTAGTATCGCCGTCATTTTTTACAGTAATTAGTAGTGTATTATGTACTGCATCATATTTAACACATGGGTTATCTCCATAAGATACTAAATTGTTTACCTTATTATAAGCACTGCTTGTGCTTGGTGGGAATGAATCTAAATAAAACCAGAATGAAATTGCATACTTGTAATTATATTTTTCAGATGTATTTTGCAAATCAGAGTCATTCGCAGTGATACTTGCATCTGTTTTAACATTAGCATTTAATTCTTGATAAGACGCTACATTTGCTTGTTTATCTGTTGGAATAGGTTCATTTACCCACGATTTACCCCCTTGACCATAAAATTTGTTTGAAAAATATGGATATAAAAATATTTTGATTAGGAAATAGCCGCCAAATAGAGCTAGACCAAGTAATAACATCATCATTTCAGTTTGTTTTGTTTGTTTATATTGACCTGTCAAATAGTCAAAGATATCAACTATTATACAAGGAATATAAAGTATTGTATTTATTATTAAACTAAAGATAGGACTTTTCTCTAAATAACCACCAATATTTGCTAGTTTCCAAATGATTGCTAACATTCCAATAAGCATAACATAATTTAAAATCGTTTTACCAATATGATTTTCAGAGTATGAATCTTTATCAAACGCGCCTAGCCAAAATACTAAACCATATAATAATAGTCCCGAAATTCCAAATGCTGCTATTACATATATAGATTTGGTAAATAGTTGAAGCCAACTAGTATCAGCATCGGATGATGACCATTTAGCTGGATTTATTAAAAAATAATGATATACAAATATCATAAAGAAAAATATTAGGCCGAAGGTTGCGATAAGAAATGTTGAAACACCTAGATATTCAGTCATTATATTCCACGGGTTATAAAAATACAACAGTGATATAACTAAAATATATAGGACAAATATAGTTGTAAATTTTGTGCGTTCACTATAAAATAATTGAGCATTTCTTGGCAGTTTTAACATATTTGACGTGTCGTCTTTTGTTGTTATAAAATAGGCAATAATTAACAGTGATAATACTGCAAATAATATACAATAGTTTAAGGTTAAAGCTTTTTGTTTCTTAAAATCTTCACTAAATATAATAATCAAAATAATAATAAATGATATAACTGCTCCAATAATACTTGTCTTATTCAAAAAATTACTTTGAGACGCTTCTATTCCTTTTTTAGAATTAATAAACATTTTGCCCAAAATCCCAGCACAAAGGAAAAAAATAATAGTAAATACTATAATATAAATAACATTTGATGTAACCTTAAATGGATTAAAAATTATCAACATAATTATAACCAAAATAATTACAGCAAGCCCAAATAAATAAATTTTATACTCGTTTATTTGGTCCAAATACTGTATTCCTCCTGCTTTGAAAGAAGCGGAAAAATCGTCTAAAGACTGTGATACGCCTGTTTTTTTGTCTTTTAAATACGTATATGCATTAGATTCTTTGATTTTGTCTACTAAATTATATTCTTTTGGTAATGAAGAATAATTTGTATTTTTATTAGAACTCATTGTTTATATTATATTAATATAGTATGATATAAATATTCGCATAATAATTGTTTATAACAAAATATTACATATTTTCAGCAGCCGTTTTTTGCCCGTGGCATTCGCGACAAAGTGCTACCAAATTTGTCGGGTCATTGCCTCCACCATGTTCCAAACGTATCTTGTGGTCAACCTCAAATGTGTGTGTTAGTTTATTATTACAATGGCCGCATTTCCAGTCTTGAATAGACGCCACATATTTTTTCTTTGTCTCGCTAACAGAACGTTTTGTTGCCTTTTGACCTGACAACATATGACGTTGTTTTAAAGCCATATTTCCTTCACCCCCACTTTGTATTCCACCTTGTATTCCACCTTGTATTCCATTCAATTCTGACATAAAACTATTGTCTGTCTTACTTGTCAAATCAAAAATAGGTGATATCATATCCACCGTATTTTTATCAATTGGCATATATTTTATCAAATTGTTAGTATATAATAACATTTTCTTAGATTGCGTTGGATTTCTTTTTAATAATAAATACAATGAGATTCCTAGAACTCCAAATATAATCATTTTATAATACTTTTTATAAGAAGTAAACACTTTACTATATTTACCATCATGATATGCATTGTATATTAAAAATCCAGTAATACCAAATATAAGTAACTCTAATTTCATATTATATTATTCTTATATTAATATAATATTAATTTATATTTTTGATATCAGAGTTATTTTGCCCTTACTTTATTTGTTTTTCTATGTCTTCTTCTTATTTTTATTTTAAAATTTTTAGTGCTTTTTTTCTTATTATTTTTCTTATTATTTTTCTTATTATTTTTCTTGGTTTGATTTCCTCCTACTAACGTTATTGCTGTTATTATACCACCCAATCCTAAGATTGTCGCAACTGCTGCTAATGCGGTGCCCTTATTGGGAATCAAATCACTTGATTTTGAATTATTATTATTACTATTATTATTATTATTATTTGGTTTTGGTTTATCTAGTTTATCTGGCATATATGTAAGAAAAAGCATATATAATTCATCATTGCCATTTTCTTTCGCAAAATCTAAAGGAGTTTTTCCTAATGAATCTTCCACATCCACATTAGCACCTTTGTTTATAAGTTGTGTTGCAATGTCAAAATTATCCTTTATTGCTGCCCATAGAATGGGAGTATCGCCATCATTGTCCGCCAAATTGACATTAGCACCTTTTTCAATAAGACTATTTGCTATATTATTTTTTTCATTCATTAATGCCAAAATAAGCGGTGTCCTGCCTGAGTTGTTTGTAATATTGAGATTTATATTGTTATTGATATTTATCTTTTGAATCCATTCATCATCTTTCTCTCTAGTATATCCTTTTCTATTGCTTAAATAGTTTAATAATTGTCTACTTTCTTCTTCCGTTTCCATTCTAATATACACAAACAAATTATTTATTATATAGATACACTATCATTCCTGATGCTGCTAATAAAACTGTCGTGTAAATAATCTTCTCTCGCCACCGATAATAATCTTTCATTTTAATATCTTTCGGCTTATATTCCTCGTAATATTTGATATAAAAATCATTGATAGAAATCTTGGGTTTCTCAAGCTTCTCATTGATTTTATTATGTATGAAATGCATCCATCTAATAAAAGAATCGCGTGAATCTAAATATGAAGACACAGGATATTCGTCTAATAATTTACTAAAGTCGCTTCCCATTGCTTCAACAGGAATGAATATTGGCAAATTACAAATTAATTCATAATACTTCCTTCGTGTCACTTCATTTGGTCTTATTGGATAAGTCATTGCAATTGTATGTAAAAAGAACCAAAAGTGCGGCCCCCAAATAGTTGGGTCTAAACCAGCGGGTGATGGTTGATTTGTTTTTCCAGGCATCTAAATTAAAACAACATAAAAACAACTTTATATTAACACATATAGTTAATTCTAAATGAATAAAAATAATGTGTGTAATAATTGTGGTAAACAGGGACATTTGTTTCACCAATGTAAACTTCCAATAACAAGCTATGGCGTCATAGTGTTTCGGTCAACTAGTAAAGGTCTTCAGTTTTTAATGATACGTAGGAAGGACAGTTTTGGATATATTGATTTTATTCGTGGCAAATATATACAGCATAATGTAGAGCATTTGAAAAGCATATTTAATGAAATGTCTGTATTAGAGAGGGAAAATATAAGAACCCAACCATTTGATGCATTATGGGCAAAAATGTGGGGTGATACAAATATTGGAAATCAGTTTAAGAGTGAAGAATTGGCGTCGCATAAGAAATTTGATTTATTGAAAGCAGGAGTTCAAGTAAATGACGAAATTATATCCATTGACACACTAGTATCATCTAGTACTACAATCTGGAATGAGACTGAATGGGAATTCCCCAAAGGTCGCCGAAATTTTTTTGAAAAAGATTTAGATTGTGCCTTAAGAGAGTTTGAAGAAGAAACAGGAGTTTCTAAGGATAAAATAACTATAATAGAAAATGTAATGCCGTTTGAGGAGATATTTATAGGGTCAAATCACAAGTCATATAAACACAAGTATTTTTTGGCATATATGGAAGATAATATAGATTTATTAGAGAACTACCAATTAACTGAAGTAAGCAAAATAGATTGGAAGTCGTTGGAAGACTGTTTGGAATCAATACGTCCATATAATTTAGAAAAAAAACAATTAATTTTAAATATTAATAAAGTGTTACAAGAATATAGATTATATTGATAATATATAGTAGAAAACAATGGAATACAAAGCGAAAGACGAAGTTATAAACAAGGGAAAAAAAGAACAAGGGAAAGATTTAAAAAAAGACACATTATTAAAAGAAACTCTTGATACTTGTGAAAATGTTTATAATCCCAAATGTGGAGCAAATAAGGAATTGCTACAGTTAGAAGAGGAGAATATGAATGAAGAAAAACACTCTCCCAATGAAGACGCATATTTGTATCCTGATTTAAATGACCCAAATTTTAATATAAAAATTGCAAATAAAAAGGAATTTAGTAATGCCAAATATGATGGCATAATTGAAAATGTTGAAAAACGTGCTGAAGAATTAAGTAAGGTTGAATATGAATTGCTTCCACAGCAGGCATTTGTTAGAAACTTTATGTCTTTTCAAACACCATATAACAGCTTATTATTATTTCACGGCCTCGGGTCAGGTAAAACTTGTAGTGCGATAGGTGTTTGTGAAGAGATGCGTGACTATTTACGACAAATGGGTATATCTAAACGTATTATTATTGTAGCCAGTCCAAACGTCCAAGATAATTTCAAACTCCAGTTATTTGATGAGAGAAAACTGAAAGAAGTGGATGGCATTTGGACAATGAAAGGATGTTTAGGAAATAAATTATTGAAAGAGATTAATCCAACTGGCATGAAGGGATTAAAACGAGAGAAGGTGATTCAATTAGTAAAAAATATAATAAGTTCATCTTATTATTTTGTTGGTTATACACAATTTTCCAATGACATTGTTAGAAGCCAAGGTACAACTGATTCAGAAGATGTAAAGCGTCGTAATTTAGAAAATGAATATAGTGACCGCCTTATTGTTATAGATGAAGTTCATAATATCCGAATTTCAGACGACAATGAAAACAAAAATGTGGCGAAAAACCTCATGTATTTAGTTAGTATTGTAAGCAATTTGCGACTATTGTTGCTATCTGCTACACCAATGTTTAATAGTTACAAGGAGATAGTATGGTTGCTGAATTTAATGAATATGAATGACCGCAGAGGGATTGTAGGTATTTCCGATATTTTTGATACAAAGACGGGTGAGTTAACTGTGGAAGGAACCAAGTTGCTTATAAGAAAGGCAAATGGATATGTTTCTTATGTTCGGGGTGAAAATCCATACACATTTCCATTTCGCGTATATCCAAATAAATTTGCGCCTGAACATTCTATTAAAAGTAAAACAGAGTATCCGGAATATAATTTAAATGGGAAACTAATTGATGATGATAAAAAAATAGACAAATTACAGTTATTTGTAACACATATTGGCCGAGTGCAAGAGATGGGGTATCGCTATATAATGAATAGTTTATTGTCAAGAGAGTCGCGAATAAGGACAACAAAAACGGGACAAGAGCGAATGATGCCTGGATTCAGAGAGTTAAACGCATTTGGATACACTGATTTAATGTTGCCACTACAGGCATTAAATATTATCTATCCTCATGATGACTTGAAAGAAATAGAGCCGATGCGCTATGAAAATAGATTGGCTGAAAAAGAGGAGGAAGCGGATTTAGAAGATATATCTCCTTTAAAAACAGACACTGGTGATGTAATAGAAGAAATAGATGATGTAATTATGATGGGTCCTTCTATTACATTGGAACCTGAGGAGGTTGTAAAAGATGAATTAGAGGAGGAAGCTCCTAATAAAGTTCCTCTTCTTAAAAAAACTAGAAAAAATGTAGAAACTATTGTAAAGCCAATAACTAAAGCTAAAAAAACAGCCAAGGCAAGAAAGATATCAGAATTAACTTTAGAAGTTGAAGGTGAGCATATTATTGAAGGTGAAACCGTATCAAATGAGGCAACACTAAAGAATTCTTTGATAGAAGCAGAAGAAGCAAATAAAGAAATAGGCGGTGCTAGACCAAAAAAAGTGTCAACAGCATTAGAGCAATCTTTGAAGCAAAGCGAAAAAAAGCAAGGCGAACCAGGTCAATATATTAATCCAAAAGAACTAACAGGAGGTGAAGGATTAAGAAGTCTTATGAATTATGAAGATAGCAAAACGCCATCAGTAAAGGGTTCATTTGAATACAAGCCAGGTAAGCCACATATTTTTGAGACCGATAAAATTGGTGATTATAGTGCAAAAATAGCAAATGTATGTGAATATATCTATAATCAAAAGGATAAAGTAGTATCAGATGGTATTATATTAATTTACTCTTCGTATATTGATGCCGGACTAATACCTATGGCACTAGCATTGGAAGAGATGGGAATCACACGGTATAATGGGAAATCATTATTTAAAACTCCGCCAAAATCCGCGGTAGATGTGAGAACAATGGCAGCGCCAAAAAATAAGCGTGATTTTAAGCCTGCTAAATATATAATGATAACTGGTGACCCACGATTATCACCAAATAATGATGCGGACGTCAAGGCCATAACAACTGATGATAATATTGACGGTGAAAAAATAAAGGTTGTATTAATTTCTCAAGCCGGCTCAGAAGGTTTGGATTTCAAAGCAATTCGTCAAATCCATATATTAGACCCGTGGTATAATGTGAATCGTTTGGAACAGATTATAGGCAGAGGTGTGCGTAATTTTTCTCACAAAGACTTGCCATTTTTAAAGCGTAACGTGGAAATATTTTTATACGGGACCTATTTAACAAACTCTGAAGAGGAGGCGGCAGATTTATATGTGTATCGCATTTCTGAAATTAAGGCTGTTAAAATAGGCAAGGTGACCCGACTATTAAAACAAGTATCTGTTGATTGTGTCATCAATCACGAGCAATCTGATTTAACAGCTGAAAATCTAGAAGAGAAGAATCCTGATGTAGAACAATTACTGTCAAATCATACATTATTGAAACACTTTGAAGTAGGAGACCAACCAAATTCGGCAACGTGTGATTATGGTGAGTGTGAATATAAATGTATACCAGATTTGGCTTTAGCCCCGGAAGATGAAAAAGTGACAGACTCGCCATTTAATTTGAATACATACAATGAGACGTTTATGCTTATAAATTCAGACAAAATTATTCAAAAAATAAAAAGCTTATTTGGCGACCCAACGGATGGCAGGTTTTTTTATAAAAAGAAGACATTGATGTATTTAATTAATAAGAAAAGAAAATACCCAACTGACCAAATCTATGCTGCACTAACCCAAATGATAAATGATAATTCGGAATATATTACAGACAAATATGGCAGAACAGGACATTTAATAAATATTGGTGAATATTACTTGTTTCAACCAAGTGAATTAAATTATCCCAATATATCGGTTTTTGATAGGTCTAGACCTCTAGAATACAAGCACGATAGAATTAAGTTTGAAATTAAAACCGGAATTACAAATAAGGAAATAATGGTTGGTAATATAGTTTTAGGAAATATGTATAAAAATTATACTACGGCAATGACAACAAATAATGTTGAAAGGGGCACTGATGATTGGTATCAACATTGTGGAATCGTCATTCGCAAAATGGCAACTGAAACAATTATTAATAAAAAAACGCCATTAGAAAGATTAAAATTATTATTGGATACCTTTGTTGTTCAACATATTGTAGATTCGCTAACATTCCAAGAAAGAATAGACTTAATGAATTATTTACTTGAAAATAATAATTTAGAAAATGAAACATCGGATAAATATTTAAGGTCATTTATAACCAATATTAAAACTTATTTACATTCAAAGGTTATAACGGCAAATAGACTAACAAGTATGGTTGTGTTTGATGGTCCATCAAAAAGATACAAAGATGTCACTAATGATAAAGATAGCGATAATGGAAATCTGAATATTTTTATTTTGAAAGAAGCAGAACAAAAATGGGTACCAGCAGAATCTGAAGATAAAAGAGATTTAGAACGGGCTATTATACAACATTATGAACTAACAAAAGATATAAAGGATAATATGAATATTTTTGTAGGGTTTATAGGCTTTGAAACAAATCAGAAAGATATGGTGTTCAAAATAAAGGACACAACTAACAAAAGGTCAACTGGGTTTCGTTGTATACAAGCAGGCAAAGGTAAAAAGATTATAGATATTTTGAACGAAATAGAAAGTTTTAAACAGCAAGAAGAACGTTTCGCAGTTAAAGAATCCAAAGAAAGTGTTTATGAATTATGTATCCGAATTGAACTAACGCTTCGTAGTTACGAATATGAAAAATTAGAAAACCAGTTGTGGTTTATAGATACAGAAACTGCGATTTTTAATGAGTTTGAAAAACGTGAAAAACCTTCAAAATAAATTATAATATTATAATTAGAATAAAATTGAAAAAAAATAATTAAAAGATATTATACATATTAAATATATAATGGAAACCGCAACAAACGCCAATATCAAGAAAACTAAATATAGACAGAAAGAAGCCAAGAATGTATATGGCAGTTCTCAAATAACAAAAAGCATTATGTTGCCAATTAGTGCAATTGGTAAGAATATTCATCAAACAATTGAGCGTGTAATTGCTTCAATGGTGGAAGGAAAGTGTATAGTAGAAGGGTTTGTAAAAACTGGGTCTGTAAGAGTCATTACATATTCAAGTGGTCTTTTAAAAGGGGAGAATGTTTTATTTGATGTGGTCTTTGAGTGCGAAGTTTGTTATCCTGTAGCCGGTATGTTACTAAATTGTGTGGCAAAAAATATTACCAAGGCTGGTATAAGAGCGGAGAGTTCAGAGGAAAATCCGTCACCATTTGTCTTGTTTATCGCAAGAGACCATTATTATTCCAGTGATTATTTTAATTCTATTGAGGAAAATGAGAAGTTTATTGCGCGCGTTATTGCGCAACGTTTTGAGTTAAATGATAAATATGTGTCGGTTATTGCGGAGCCAGTTCCGCCAAAGGACGAGCGCGGAATAAGGAAACCAAAACTGCAATTTGAGGATGAATAAGCAATTACACAATTAATTTTATAAAATAGACCCAATGTATAATATTGTATTTTTTCTTAAATAATTTAATTCTACACTTTCTGAATTATATTATTCTGTGTTAAATTGTATTAAAAGTAGTCACGCATTAAATACATATAAATAGTGAAATGGAATTATCCGAGTGCCAAAGTGAAAATACGAATGCTAATCTAAATTTAAATCTAAATACAAATAGTAATGACTTAGATTCATGTTATTTGAATAAAATACGAGAGTCTATAGAAAATATGTCCAAATTTAATCAGATTGAGGTACTACGTATTTTAACAAATCACAAAGATGTGATTATAAATGAGAATAAATATGGTATACATATTAATTTGAGCGAATTAGACCCTGTTATTCTAGAGGAATTGTTAGTATATATTAAATACGTAAATACACAGGAGATAGAGTTGAATAACGTTGAGAAACAAAAACAAGATTATAAGAATAATTATTTTTTAAAAGATAATAAAGATAATGTCAGTAATAATATTAACAACAAATATGCAACCAATTTCAAGACATAAGACAAATATCAGACATAATTCATCATCTAATCCTTCTAATAAACACAAGGAATATAACGTTGTAGAAGACCTACAAGATTATATGTTTACAAGCGAAAATCTATCTAGATTTACAAAGGATATATTTATAAAGATGAATCCAAAATCACATGAAACGCAGAATTACACACCTAATTCCTCTGTATCAAATTCTATACCAAAACATATACAGAAACATATACCAAAAACTCAGAATAATAATATTTATAAGCCATTAAAGAAGGATTCGTTATTTTGGTGTTTCTATATTTTAAAATATGGGTTTTCAAAATACGAAATGGAAGTAGGCTCTCAATATTTCACAGTTGAAAAAAACGAAAAATTCAAATATATTGAATTATTAAGAGGCAAGGAAAACAAGGATTTATTAAAGATAAATAAAATCAAACCTCTTTCAGAATTGGAAGATGATTTGGCAAATAAGGATAAAATATCAGTTAAAACGTTTTTTGCTCTTTGTATTATTGAGAAAATGAATGTTTTGTTAGTTGATAAGCGAAAAATATATCAAAGTATGAATAATGATAGTCCAGAAATAAATGTGATTCATAGAAATAGCGATTCATTTGAGCATCATATTGAACTAAACGTTAGTAACGAAAGTATTTCAAATTACAAGGATAATTATTATAATGTAAGTGGATTTGATAATGTATTGAAGTCAATGTCTTCTTACAAGGTAGACGAGTTGCTTGAACTGTGTAAGAAATTAAATATTGTATGTGGACTGGAAATTGCAAAGAAGAAGTTAACTAAGAAGGATATTTATGAACTAATAGTTAAAAATTTTTAATATATAGAATTTTATATGAAAATTATATAGAAAAAATTGAATAAATAATATAAAAATAAGTATACATTATATATATATAATGTCAAAATCTATTGAAATGGAAAAGGGTAATTCAAATGAGAAGAGTCCGGATACGCCTCATTTTCTAATAAGAGAGGAAAAGCCAGGTGGGATAATTCAAGTAAGACCACGATTTGAATTTCCTCTGAACTCTATTTTTAGCAATATGACAAAACAGGAAAAGATAGCGCTATTAAAAAAATCTGAAGAGGACCAAATAAACGAATTAAAAGAATTATACAGGGAGGAATTTATTGCGATGCCAATTGAACATCAAAAGGGAATTATGAAAAAATTGTCTTATAATAATTCGCAATATGATGATTATAAATTAGTAGAATTTCTCCCAATTATTCAAATATATGATGAAAAAACAAAAAAGTCTGAATACAATCTTCATAAACAAAATCCTAGACAACAATTGTTGTATATATCGCAGCAATTATTGCAATCACAAAAAGGCAAGTATGATGATTATGAAATGGAGGTCAAGTTTGGAACTCGTGGCATTAAATGGATTACAAAGCAAGATTATGATAACGTGGTGAAAAAGATAAAAGATATGGGCTTCTTACCAATTCAAGCAGACGGTTATTATTCTTTAAAAATACAACCCGAATTTATAGACGCTAGAACTGGTGAATTTAGAACGTCTAATGATATGGACCGATTTCGTGTTGAAATAAATGGTCTGACCAATATACAGGAGTATTGTCGTAGTGATAATATTGAACATATGATAAATACGAAAACAAGCCAAGAAGTTTCTATTATGAAAAAGACTGACGTCAAATTTGGTGAAAATCAGCAGGTTACTAGTGCTGATTTTGATGATTTTAATTTTAGAGTCACGTTTAAAAAAGAAGAATCAATTAGTAAAACTAGTAAAATTGCGTCAGAGTTGATTTCAAACTGGCATAAATCTAAGAAAATATATCGTTATATCAATCGTGTCACATTTGAGCACAAAGACTACCCTTTTAAGATAGATTTAAGTATCGTTCGGTCATCATCAAAGGATGTTAGAGGACGTTTATCAAAGACATATAATGTGAAGGATTCAAATGTATTTCAAAATAACGAGACATATGAGATAGAAATAGAAGTCAAAAATAATGACGCAAAAATAATGTATAGAGGACCTCAGGAATTAGCAAATGGTATTGAAAAGGTGGCAAAAATTGTGCTATCTGGGCTTCAAAAAACAAACTATCCGGTTTCTTATGTTGAACAAAAGAAGACAATGAATGATTATATGCGACTGATTCACGAAGAAGAATTTAAGAAAAAGAATTTAGAATATTTACCTAAGGAACGTGTATATCCCAGCGATTTTATTGGCCCTAGTTCAGTAACATTACAGCTTAAGAATATTGCGCCTATAAATCCAGATATTAATGTGCCAAATATTACTGCTCCATATTCATATGTTGTTACAGATAAAGCAGATGGTGACCGTCATTTGCTATATATTAACAGTATTGGTCGCATATATCTAATTAATTCAAATATGGAAATCATATTTACTGGCGCAAAAACCGAAAATGACAAGTGTTTTAATACCATAATTGACGGCGAGCTTATTCTTCACGACAAAAATGGTAGTTTTATTAATACATTTGCGGCATTTGACATCTATTTTGTAAATGGATTAAATATTAGGGCAAGGCCTTTTGTGGAAGTAAAAACAAAGGACCCTAAATATTTTGTAGATGGATGTCGTTTGCCAATTTTAAAGGATATTGTAAGAAATTTAAATCCGATATCTATTATTGGTAAATCTCCAGAGCAAAAAAAAGGGGTTGAAAAAATCTTAGAAGCATTAAAAAAAGAAAATAAAAGTCCGATTACAATCATTGTCAAGCACTTTTATCCTCGTTTCACGCCTTCTGAAGGTAAGGAAGAAAAGGAAGGTAAAGAAGTAAGAGAAGGAAAGGAAGATTACAATATATTTGAAGGCTGTAATTATATCTTACAAAGAATTAGAAATGGTTTATATGATTATAATACAGATGGATTAATATTTACTCCAACATTATTGGGTGTATGTGGTAGTCAGTTTTTAGAAGCAGGCCCGCTTAAAAAATCAAGATGGGATTATTCATTTAAATGGAAGCCAGTAGAGTTTAATACAATTGACTTCTTAATTACAACAAAAAAAAGTCCTGACGGAACTGATATTGTGACTCCCATTTTTGAGAATGGTCAGAATTTTAACGACGCATCTCAGTTTACTCAATACAAGACACTAATTTTACGCGTTGGTTTTGATGAGAAAAAACATGGATACATAAACCCATGCCAAGATGTTTTGGAAGACAAATTACCTTCAAAGGGTGATGATAATGATACTGGATATAAACCGGTTCAGTTTTATCCATCAGACCCATACGACGCCCAAGCAGGCCTTTGCAATTTATTGCTATCAGTTGACCAGAATGGTGAATACATAATGATGACCCAAGAAGGCGACGTATTTGGTGACAATACTGTGGTAGAATTTAGTTACGATATGAATCAATCTGGTTTATTTAGATGGATACCATTAAGAGTGCGTTATGATAAGACCGCTGAATTCAGACAAGGTCGTAATAGTTTTGGTAATGACTATGATACGGCCAATAATAATTGGCATTCAATTCATTATCCAGTTACTGAAGAGATGATTGCCACTGGGCGAAATATTCCTTCTGAAATGGTATCCGAAGATGTTTATTATAATCGTGTTACATCAGACAACTTAACTTCTGGGTTAAGAGATTTCCATAATTTGTTTGTCAAAAAAACGCTAATCCAAAGTGTTTCTAAAAAGGGCAACACATTGATAGATTATGCTTGTGGAAAAGGCGGTGATTTTCCAAAATGGATTGCGGCAAATTTGTCATTTGTATTTGGAATAGATATATCCAAGGATAATATTGAGAATCGCATTAATGGTGCTTGCGCGCGCTTTCTAAATTACAAGAAGGAATTTACTCAGATGCCATATGCTTTATTCGTAAATGGTAATAGTAGTCAAAATATACGCAGTGGAAAAGCAATGTTATCGGATAAGGCAATTGCAATTACCAAATCTGTTTTTGGGTCTATTGCGAATGACCCTAAGTTGGGACCTGCTGTAGCAAGACAGCACGGAAAAGGTGATGACGGATTTAATATATCGTCGTGCCAGTTTGCTGTTCATTATATGTTTGAGAATAACACAACATTTTACAACTTTCTAAGAAATATAGCGGAGTGCACAAAGCTGAATGGCTATTTTATTGGCACAAGTTATGATGGTAAAGCAGTATTCAATATGCTTAAGCGCAAGGAATTAATGGAAATATATGCCGGAAATGGAGACAAAAAAGTGTGGGCTGTTTCCAAAGATTATACAGCTGAATCATTTCCAGATGATGATAGTTCACTAGGTTACCAGATTTCTGTATATCAAGAGTCTATTAATCAGAGTTTACCTGAGTATCTAGTAAATTACGATTTCTTTATTACTGCGATGGAAAAGTATGGATTTGTAATAGTGCCTAGAGATGAGGCAAAGACTCTTGGGTTACCAGAAGGTACAGGTATGTTTATTGAACTTTATAATATGATGATGGATGAGATTAAACGTAATCCCAAAAGAGAATCGGATTATCGCGATGCTGCGACTATGAGAAAATACGAAAAAGATATATCGTTTTTAAATAGATACTTTGTTTTCAAGAAAATAAGAACTATAAATGCTGAGAAACTAACAAATAGTATTTTGGGTGCTTTGCCATCTGAATATGAATTTGAAGAGGCACAAACAAAAATAGCAAAGAAGGTAATTGTTGAACAGGAAACTAAAGCAAAGGCAAAGGCAAAACCCAAGGCTTTGGCGCGCAAATTAGTTCTTATGGAAGCAACTGAGGCACAAGTAGAACCAGAAGTAATAGAAGAAAAAGTAGAACCAGAAGTAATAGAAGAAAAAGAAGTAGTAGCACCACTAAAAAAGAGCCGCACAAAAAAGGCATTAGTTTTAGAAGAAGATGTATCAACTGAACAACCATTAAAGAGTGCTATTAAAAAGTCAACTCGTAAGAAGGCTGTAGAATTTAATATAGAAGAATAAGTAATACTAATGTCTAGCTACTAAATAAAAAACGTTATTTATATTTAAAAATAAAGATATAAATATCTTTCTCCATTGTATAATAATTAATACTTAATGAATTATTATATAATACCAAAAAACAGTTTTAATATAAAAATAAATTTACTAATAAACTCTGAGCAAATCACACCATTTATTTCATATAGCCTTATTCATTTTTTAAATGAAATATATTCCCAATTATTAAATATAGAAAATGATAATACGGGTGAAACAACATTGGAATTTATAAATAAAATAGTCAATCCATTTGAGTTTATTCATACAAATGTTCCTGGTTCGTTTTTATCAGTAAGTAAAGTAAAACCATCATCCAATATTTTTTTTGAATTAATGGAAGTTTTACAGGTTTGTAATATTATTGAAATGTTGTCATTTAAAAAACAAATACATATTAGTCATATAACAAGAAACCATTCATCAACCAATTATTTAATGGATATGTTGCGAGAAAACAATATTGATATGATATCTAATTATATTTTTGATTATGAAAGTTTGTGTGAAAAATTTATTGCCCCTCCAGAGATAAATATTAATAATAATAACAAAATAAATAAATCTGATTTGTTTATTTTTGAATTTGATGAAACTGATTATATGAATACTGATAAATATATAAAAAATATGATACTAGTATTGTATATTGTTGCAAAATATCAAGAATCAAATGGAATATGTATTATAAAAATGGACAATATATTTTATAAGACTATTGTAGATATTTTATTTATTTTTTCTGCCATTTACGAACGTGTCCTAATAATAAAACCATCAATAAGTAAAATTACAAAAGGAGAAAGATATCTAATCTGTAAAAATTTAAATATGGATATTCTAAATAATAGTCGTTTGTTAGTGCAATTGGACGAGTATGTTAAACCAAACCTAAATAACAAATCTATAAATAATATAAATGTTCAATCATTAATTAAAAATGATATACCATATTATTTTTCAAATAAAATAGAAGAAGCCAACGCAGTAATTGGTCAGCAACAATTAGAGGCTTTTGACCAAATTTTGAATATTTTTAAAAATAAAAATAGGAATGAAAAAATAGAAATATTAAAAAGAAATCATATTCAAAAATGTATTCAATGGTGTGAAAAAAATCAGCTTCCTCATAACAAATTTATTGATAAATTAAACATGTTTTTGAATGTTAAAAAGGATGAACTAGGATTAGAGAAGGAAAATGATGAAATAGAGTTAGAAAAAGAAAAGGATGAAATAGAGTTAGAAAAAGAAAAGGATGAAATAGAGTTAGAAAAAGAAAAGGATGAAAATATGTTATATAATAATTTATTAGATGAAATTGATGAAACAAATAAATTAATATAATATTTAAGGTAATGTTGACCCTATATAATTCCCCCTAGATTGTTGGTTTACACTAACATAATTTCCAGATATATCTGCCGAGTTATTTGAGCATATTTGATGATTTTGATGTTGACCTTGAAAGAAAAATGGATTGCCGCTATATGTCGCCTTAGAGCAAGTTGGTGCTTTAAATTTATATATAAACGGTGTATCTACAGGGTTACCATTTATTGCGCTCTGAACCGAATTTGCGCCTTTTAATCTTCTAACATTGGCAGCATTGGTGCTGATGGTATCTACATTTAATTTTAGAATGCGAGTACTACTAGACACACCACCTTGTTGAGCATATTGAGGATTGTTAGGTTTATAATAAACCTCACTACAACCTCTTGAGTTACTAGGACCTTCCAAAATAGAACTATTATACGGATTACTTGCTATTTCATACAAATATTTTAGTGCAACTTCTGATGCAGCTGGTGTAGATAATTTAGTTTTCAAGAAATTAATAAAGGCTTCAATAGAATTTGGATTTAATTGGACAAGCAAATTGTATTGGACTTGTGTCATTAGACCATTATTTACCATAGCGTTAGCAACTGCGGTTATGAAGCCTATTTCTATACCTTGATTAATAGTGCTGTTTGGATTACATTGTGCTACATATAAATTTCCCAAAGAAAGAGGACTACCTGGTTTCGCATATTCTATTAACTTGGCGCTAACAAATGGATATTGTTTCATAATATTTAATACATTTTGGTCTATTTCACCTTTGACAAAGTTGAATTGTCTTTGCTCAAATGTTTGACAACGATTGTATAAATACATATATTGGGTTTGATAATAATCCTTCTTTACTATTGTGTTTGTTGGCAGGACGCGTTGTCTTGCTTTTCTTTGTTGATTGCAGCATAGTAATGGGTTTGTCACATTCTCTTGAGGTTTTTCAGTCAAGTTATTAATTGGATACCAACTAGAGACAAGACCAATACCGTCACATGTTTTACATTCATTGTCTATATTTTCACCATTAATTCCATTGGTATCTGGCTTATTATCTTTAACAATAAATTGTCCGGGTCCATCAATCATTTGACTGATAAGTCCAGAACCACCAGAGCCACCGCCTAATGATGCACCATTCGCAGATTTAACAGCTCTATTAACATTATAGTCAATCTGTAATTGTTCGGCCTTTTCTATCTGATTCACTGGATTTGTTAAATAATGGACTGGTATTACAGTCCCCTTTCTATAATGTTTCATGGGTCTTGGCAGACCAAACCCAGTAGGGAACACGTTTCCAGGGTCGTTATTAGTTAAGGGGCGAATATGTGTAGCAGTTACACCAACGGGATTACTAAAGATATCTTTTCCTTTCCATGATTTATAACCACCTTGAGGCAATCTATTATTCCATGTATTCATACCTTGAGGATAAAATGCTGAAGACATTATAAATTATAAAAAGAAAATAAAAGTAGTATATATAATAAACCCAATGACCTTGATTTATTTATTAATATTATTTTTTATATGTTTATTAATTTATCAGACATTTTTAGCAGCTTATCCTACTTCAGTTATAGAAGGAATGGAAACTAATGATAAAGAAAAAAATAAGGATTTGCAATACAGAGATTATCCAACAGACCCATTAGTATGCTGTAAACAAAATTCAGGAAACATAGAATTTTTAAAGGGACAGGTAGATACTATGTCAATAAATAGTACCAGTATTAACAAATTACAGACAGATATGACTGCGCTTCAGCAACAAGTGAATGATATGGGCAGCCAGATAGCTCAATTGAGTCAAAATATGATTGGAACTCAACCTCCTGATATGTCGGCTGCTGTTTCTACAGAAACACCTCCTGGGATTAGTGACACTGATACTAATATGAATAAAATATAATGTGAATCATATAATAATATAAAATGAGCAAATTGTCATTAGTATAATTTTATAAATAAATAAAAATATTTATATATTTTAAGAATATAATGTCAAAATCAAATAAACCTGTAGACTCATCATTGTTAGGTCCAGATTATCCTTATTATAAATATATTAAAACACCTAAAGAACTTGGTTTATCTACTAAAGGTGATTTAGCTACTGTTGGAAAAGATTTGGTAGGGTTATCTCAATATGTTGAAGTAATGGTTACTGGAAAAAGCAAAGCATCGTCTACTGGACAACCTTTAGGAAATAAATTTTTTTTGAAATCGGGGGGTAAATGCACAGATGTAAAGACTGGACAAGAAGTTGATAGATTCGTTTATATTAATAATGTGCCAACAGGTAATATTCCATTTATTTCATCTGGATTGGATGTAAATTTTTCCGAGTTTAGAGGTTTAATTCCAGGCACATTAGAACAACTGAATAACTTTAACCCATTAGTATTATGGCGAGCATTTACAGCAGGTCCTAAACAGGCATGCCAGGAACTAACAATGGATGTAATTGACACGTATAATAATAAATCAACAGAGACACATTATGTCACAGTGGTTGATATTAAAGATATGGATAATTGTATTTTTCCTGGGAAAAAACCTAACCCAATTACAGGTGTTCCGTGTAGAGAAACTTTTGATAATATGGAGTCATTGTCTAGTTCATTTGATACTTCATTAGTAAGAGACTTTGGTCCATCCTTGCCTTCAAATATTAATTCACAACTATATATGGCTTCAGTTGGCATATTAGGTGTCTATGTTGTATACAAAGGGCTTCAGAAAATGAAGCTTATACCACAATAAATAACCAAGTAAATAATTAAATAATTTAATGTTGGGTAAATTATTTAATAATCTTATTTTCGTCTATTGCTGCGTCTTCTGCGTCTGCCGCCACGACTAGTATAACCAGGACCAGCAACAGGAGAAGCTACTTGAGGAGAACCAGGAGGACTAGGACCAGCAACAGGAGAAGCTACTTGAGGGCTAGAATCAAACAAAGAATCAAACCATCCCTTTTTTTCTTGAGGATTTGCCTCATTTTTTAATGCCTCTGTCATTTTTATACCTAACTCATTAATTTTAGTTTTTATATCATCTATCTCTTGAGGACCTAGGTTGGGGTTTTTTAGGTCTTCATTTAGACTGTTTATTTTTTTTTGAATATCAAACGACGTGTCTTCAAACAAGCCCAAAAATCCACCTCTCTGGGTTCTTTTGCCTCTTGTTTGTCTTCTTCTACCTTTACCCCTTCTTTGCGTTCTTCTATTTCTTGTATGTCTAGTCATTTATATTATTATATGAGAAATAATATTAATTTATTTTTAGTTTTGTTAGTTTATTGATTAAATATCTTGAATAATTCATAACCAGCTAAAGCTCCGGCAACTTGTGCAACAATATAGGGGATTAAATCTGAACGAGATAACTTGCCGGCATACATAAGCGCAATAGCAACAGCGGGGTTATACGCGCACTCACCAGAAATAGCACCGCCAAGGAGCACAGCAACGGCTAACGCGGCACCAATTGCTAAATAATTGCCAGTTGCGAATATAACAAATACGAGGAACAATGTTCCTAAAAATTCAACAATATACTTGTTCATCATTTTAATATTATATTATACTTCAAGAAAAACTTTTATAAAAACTTGTTGATAAAAAACTTGTTTTATATAAAGGAATAAATTTTAGTTGAAAAATGTTTGTTATTTGGATTATATACTTTTGTAGCAACAATAACATTACCATCTGCGTTTATAATAGGACTTGTTTCAATAGTGGTAAATTCATCATTTGGTATCTTAGTTTTCCACTTAAGTGTTCCATCAGGATTCAAAGCATACATATAAGCAGTCATACGCTTATTTAGATTATCATTAATATGAGCGCCAAAATATATTGTACCATCAGACCCAATTACAGGTGTATTATCAATGGTTACAATTTGTGCCATATTGTCAATTTCAATTGTATACTGCCAATTAATAGTATTATTTGTTACTGAATATAAAGCCACGTCTGCTAAAGTTTTTGTATCATTATTTAAAATATTTGCTGAAAAATATAATGTATTATTTACATCTCGGACCAACGAATTTTCTTTTATTGATAATGATGATAATTGAATAGAATTACTATTTATAATTTTGCCATCAGTTGTACTAATCCCATCTAAATATACATGCCCAGGTAATTGTGCGCAGGTGCTTAAAATATATACAACTAAATTATTTTCACTAAGCATTGGTCTGCTATTTATAAATAAATATATTTGGTCATGTAAATTTGTGTATTCCCAAAGTAACAATCCATTTGGGTCTAAACATACAAGACTCCCTTGCATATTTTGGTTAATTAATTGAAAATTAAAATAAATGTTATTATTTTTGTCAATAGCTATACTATCATATATTTGTGGACTATTAAAATAGTTACTTGGATATGGATTGTATTTCCAATTAATATCTCCATTGCTAGATTTTATAGAAAACAATAATGTTTTGCATCCATCAATTGGGTTATTTGTATTTATAATACCATTACAACTAAAATAAATATTATTATTTATGTCAATCATTAATGACGCACATATTGTTCCTATAATTTCTCCAAATCCTTCATTTCCCAAAGTATATTTGCTTTGCCACTTCAAAGTGCCGTTAGAATTAATAGCATACACATGTCCTTGTGCTGAACCACAATAAATAGTCCCATCAGTGTCAATTACTGGAGTAGATTGGTCAAATATATCATTATTTATTAGTTGGTAAGTCCATTTAAAACTACCGTCTGTATTAAATGCTACTAAATAACCTTGGTTAAATGTTACATTTATACCATCAATTGTATTAAAACCGATATATGTAGTGCCATCATTTGCTATTACAGGTGATGTATTTGCTAAATACATATTTTGACTTGTACTAAATATTTTAAATTTTCCTGTTTGACTTGCTAAAATGGGGATATATCTTGAGTTAGTATTATCTATTCCACCAAAATGCGACCAAGGAATACTATTTTTTGGTGTTGTATTAAGATTAGAATCCTTATATAAATTTGATTTCTCTTCTGATTCAGGTTCAAATATCACTTCTGATTCAGGTTCAAATATCACTTCTGATTCAGGTTCAAATATCACTTCTGATTCAGGTTCAAATATCACTTCTGATTCAGGTTCAAATATCGCTTCTGATTCAGGTTCAAATATCGCTTCTGATTCAGGTTCAAATATCGCTTCTGATTCAGGTTCAAATATCACTTCTGATTCAGGTTCAAATATCACTTCTGATTCAGGTTCAAATATCACTTCTGATTCTGGTTCAAATATCACTTCTGATTCTGGTTCAAATATAAATTCTGATTCAGGTTCAAATATCACTTCTGATTCTGGTTCAAATATCGCTTCTGATTCAGGTTCAAATAGCACTTTTGGTTCAAATAGCACTTCTGATTCATCTTCAAATAGCACTTTTGGTTCAGGTTCAAATAGCACTTCTGATTCAGGTTCAAATATCACTTTTGGTTCAGGTTTAAATAGCACTTTTGGTTCAGGTTTAAATAGCACTTTTGGTTCAGGTTCAAATAGCACTTGTGATTGAGGTAGCACTTGTGATTGATTGGGTAATGAAACTTTATTTAAATTATTACTAGCTGTCAATATGTAGAGAAGTAATGAACTCTGGGACGATGTATGTCTATTACAATAATTAATTGTTCTTGTATCTGCTCCCGCATTTGAACTACTTAATCCTTTTGTATATTGGTTTTTACTATTTGAATTTAAATTATTTAACCTACTTAATCCTAAATGCATTATTACTATTACTAATAATTATTAATATTAAATATTTAATATTAATATATAATTTTAATAATCTTAATATTATTAATAATTTTGTCTTGGCAACGCGCCCCATGCTCCTAAAGCAGGTCTCAAACTCGTATTATAAATAGACCCTTTCTTCTTAGGTGCTGCAGACCCACCAGACCTAGCTCTCTGTAAAGCACTTCTAGTGCCACTTGGATAGTAATTTTTTGTTGATATAGGCGCGTCTAAAGGTAATCCTACTTTGTAAGCCGATTTTCCTACAGCTACACTCTTTCTAATATTAGTTAACATAGATGACGCAATCGGAGCTATATAATTAACGTGACTAGACACAGGTATTTGTCTTTGCGTTGACCAAGATGTGAACACAATAGGTGTAGAGAGTTTTCCTAAAGCTTCTTGTTGAGCCTTTGTTTTTGCACTCAAGTCAGTGGCTCTTAAATATTGCGCTCTGGCATTAACACTCATATCAGAGTATACTGGCTCCTGAGAAGGGAAGAATTGTTGCGGTGTGGGGCGTTGACCTGTCAGCGTGCCATAACTGTGATATGCCATAGAAAAAGGATAATTGTTTGTGCTTAATGGTCCAGTAATTGGTGTATTTACATATCCTGAATATGCCTGTGAACCAATTGATGTTGTAATTCCATACGGAGTTGTCATTTAATATAGATTATGAAAAAATATTAAATATTTGTCTGAAATTTGTTAACTATTTTGTATTAATTTTTTTACATAATGAAACAAATTCGTCATAATATTTATTTACGAGAGAAGGACTGTTTGTAGAAGAAGATGTCTCTGTAGAAGAAGATGTCTCTGTAGAAGAAGATGTCTCTGTAGAAAAAGGACTGCTACTTGTGCTACTTGATGAAATATCCCAATATGCCTGATAAAATGGTGGTACTCCTTCTTCATCCAAGCTGAATGGACACATTGTAAAATTATCACAATCGCAAGGAGTAGTTCCATCAGACGTTTTACCATCTTTTAAATACTTAAATCCTGAAACTAATGATGGCAGTTGGTCAAAATTTGTTTCTACACTCGTAGATTGTTTTGTAGTTGGGTCTATTGAATATGTTGTCAATAAAACCTTTGTGGGAGAGCCAGGAATAACCTTAGGGGCACATTTTATAGTTTTATTATCTTTAGTTGTGATTTCTCCTATGTCCCCCATAAACGAATTCCAAGGCCACATCATTTTACTAATAAAACTGGATTCTTTTAATGAGCCAATGCAATTATTAAAATACATTTTGATTGCAATAGGACTGGATAATACTGCTCTAATAGGTTCTTGTTGTATTTTTTCTGGATATGCTATCATTTTCACATATTTTTGTATTTGCTCCTCAGTTGGTGGTGGCTTTTTATTTTTTTCCGCATCATCTGCCAAATTTTTTCTAATTGATTCATTTATACAATTTGTATAAAACGGCGGCCATTCCCAATGGCCATTTGATATATAATATTTTGCATCATCTTCTGTTGCAAATTTATAAAGGTTATTTAATCTATCATCAGTTATTTCCGATGAATGTGTATTTTTTTTTTTAAATGCCTTTTTAAAATCTGTAATAGTCGGGTCACTCCATTTGTTTCCTGCTGGTATAGGTCCAATATTTCCAAAATCAGATGTTGAAGAATTCATACTTAATCCTTCAACAATGGGTTTATAAAAAACTAAAACAAAAACTAAAACTAAAAAGGATAAATAAAATAATGGTTTGTGTTTATTAATAAACATTACTAAATTATGAATTTTCATTATATATTATATATATTTTAAAAATATATATATAACTTTTTTATAATTATACATTTTACTTAATACCTTCTGATGTGACGATACGCGCTTTGTGACCCAGAATAATCATCCCCGCCAAATGACCTATCATTGTAATTTCTATTAATGGCCTGATTTCTTCTAAATCTTATAAAGTCGGACCCATCATAAACAAATTTAGTATTACAAGCAGACGCAGGAACGGCAGGGTTAACCTGGTTAGAGCTGTAAAACACATCAGCAACACACGCCGTTGAAATAGAACCAAAGCGGCTTCTAAGACCCTTTAATCCAGGTCTACTTTGAAAACTCTGGCAAGTTCCTCCGCAAGAATAATTTTGACGGCTGAGAATATCACCAGCATTATTAACAGCACGGAAAGAGCCAATCATACGCTTAGGATTGGAACTACCTGAAAGACTACTTGTATTCCAAGCATCCTTCAATAAAAAACGTGTTTGCGCAAACTCGTCGGCATTATCGTGATTTATAATTGGTTGAGGCATGTATCCTCTTAATCCGCCACCCAGAGAAGGGCGTGCTAAAGCTTTATTTCCGCCAATTAATATATTAATACCAAGACCAGGAATATAACCGACTAAATCACCTAGACCTCCAGTTGACCAGCCGGATTTACCTGTAGCAGATGGTGAAAAACCTGTTCCAACACTATTAGACATTTATATTATACTATAGTAGAATAAAAAATATATATTTTATTTTAGATTTATCTTTCTTTAGTTTTAGTTTTAATTTTGTTTTTCAATTTATAAGATTTATATTATAACATTTGCTAAAACTAGTGCTCCACTTTTCCTTCAGCAAAGTAATAAGATGGATTTATTTATCTGTCATAACTCTTGGTACAACATTCATAGTAGTTAGTTCCTGAAATAACAGTTTGCACGCATACGGTATTTCTACATACGAGAAATCGGTGCGGTTATCACACGTTCTACATAAATGAATATGTAACTTGTCATTATAAGAAGCTACTAAACCGCATTTCTTACATATGTGTACTGAATATTTATCTGAAGCATCATACATACGACCTCTTGTAAATCTGGCCGCACCATGTGATATCATTGCGTCACGTTCCATCTCACCAAATCTAAGACCACCATCTCTACTACGTCCTTCAGCAGGCTGTCTAGTTAGATTCACCATTGGGCCAATTGAACGACTGTGCTGCTTATCATTAACCATGTGTTTCAGTCTCTGATAAAATACAGGCCCCATAAATACAGAGCACTCCACTTGTTCCCCTGTAAGACCACTATACAATAATTCGTTACCGCTAGATTCATATCCAAGTGACAAGAGTTTCTTGGAAATATCATCTACATTCAAGTCACCAAAACTAGTTCCATCTCCAAATAGACCCAATTCAACTAAAACTTTTCCTAAAAGCGTCTCCTTTAGCTGCCCAATTGTCATACGAGATGGAATTGCGTGAGGATTGATAATAATATCTGGTCTCACTCCGGCACGATTGAATGGCATATCGGCTTCTGGAATAATGTTACCAACAGTACCCTTCTGACCATGACGACTTGAAAATTTATCACCAATTACCGGCTTTCTGAGAGCACGCAAACGTACTTTGGCAAAGGTATATCCGTCGCCATTTCGGTCAATATAGTTCTTATCAATATATGTCTCTTCTACTGTCCTGTAAATGCGACTTTGGTCTTCGTATTTAATTACCTTTGTATGGTCATTCTTATTCTCCTTAATTGGTGTGACTTTGGAAATAATAACGTCACGACTTTCAACGAGTGAATTTTCCGGCATAACACCCTTTGAGTTTACCTTGCTATAATTCCCGAATTTCATTCCTTTTGTCTTTGACGGGTCTGGTTTGCATCGTATTTCTTCGTCACCATTAATTTTCTGCTTATCTTCGTCCTTCTCTGTATGATAAATAGTTGTCTGAAACAACCCTCGGTCAATAGAACCTTTATTAATTAACACTGAATCCTCCTGATTATAACCAGTGTGTGTCATAATTGCCACATTAATATTACAACCCGATGGAATCTGGTTCATCTTAATCAAGTTCATTACACGAGTATCTACTAGAGGTCTAGTCGGATAATTAAGCACATACGCAGTCTTGTCCATACGTTCATTGTAATTTGTTGCGTAAACACCCATTGCCTGTTTTGCCTGCGCCGACTGATACGTATTTCTCGGTGACTGATTATGGTCAGGGAAAGGAATACACGAAGCAACGACGCCAAATAATGAACTAGGGTGAATTTCACAATGCGTATATTTGTAGATTTTATCTGTAGCTGATGTATTTGAATACATTTCTGATGGTTTTGTCGCAATCATTGAGAAGCTCTGCTCTTCAGGGTCAACATATTCCAATACAGCATCCGTTATTTTACAATCTGTGAATAAGTCGTCCCAACCAAGTTCATGCTTATTCAGTCCATCAACTACTTCCTTTGTTAGTAACAATTGCTTGCCTTTAACTCGCAAAAGTGGTCTAGTAACACGACCACTGTCATTACAAACACGAATTTCTTGTGTCAAATAATCAAATACAATGGATGTATAAATATTAATAATTCCTTTGCATTTCATATCTTTAAGCAAAGAATATAAATGTATTGGGTCATTCTTTGTGATTCCTATCCAAGAACCATTAATAAATACCTTCACCTTATTGTACACGTCAATTGGTTTCAACTCTTCCACTGGCACGATATGTGGGGTAACATATTCATAGAGTGACATACTATTTGAATGAATTGTGATATGTGTCATATAACTTAGATTTTTAACAATACCAACTGATTGACCTTCCGGAGTTTCTGCGGGGCACAAGAAACCCCAAGATGTATTATGTAGCTTGCGAGGAGGCACTAACTTACCACTCTTATCAGTCGGCGTAGATATTCTACGCAAGTGACTTAAACTGGATACATAAGTTAGACGGTTAAGAACCTGTGCGACACCAACCTTATTTGAATTTGTATGTTTAATACCAAAATCACCAGTTGCCAATGCGCGCTTGAACCCGTTTTCAATCGTAGTTGATTTTACAATTTTATAAATATTTGTGAGATTTATTATATTCAAATAATCTTCAGTTGACCTCCAAGAACCAGTATTAATTTCCTTGATGACCTGTTTTTCCATATCCTTTACCAACTTGTTAAAGTAGTTTCTGAATAGATTATTGAGTGAACTGCCAGTCAAATCAACACGCTTGTTAATATACGAATCACGGTCGTCTGCCTTTATCCATTCAAAATTTGCCTTCATCAATTTATTTGCCATGTAGCCCAAGAAATAAATCTTTTGACTAATCGTATTACAATGAGGATATAAGTCATTCTGAAGCACATCTAGTGTAAATTCGTGCTTCTTCCTTATCCCAGTTTCCTTGTCCATATTGATTGGCGTATAAATAACATAACTGGTAATGTAACGGATGCATTCTTCCTTGGTCAAATGCTTGTTGGCTTCAATAATAGATGCCTGTAAATTATCCAACATTACCTTGTATTTTGGCACATCCAGGTCCAGCAAGATATATTCACAGATTTCCTTGTCTGAAATAACACCCAGAGCACGAAATACAATAAATAATGGAATTGGTTGTTTAACGCGGGGGATTTGAATACATATTGGCTGTCCAAAACCGTTATTCTTAGATGAAATCATCATATTAATTTGCTTCGGAGAAATACATTTGAAATCAGGGACAGATTTAATTTCGGCGCTCCAATTATACTTTGTATTATTCTTGGCTATATTGAAACAATATACACGGTTTTCAGCAGCGCGCTCTTGTCCCAACACAGTCTTTTCTGAGCCATTAATAATAAAGTATCCTCCAGTATCATAACGACATTCACCTGTATGCTGATTGTCTACATATTTGTATTGATTCAAGACACAAATATTGGATTTCAACATAATGGGTAGCTTGCCAATGTGGATTTTGGGTAATGTTTTATGAAACGTATTGGTATTTGATAGTCCTTCGCCATTACGAATAATGTATTTAATATTGATATCAATTGTCATTGCAGATGCGTATGTGAAATTTCGCAACCTTGCTGATTGAGGGAACATTAATTTAATTGCGCCATTGTTTTCGTGAATTTGAGGGCGATAAATATGAAAGTTTTCAAATGTGATGAACATTTCTAGTGCATATTTACCTGAAACAGGGTCATAGTCATTTTCAGACTTGATATGAACAGGATTAAACATCTCAATCGTTTTAATAATTTGGTATCCAACAAAATTATTATAAGATTCTAACTGGTGGCGAACTAGTCGCTCCAAATGCTGGTCTCTGAAATAAGAGTCAATAATAGACCAGGGGGTTTCAATGTAGGGGTCTACCGTGCTATCTTTTTTAAAACTTTCTTTTTCTTTACACGAATCTGCTAACATAGTATTTAAGTTTAAAGCTTGGGTTATATTGGGTTTCATTAATAATTTCATTTCTTACGCTATTTTATATTTCAATTTATTTTTAAATGGTTTTATTATATCTTCTTTTTCTTTTTCATTGTGGGGGCTTGCAAAAAAACCTAATAACATAAAATCAATATAAAAATAAATCATAATACTACTATATTGATAATGAATAGAAAATACAGGTTTAAATCGTCTACCGATGTAAATAATTATAACAAGTTTTTATTAGACCTAGATAATAAAACAAAAAATGACAGTTTAACAAATGACAGTAACAAGGAAAGTCCAATAAAAAACTGCTTAGACTCAATAAACAAAGTATATGATGAAAACAATGGATTCACTTCTTTCAGTAAACTGGATATACTATGTAACGCAATAGACCCTAACGAATATAGTAAAGATACAAGTAATAATGATACTAGTAATAATAAATTGGAATTAGAATCAAACCTAAAGGAATATTTAAAGCAAATTATTAGTAAAAAATTTATTAAACCAAATGGTCAGGCAAAAACTGTTTTAAAACGGCCAGACATAGAGCCCATTATTAAACACCATGTAACAATTGACACCGAAATAAATAATATTGAAGATTTGTTACACCTGATTGAGAAATATCCAGACATAAAGGAAACCAAATACAATATTGATATGAAAATTTTACACAAAATAAAGGAGCCGCTTACCAATTTAAATAATATGATTGGTATGAAAAATCTAAAGGAAAATATTGTTGACCAAATTTTATTCTATATTCAAAATTTACACAAGCCCAAAATACAATTAGAAACCAACAATAATGCTTTAATAGAAAGTACTGGTGATTTTATGCACACTGTCATTTATGGCCCTCCCGGAACTGGAAAAACTGAAATTGCCAAAATTATAGGACAAATATTTGCCAAAATAGGGGTATTAAACAAAGGTACTTTTAAAAAGGTTACACGAAGTGACCTTATAGCAGGATTTCTTGGTCAGACTGCGATAAAAACACGCGATGTTGTCAAAGAGTGTTTGGGTGGTGTCTTATTTATAGATGAAGCATATGCTCTAGGTAGTTCAGATAAACGCGACTCTTTTTCAAAAGAATGTATTGATACACTTTGCGAGGCACTTAGTGACCATAAAGACAATTTGATGGTAATTATTGCTGGATATGAAACTGAATTAAATGAATGTTTTTTTAACAACAATCAGGGCCTTAATTCGCGATTTACTTGGCGTTTCAAAACTGATAAATACACGGCGGAAGATTTATATCATATTTTTATGAAAAAGGTTAAAATTTCTGGTTGGGAACTACTTTCATCTGATAAAGACAATAAAGATAATTTAAATATAAATGTAAAATGGTTTGAAAAACACAAGAGTTCGTTTAAATTTTATGGTAGAGATATTGAAACATTATTTGCAAAAGTAAAAATAGCACATTCTAGGCGCGTCTTTTGTTTAGACGAAACATTTAAGAGAAAAATTACTTTAAGGGATTTAGATAAGGGTTATGAAATATTTTTAAAGAATGATACAGATAGTAAACGAGACGAAACTATGCGACAAGTTATTTCAAGTATGTATATGTAATTTTTACTATTGGTTTATTGGTTTAAATAAAATTCATAAAATGTTTTTTTAATATAATAAAATGTCTACTAAAAAAACAATACAAATTAATCCAGAACTATTCAGAATGAATGGTAACAAAACAAGAAAGGTTCGGGAGAAAAAAGACATGGTCATAAACCCAATTGTTAGTCCAAATAACTTAAAAACAAAATTATTAAAGCGCATTAAAGAACATAAAACAAAGGAAATTTTAGACTCAAAGTCAAATACAAATTCTAACAGCAGTTTAGGTCAAAATAAATCTAGTTATAATGACGAATTTCACGATGCATTAAATTATCTATCAGGGTTATCTAAGAATAAAAAAAGAGAGGAGATTGTTCAGCAACGATTACACAATAAAACACTTAGAAATCCGTTGGTTACACCTTCTATTACGCCTGCTATTATAGGAGGAGGTGCTTCTATGAACCCAAATATTTATATGTCGTCATTAATATCCAATACACCGGTTGCAACATCACCTTATGTTTCACTTGATTTACCAAGTGAATTACAAGAACCAATAAATATGCCGGTACCTTCTGGAGGAAATGTTATGAATATTAAATATAAATCGCAACCGGATGTGCCTTATGGTTGTTTAAAAGGTGGGTCAAAACCGTCATATCGTTCTTGGATACAAACAAGGAAAAATTTTGATTTACCTGATATATTCAATGTAAATACAACCCCAATTGATATTAATGCCAGACCACCGACACCGCCAAAAAGAAATATGTTTGTTGAGCCGGTCATCGCGAATCCTGTACCAGCAACTTCATTAAGAGAACAGCGTTTAGAACAAATAAAAAATAAATTAAAAAAAATTCAAGAACAAGAAAATGGGCATAAACCCGAAGTCCAGAATTTAGCACAAAATTTGTCTATTTTAGAACCAATTTCACAAATTGGCTCAATAATAGAAGATTTACCTCCATTTGATGAAGGCACGCCTGCTAAAATACAGGAAATATTATCAGATGCTTCAATTATTGAAAAGAAAGCACCGGAATTAAAAAAATATATAAAAAAGACAATTCGGCGTAAATTTACTCTGGGTCGTTCAGACAAAATGAGGCGCGTTGGCGTATTATTAAAAGATAAACAGACTAGAAAAAATGTTATCAATGCGCAAAAGGAACTTAAGAAAACTAGCATAACGGATGTTCGTAAATATTTAAGACAACACGGAATTATTAAAGTAGGAAGCACCGCACCCAATGATATTTTAAGAAAAACATTTGAATCAGCTATGTTGGCAGGTGAAATAACTAACAATAATAAGGATGTTTTGTTACATAATTTTTTAAATGAGGAATAAAAAACATATTGTAATTGTTTTCTCTGGTTATGTTAAGTTATAATAATGGAAACAACTAAAAATGAGCTTCCGCCAAATGCTAAAAAGTTTTTTTACAATTTAAGCAATTATTTGGACACAAAAATATTGTTTTATGGCAGCATCCAGCGTTCAGATTATGTGCCTGGTAAAAGTGATATTGATGTTGCCATATTTACAGATAATGAAGACAGCTTAATGAATAAATTACAGCATCATTTACGTTTGAAAAAAAAAGACTTCAAGAAGATTATGTATATTATTGATGGAAATGTAGTAAATGGATTTAAGATAAAATATGAAAACAAAAGGGAGAATATAAAGGCTGAATTTTCAATTTATAATGACAATTTTAAGGATATTATTATTAAACAGCATACCAAAAAATTTGTATTACCCGCGTATATTTCAGTAATGTTGTATTTATTGAAGACGTTTTATTACAAGATTCCAATTTTACCAAAATCGTTTTATATTAATGCCAAAAACTGGTTACTTAATTTGGTTGATAATCCGGGCACCCAATTTATTCTATTAAATTAGTGATACCACATTTTACAGTGATAACACATTTTACAGTGATAACACATAAAAAATATTTATATAAAGACTTCTTTACATAAATAATTAATAGCAACTAACAAAAACAAATGTCATTTATAAAAGAATATTTCACTTTAACAAAGCAATATACTGACGAATATGGTCAAAATACAATTTTGCTAATGCAATGTGGTGCTTTTTTTGAAGTATACGGTCTAAAGGACAAAAATGATATAATATATGGCAGCAATATTTGCGACTTTTCCAAAATTTGCGACCTAAACGTAGTTGATAAGAAGGTCTGTGTTGGTAATGACAATGTTGTTCTTAGTGGGTTCAAGGACCATCTAGTGGATAAATATATTAAGAAGCTACAAGATACTGGATATACAGTTGTTGTATATGTTCAAAATGATGATATGTCAAATGGACAAATAACCAGGTCATTATTAGGCGTCTTTTCCCCTGGCACATATTTTTCTGTTGATACAGACAATATAACTAACAAAACCTGTTGTATTTGGATACAAACAAGAAAAAAGGGATTGTATTCTTTGTTGAATTCTGCGAATACAAATTCCTGTACACATATTATTTATGTTGGAGTTGCACTAATTGATATATACACAGGAAAATCCTGTATTATGGAATACTTTGAACAATATATTAAAAATCCAACAACCTTTGATGAGCTAGAGCGGTTTATTTCAATTCATTGCCCTAGTGAGACAATTGTTATTTCAAATTTGGGAAAAGAAGATATTAATGATATTGTCAGTTATGTGAATATTAAAAGTAAGGCTCTCCATTTTGTTAGTTTATCTGATGAAAAGGAACAAAATGAATTAGCAGTAGAAAATAAAAATATTGTAAGGGCTTTAAATTGTGAGAAACAAATTTACCAGACCGAGTTGCTAAGGAAATTCTACAAATTTGATGACATTGGTTCATTTATGACAATCTTCGGAGTGACAGTTTACGCAACCCAGGCATTCTGTTATTTGTTAGATTTCATTTACCAACACAACCCTAATTTGGTTTATAAAATCGCCGAGCCAACTATAGAAAATGAGAGTGATAAATTAGTTTTAGCAAATCATTCGTTAAAGCAATTGAATATTATTGATGATGACACATACAGAGGCAAGTATTCATCTGTTGTCAAAATGTTGAATGAATGTATTACTCCGATGGGTAAGCGTAAATTTACCCACAGTTTTTTGAACCCAGTTACCAATGTAATCTATTTACAGGGTGAATATGACATAGTTGAATGTCTCTTAACCAATATGGCTACAGATGAATATACTATAGTAAAACAAATGTTGTCTTCATTCAAGGACTTGGTAAAGATTAATCGGCAAATAATGTTGAAAAAAATACAGCCAAAATACATTTATCAACTTTACATGGGGATATTATCCAGTAAAATGGTTTATAATTTTGTCCTGAGCAATCACAAACTAACCGAATATTTAGAGGATAAGCTTGGACCTGATGTATTTGAAAACTTGTTAGTATACATTGTTGAAATTTCCACATTTTTGGATAAAGTGTTAATAATGGATATGTGTAAGGATATTGATAACATTCATAAGATTGAGCAGAGTTTTATTAAGAATGGAGTGGATTCTGTATTGGATAAAAAAATTATGACTTTAATGGAATCAGAAGACCAGCTAGAATGTTGTAGGGCATATTTTAGCTCTATTATTGCCAATTATGAGACAGGTGGGAAGAAGAAGGTTACTAAGAAAACGGTTTCTTCAGAAAATGATGTAGAATATTCGGCAGCAAATGATACCTTTGTAAAAATACACGAAACTGAGAAGAACAATTTCAGTTTAATTGCGACAGACCGACGATGTAAAATATTAGAAGAAGTGTTGTCTTTAAACAAGGCCAAAACTATTAGTTTAACATATAAGTCGTCATATTTCAAAGATGAAAGACAATTTGTCTTGGAAATTGGCAAAGATGTTATTGTATTGGAGAAACAATCAGCAACAAATCGTTTCATTACAAGCCCGCAAATAAATAAATTATGCAAGGATGTTAGTTCAATCAAGATAAATCTGATTGATACAGTGTCCAAAGTTTACGCCAATATTATCAATGATTTGGAACGATTTCAAAGTAAAATAGAAGATATTTGCGAGTTCATCACGTGTGTGGATGTAGTATATGCCAAGACATATATTGCCTTCAAGTATAATTATTGTAAACCTACTATTGAAAACTCTTCTGTAGGAATTCCTACTATAGGATTAGAAAAATCTTATATAAAGGCGCACAATTTGCGCCACTGTTTGATTGAGAAAATACAGCAATCTGAGCTTTATGTAGCCAATGATGTCACTATTGGAGCCGATGAAACAAATGGTATTCTCTTATACGGAACTAATGCCGTTGGAAAAACCAGCATTATCAGGGCGCTTGGAATTAGCGTTGTAATGGCACAATCGGGTCTATATGTGCCAGCATCATCGTTTGTATATTATCCATATAAATACATTTTTACACGTATTCTAGGCAACGACAATTTATTCAAAGGTCTATCTACATTTGCCGTTGAAATGTCTGAACTAAGAACCATTTTAAGACTAGCTGACAGTCGCAGTCTTGTTTTAGGCGACGAACTGTGCTCCGGAACAGAAAGCACAAGTGCTATTAGTATTTTTGTTGCTGGTGTGCAAACACTTTATAAAAAAGAGTGTTCTTTTATATTTGCGACACATTTACACGAAATAGTGGATTATGAAGAAATAACGTCTTTGACAAGTGTAAAATGTAAACATATGTCGGTTATTTATGACAAGGAAACTGACGCGCTTGTATATGATAGGAAACTAAAAGACGGACCGGGAAACAATATGTATGGCCTTGAAGTATGTAAGTCACTTAGCTTGCCGCAAGATTTCTTAGAAATGGCGTATAACATACGTATGAAATATAAACCGGAAGCCAAAAGTGTATTAGACAGGAAACAATCGCATTTTAATGCCAAGCATATAAAGGGACAGTGTGAAAAATGTGGCAAACATATGGCGACCGAGGTCCATCATTTACAATATCAGCAAGACGCAGACGGCCGTGGTCTTATTGAAAACGCCAAGGATGGGCTAACATTTCATAAGAACCACCCGGCAAACCTGATAAGTCTTTGTAACACGTGTCATGACGAAATACACACTACAGGGACTAGGTTGAAGAAGGTTAAGACAAGCAAGGGAACAATTGTGAAACCTTTATTATAAACTTGTTTTATAAAAAATTGACTTATTATAAAATCTGATACTATATTTTATAATAAATAATGGCAGTATCTATTATTGACGCACATAAAGAAATAATAAAAGTGATTCCAGAATACAAAAGAGTGTTAATATGCGATTTAAATTTATTTATAAATAAACTACAACAAGAAAAACGCCGGCCAAAATATTTGACCGAAAAACATGTATATGTCAGTTATCTAAATGTATTACTAGAACATTTACCAAATCGGCCTCTAGCAAATTCAGACCCAAACTGGATGTGGGATTGTCAGGAGGTGTTTAGTAAATGTTACAATGGATAAGGGAAACATAAAGTTAAATATTTGTATTTTTTATTCATTATATAATTATATATGTCTGAAATTATAAAAAAAAAATTATATTTGGGCGACATGTTTGATGCTAATGATGCTGAAAATATAAAAAATACAAATATATCATGCGTCATTTGTGTTGCTGAAAGATTACAAATTACTAATACAAATCCAAATGTAAAGGTTCACAAGTATGAGTTAAGCGATGATTATAATTGTAATATTTCTCTCTATTTTGATGAAATTGGAGATATTATACATAAGGAAAAGTCTGTATTAGTGAATTGTGCTGCTGGAATAAGTAGGTCATCCACAATTGTTATTGCTTACATAATGAAATATTACAAAATAGAATTAAAAAGGGCATTTAATTATGTCAGACATAAAAGAAATCAAATATGTCCCAATAAGAAATTTATGAGTTGCTTGCTAGATTACGAGTTATCCTTGTTTGGTAAAAATAGTTTAACTTACGATGAATGTATTAAACTATTTTATTATACTTAATATTTTAGAATTAGGTCTTTGACTGAGACTTAGTCTGAGCCTTCATATTCAGATTCTTTCTGGTCTTGTTTAAAAACCCAAGAAGTCTATCCGAAACCTTCTCAATTACAGGGACTGTCTCCTTGGCAACAAATTTAACTTTAGAACCAACAGTTTCTAATCCAGCCTTAACCCTGGGTGCATATTTTTTAGTGGTTGACCTTGCTACATTGTATCCCTTTGATAGCGATTTTCTAATCATTGAACCTGAACGCCTTTTAGAAGATTTGTTGTATCTTTTGTACGCCATTATAAAATATGAAAATATTATATTTTGTTATTTCCTTTTCTAAATATAGAATATATATGAACTCATTTATAAGTTTTTTTAATGACAATTCTAAATATATAGCAATAATTATTGCTGTTGTTGTAAGTTTGTTAGTATACATCAACTTTAACAATATAGATTTAAATAAAAAAACAACTAGGAAATTAATACAAACAGTTACAGTGGAGACTTTTGATACAAAACCAGTATTAGACACAGAAGAAAACAGTGAATTGATGTTTCAGTTACCTCCTAAAAAAGACCAGAACCAAAACCTAGACCAAGACCAAGAATTTAACTTTAATGGTGCTAAAAGTTTTTGCGAAAATTACAGAGGCAAATCAGATGAACTAAATAAAGCTGCCAAGGGCTTGACAGACGAAAGCTGTAAAACGTCTACTTGTTGCGTGTTGGTCCAGGGACAAAACGGCAACACTTGTATGGCTGGGGACGTCAATGGTCCTACATTCCAGAAGGACTTAAAAGGCAATCTGATTTCAATGGACGCCTACTATTATCTAGGGAAGCGATACCCTCACCCGCCTACATTAATGTAGGCTGTTATAAAATTTGTATTTAGATAGATGCCCTACATGGTTGTAGGTAGTTTCCAAATTGTGAGCCCCGCATCCGTCGCCAACTGCGCCACAATTGCATCATTATTGTAGTCATTTAGATACACAATTTCCTTTATATTTGAAGCCGCAATTGCTCTAAAACAATTTATACACGGATAATGTGTTACATATATTTTGGCACCGGATAGACTTGTTCCACGTTTTGCGCAATCCGTTATCGCATTGATTTCACTGTGAATAATAGACTGCTCGTGATTGTCTTTGACACGGGAAATGTGCGGCGCCCCACAAATGTATCCATTGTAACCCATTGAAATAAGACGACCATCTTTGACTATAACGGAGCCAACATTAAGACGCTTACATGGACTACGCTGTGATGCGAGTAAGGCAATGGACATAAAATAGTCATCCCATTCAATCCTTTTATCACTTATATTTTTATTGGTTATAATGCTGTTTATTTGCGAAAGCATATTATAGTTATTTTTATAATATGTTTTTATCTTGTTATTCTTAGATTTTATTTTTCTTAGATTTTATTTTTCTTAGATTTTATTTTATTTGGTTTTATTTTTTTGGATTTGTTATTATTTGTTCTTTTTCTCCTTGTATAGCCAAATCGTGATACAGTGAACTTTTTATTGCCTAGTCTTTTGCCACCCAATGTAGATGAACTGGAATCAGTTGAATTAATTATAACTGCTTCCTTTTCTTTTTCTATTGCTTGCTGTTCTTCGTCTTTTTCCACTTTTTCTAACTCAGCTTGCTCTTCCGGAGACAGTTTTTTTGCTTCATCTGGAAGCAATGATTTAAATATTTTAATGATTCCTGGCTCCTTTTTGGTTTTCACAGCATAAAATAATATACTCATACCTTTATTATCCAAAAATTGTGGATTGGCTTCATGGTCTAGTAACAATTTAACCTTCGCTTCAACATTTGCCGCTACAGCATACCACAGTGCTGTACGACCATTACTGTTTTTAATATTGGTATCCGCTCCATTTTCCAAAAGCCATTTCATCGTTTCTATAGTCCCATATCTAGATTGGACCATTAAAGCAGTTATACCATTATATGTAACATTCACATTATTTATTTTATCTTCTGTAAACAGTTCTTTCATTTTATCCAATTTAGGTGTATCTTGACTTGTTAGTTGACCTACAAAATCTTTATTTATATTTATATCTTCTAGCAATTGTTGAGCTTGTGTATTTCCAAATTTAATAGCAAGGTCTACAGCCGTTTCTCCTTCCTTGTTTTTTATATTTGGGTCCGCTCCTTTAGACTGCAGCCATTCTATGGGTTCTCTGGTTCCTGATGCAGATTGAACCATTAATGCAGTTAGACCATTATATGTAACATTAACATCCTTTATTTTACCTTCATTATATAGGGTAGTCATTTTATCCAATGTGGGTATATTCACTCCTATTGTTCCTACAAATTGTGAAATGATATCTTTTTCTGTTTCTGTATTTTTTTCCTGCATAATTTTTCTTTCATTTCCTCGTATTAATTCATTTAGATTCAGTTGACTACCGTCGGTTAATTTAATAATTGCCTTGGCTCTTTTGCTTAACAAAAGTTTTATATTATCATTATTTTTGGAAATGATGGCAAAGTAGAGAGCTGTATAACCTTCTGAGTTCTGAAAATTAATATCAGCTCCATTGTCTAGTAACCATGTTATGGCTTCTGGTGACCCTGATGCCGATTGAACCATTAAAGCAGTCACGTCATTATATATAACATTAACATCCTTTATTTTACCTTTACCTTCATTATATAAGGTGGTCATTTGTTCTACACTTGGTGGGTTCATGCCGCCAATTGTTCCTACAAATTCAGCTATATCATTAGAATTATTAGAATTATACTGTGAACCAACTATTAAACCAATAACAATAGCTGAGCCAATTGCAATTCCTACTATTTCTCCAGCACCAAGGTTATCATTTTTTGACATTTTAGTATTTTATATATTATAATATTAAAAATAAAACTGACGTAATTGTCATAATCAAAAAAAATTGATTTTAAAATAAATATATATAAGAATAGTATAAATATATATACAAAGATGATTATCCCTATAAAGTGTTTTACCTGTGGAATTGTTTTAGCAAACAAATACCGATATTATACTGAAGAAGTTAGAAAGCGAAAAATGGCGAAGGACCTACACGTTGATAAAGTGATTTATTTGACGTCGGAATATAGCGAAAAGACGCCCGAGGGCGAAGTATTAGATGAGCTCAAGCTTATGAAGATGTGCTGTCGCCGACATATGCTTACGCATGTGGATATTGATTAAAATTAATATATAACATAAAGGTGCGTTTATTTATATTACATTTATTATATTTGGGTTTTTTTATTTTCCAGGTATATAATAAATGGCTACTAGAAAAAACAAGGGTGGAAAAAAGCAAAAAATTTATAGAATGAAGGGATGTTCTAAAAGACATTCTTTAGGCGGCAAGAGTCATAAATGTTCTAAAAGCTGTAAACATTCTATGAAAGGCGGGGGATGTGACCCAGTAACTCACTATTGTGGGTCCTCCGGAATGGGAGGCGGTTGTGGCTCTTGTGGCCAAACAGGTGGTTTTGGTGGTTGTACAACTTGTCGTCATCGCCAAACAGGTGGTTTTTTTAATTGTCCTACTTGTTATAAACACCAAAAAGGTGGAAATTTTTTTAAAACAGATTTACCTCCAGTTCCTGCTCCATTGGTAGGAAAAGAATGGCTCCCAGAAATCAAAGGATGGCCCGGTGTTGATGGCAGTCGCAACTATTTGGCAAATAATTTATACAAGACTGATGTTCAAACAATGATGAAATTAGATGGTGGAGCAAAAAAAAGTTGGGGAGGTAAATCTAATAGCAAAAAAAGTTGGGGAGGCAAAAAAAATAAGTCTAGAAAAACCAAATTACAAGGTGGTGGCCTTTTACCCCAAGAATTTGTTAATTTAGGCAGAGATTTGAAATTTAATTTTGAAAGCACATTGAATTCATTAAATGGCTATTCTGCACCAGTAAATCCAAAAGTGTATATGGACCAATTTGCAAAAACAAATAAAATGCTTATTTAAGGGCATTTAAAATAATATAATTATCTATACTTAATTTATTAAAATGGCTTTTCCAAATAAATTAAGTCAATTATGTACTCCTTCTCTTGTTTACTTTGTTATTTCATTTATTGGACTTGCAATGGCGATTGTTCAAAACTTGGGAAATAAAAACAAATATAGTTTAGGCAGTTTTTCGTGTCAAGTCCCCAGTTGTATTGCCGTGTTTATTGTAAAAATAGTCTATGTATTATTTTGGACTTGGGTTCTTAATTTAATGTGTCGCGATGGTCACGTTGAAATTGCCTGGTTCCTTGTTATATTACCATTTATTCTTTTGGCAGTTATTGTTGGTCTTGTTATGATGAATCAACATAAAAAGACTAAAAAAGACGGACTACAAGACCCAAAACGTATCTTGCGTTAAATAAAATAATTCTGTTATTAAGCGCTAAAGCATATTACAGTATTTTTGATAATATTATGATTATGATAATATTTTCATCCTAATTTCATCCAAAAATTCTGAATTTGGCAAAATATAAACCTAATAATATGATTGTCATACCAGCATAATCATCTATTGTTGTAGGTAATTTTAACCAAAACGAATTGGAGAATATTTGCGACATAAAATTAAAAATATATGATGACATTGCTAGTTGAGCTGGGTTAAAAAACAGAATGCCAAGACGTTGTGCTGGAATCACAAATACCCATTGGACTGTTGCCCAAAACTCCGACGTTATTATTTTTTCAATCATATGAGCATTATCAAAAGCATCCGTTGTTTGCAGAAATAGCGCTAACTGCATAGCAATAACAATCAAAATATTTAGAAATAACCACAATAATACTGTTTGAAAAATATTCATTATATAATATTGTGATAATATAATTATATCAATACAACAATTTAAAAACTTAATTTATATATATGGACTATTCTAAGATACATTATTACTTATTATATTTGTTTTTATTTATACTAGCACAAAGTTTTTCTGTATGGGGTCAATACGTGACAATACCATTTGAAAATTTAGGTGTATGGGAGGCATTTAAAATGGCTATACCTTTTGCTTGGTTAGATTGGTTAATAATGCCTTCTGTTATTATGCTTGGTGATAAATATAAATTAGTTACACCTACTCATGATATAATTTTACTAATTATTATACAATTTTCATTAGTTTTACTAGTCAACCATTTTTACCTTAAGCGAGATATTTTTAGAAGTGACTATCTTGCCTTCTTTTTAATTTTAGCAGGTTTTTATATTAGTTTTGATAATAGTATTTCTAAAATATTAAATATCCCAATTGCCAAAACAATTAATAATGAATAAATTATAATTAAATTATATCATATTATATTATATTATATAATGCAAACTAATATGAAAAAGGTAAAAAATGGCATATCATATGAAATGAACGGTTGGATATATGTTTCGGTCAAGGGAAAACCTAGGGAGCGCGGCTACGCATATGGTAGATTAGTTGCCGATGAAATGAAACGGGCTAAAAAAATTATTGATTTCACTACTTTTTTTGACATTGGTGTAAAATGGGATTTCTTTGTTGAAGCTGCTGCTAAATACTTTAAACCAAAAATTATGGAGCAGTTTCCTGAATTCTATGAGGAAATGGTTGGCTTTTCGGAGGGATGTACTGCCGCCGGAACAAATTTGTCTGTTGACTGGATTGTTGCTTGGAATAATTGGATGACATTGACTGAAGGCTGGTTTGCGAATATGCCCGATGAAGAACGCATTGCTGTTTTTGGTACAAATGGTTCAAAGAGTTCCGGAGGGAAGGAGGGTGGCGCTGCCGATAAATGTAGTGCATTTATGGCAAATGGTGACTGGACTGCTGATGGTAAGATTGTTGTATCGCACAATAATTTTAGTAATTTTGTTGACGGACAGTTGGCGCGCATTGTGCTTGATTTAAAGCCTGAAAAAGGCTGTCGTATGTTGATACAAGGTTTTGTTGGTTGGATATGGTCTGGAACCGATTTCTTTGTAACATCTGCCGGAATTATTGGCACTGAGACAACTATTGGTGGATTTAATGTTTACGAAAATAATATTCCAATTTCGTGCCGTATCAGAAATGCTATGCAATATGGTAAAACCCTAGATGATTATGTGGAAATGTTGTTAGATGGTAATTCTGGAGATTATGCCAATTCGTGGCTTTTTGGCGACACCAAAACAAATGAAATTTTGAGATTGGAGCTTGGTCTGCGTTTTCATAATGTGGAGCGAACCAAGAATGGTTATTTCATTGGATTTAATGCGCCTTATGATTCTCGCATTCGTAATTTAGAGTGCGCAAATACCGGATTTGACGACATTCGTCGCCATCAGGGAGCCAGACGCGTTCGCTTAGATGACTTGATGGATGAACACAAAGGCAAAATTAATATTGAAATTGCTCAAAAAATATTGTCTGACCATTATGATGTGTATTTACACAAGGAAAACCCGTGCTCTAGAACGGTGTGCTCGCATTATGAATTAGATGCACGTGAATATATGTCCGACCCATCTAGACCCAAGCCTTATCAGCCTCGCGGTGCGTTAGATGGAAATGTTTGCGACACGACAATGGCAAAGAATATGTCATTTTCTTTGCGCTGGGGCAACTCGTGCGGGATTCCTTTTGATAAGAATAAGTTTTGTGATGAACATAAAGAGTGGTCTTACCTTAGAGAATACTTGGAAGACAGGCCGCAACAACCTTGGACTACGTTTACAATAACTAATAATTTGTCAAACGCAAAGACAATTGTTAATCGTAAAAAGTCGGGTAAAGGCAAGACATTAAAATTGAAAAATTTATAAATCAGTTTTACATATTATAAAACATATTAAACATTACGATTGTTACTATATAAGTATATACTAACAATGATTTGCTATTTCCTGATTATTTATTTAATTTATATTCAAACGGTTAATACTGTTTTACAAGAATTGTTTCACATGAATAATAACGGCTGGAAAATAGTAGGGAATAAAAATATAACAGATGCTGTATTTAGACCGTATAGCTTGAACGGACTAATGTCTCATTATATTATTGGCGACGACAAAGTTATTAATGTGGACAGTAAAAGAAAGGATGATTCCAATTTGTGGTATTTTAGTAAGCAATTCCCGACTAATTTCTCTTTGAAAAATTCAAGTATATTTTCATTTACTATGAGCAGTTTTTCCGGAGATTTTAAAAACCCAAATAGCCCTTTATCGGCTTTAATTAGAGTAACAAATAATGTTACAAATGAGCTTATCATATTTCCTGTTAATCATTTAATTGCAAAATACAATGGGTCAATTCAGGAATTTGTTGTGCCGATGGTCCATACCTTGTGGCTTAATGGTCTCAATTATACGCAAATTGGAGTCAATCATTTCAAAAATGTCCTGCAAAATGTCAAGCAAATTGATATTTTGGGGGATTGGACGCGAGGCAACGAAACAATGGGTCTTGATAATGTTTTAATTGGGTAGATTTACCTAGGCAAATTATTGTATTTTATAATTTAATATTTTTATAACCAGAATTGGTAACAAAAATATTCATGGGATTTTATCATATTTCTCAGTAACAAATATTTTCTAAAAAGTAAAAAGGGAAATGATTTTTGGACATTTATAAATGTCCAATTTTAAGAACCTGAAAAAAGTTTCAAAAAACAGTGTTTTTTTCACGTTGTGACTGAGATGCTGACAATTATTTTTTTTGTGTAAAAAAATTGTGACGATATTTTTTTCTGTTTTTTGACAAAACCCTTAGGGGATTTTATATATTGCTTATATATAGCAATGTTTAGCAATGATTCTGTCCCCCAAAATCCCCATAATTTTTATTGTGAAAAATGTCACTATACAACGTCTAATAAAAAGGATTTCAACAAACATCATAATACCAAAAAACATTTAAGCAATGATAAATCAACATTTTCAATCCAAAAATCCCCAAAAATCCCAAGCCCTCTGTATGACTGCATATGTGGTAAGACATATAAAGATAATTCAGGATTATGGAGGCATAAAAAAATATGCGATTATCAAGAAAAAGTGAACACTGGCAACAAGAGCGATATTATAAATGATTTTGAAAATGAAATGAACAAATCTGAGTCATTTGATAAGAATCTGCTATTTGAATTATTAAAACAAAACCATGAACTACAAAGGCAGCTGATTGAAATGTCTATAAAAAACAATACAACCACCAATTCAAATAACACAATAACTAACAACAGTGTCAATACAAACTGTAACAATTCATTCAATTTGCAGGTTTTTCTGAATGAGAAATGTAAAGATGCTATGAATATGAGCGAATTTATTGATACGATTAAGGTGCAATTATCAGACCTGGAGAATTTTGCTCAAGATGGCTATGCTGGTGGCGTTTCAAATATTATTGTGAAAGGGTTAAACGCAATAGACACATATTTGCGCCCCATTCATTGTAGCGACTTGAAACGAGAAACCGTGTATATTAAAGACAATGATTGCTGGATAAAGGAGACAGATGAGAAGCTTGTATTAAAAAATGCAATTAAAAAGGTAGCTTTTAAAAACATCAGGCAAATCAATGAGTGGGTAAAAGAGAATCCGGAATGCAAAGACCCTAGAACAAAAAAATTTGATAAATACAATAAAATAGTAATGAACTCTATGTCTGGCGTAACAGAACAAGAACAGCACGACAATATAGACAAAATAGTGCGAAATGTTACAAAGGCTGTTGTAATAGACAAATACATAGAAAAATAATTAGTTATTCAAATGTTTCTTATATATTATATAAAAAACATTATAAAAAATATATAACATTATATTATTATGGATACAATCGCTTGGAATCTAATTGACAAATATTTTAAAGACAATCCGTATAATTTAGTTGCCCACCATTTAGACTCATATAACGACTTTTTTGACAAAGGTATTTTTCAGATTTTTCGTGAAAACAATCCCATTCGTTTTATTGAAAGAGAGGAGCAAAATAAGGAAATAACCAGGGAGGGCAGAGTAGTTGAAAAAGGCAGAAATGAATGTTTTTTATATCTTGGTGGAAAAACTGGTGACAAATTATACTTTGGTAAGCCCGTCATATATGACAGTACTATTGAAACTGGAGAACCTTACCCACATTTTATGTATCCAAATGATGCCCGTTTAAGAAATATGACATATGGCACAACAATTCATTATGATGTTGATGTTGACTTTGTCTATTATGAAGGTGAACAAAAAATGGAGGAAACCATTACTCTAGAAAAAATATATCTAGGTCGTTTCCCTATTATGACACACTCAAATTTATGTATTTTGAAAGGTATGCCAACTGAAGCCCGTTTCAATTTAGGTGAATGCCGAAATGACTTTGGTGGATATTTTATTATTGATGGAAAAGAAAAATGTATTGTTAGTCAGGAGAAATTCGCAGATAATATGCTCTATGTCAGACAAAATAAGGCAGATAATATGTATAGCTACTCGTGCGAAGTCAGGTCAGTTTCCGAAGACAGTTCTAAACCTATTCGTTACACGAGTGCAAAGATGGTCGCACCAGATGCGACCTACTCTAATAACCAAATTGTTATTGACGTGCCTAATGTAAGAAAGCCTATTCCGCTATTCATTTTGATGCGTGCATTGGGTGTAGTATCTGACAAAGCTATTATTGAATGTTGCCTACTTGATTTGGAAACAAACTCAAATATGATAGATTTATTTATTCCGTCTGTTCACGATACGAACAAAATATTCACGCAACAAACGGCGCTAGAGTTTATCAAGACATTTACCAAAAGACAAACTGTTTCGGCAGTTTTAGAAATTCTTATGAATTATTTTTTGCCGCACGTTGGTGAAGACAATTTTTTAAATAAGGCATATTATGTAGGTTTTATGGTCAACAAATTATTGCGAGTTTATATGAAGCGTGAGAAGCCTACAGACCGTGACAATTTCAAGTTCAAACGTGTTGAAATGTCAGGCACACTAATTTATGACCTGTTTCGCGAGTATTTTTTGATACAAAATCGCGGCATATTCTTGAAGATGGACAAGGAGTTCTATTATCATCCAGGCAAATATCGTTCCAACTTTATGTCGCTAATCCAGGACAATTACAAGGATTTTTTCAAGGAGCGCATTATTGAAGACGGTTTCAAAAAGGGCTTCAAGGGCAACTGGGGCGCCGACCCAAATACAAAGCGCCTAGGTCTCGTTCAAGATGTCAATCGTTTGTCTTGGTTCACATTTATGAGCCATTTGCGCAAAATTAGTCTGCCACTAGACCCAACATCTAAAGTAGTTGGACCTCATTATTTACATGGGTCGCAATGGGGAATCATTGACCCTGTTGACACACCTGATGGTGGTAATGTTGGTCTACATAAGCATATGTCTATTAGCACAGTTATTACAAACGGATTCTCTTCTATGCCTCTTATTAAGTGGTTAAGAGCCAACACACCGTTAAAATTAATTCAAGAGTGTAGTCCAAAAATGTTGGCATCTGCGACTAAATTATTTGTAAATGGTAATTGGATTGGAATAATGGAAAACCCGATTGAAAATGTGAATACACTGAAGCTTTTTAGACGCAATGGCATTATACCAATTTACACGAGTATTTCATTTAGTTTTGAGTCAAATATTGTATATATTTACACGGATTCAGGACGTCTTACTCGCCCGGTTTATTACAAAGATAGCGACGGCAAACTCAGTTATAATCACGGAAATATACGCGAAACCATTTTGTCGCATCAGTTTCATTGGACACAAATTGTTGCTGGTTTTGAAGAAAAGAAGAAAGATAACTTCTCTTTGAGAAAAAATATATTATATGAAGCAAATGAATTATATCCGGGTTACAACAGTTTAGACCGTTTACTAGATATGTTGCAACAAAATAAGGGAATTGTAGATTATTTGGACACTTCAGAGTCAGAAACAGCACTAATTGCCACCCGACCTGACCAAATAAAGGACAATAAATTTTACACGCATTCAGAAATAGACCCATCGTTAATGTTTGGAATAATGGGTAATTCCATTATTTACCCTGAATCAAATCAGTTGCCTCGTGATGTGTTTTCTTGTGGTCAAAGTAAGCAGGCAGTATCAATGTATCATTCCAATTACCAGATGCGTTTGGATAAGATGGGTGTTATTTTAAATTATGGTCAGGTGCCGCTGATTAAGTCGCGATACTTGAAATATATTAATAATGAAGAACAGCCCTATGGAGTCAATGCGATTGTTGCAATTATGAGTTACACTGGATACAATGTGGAAGACGCCATTTTAATTAATGAAGGTTCTATTAAAAGAGGTCTCTTCAGAACAAGCTATTACACAACGTATGAAGCCAGAGAAGAGAGCTCAAGAGTATCAGGTGGTAATACTAATTCGTTTTTCTCAAATATTGAGTCCAAACAAAACGTGTCTAGATTAAAAGAAGGATTTGATTATAGCAAACTTGACGAACACGGTCTAATCAAGGAAAATACTGAAATACATGACCGTGTTGTTTTAATTGGACAAGTAACGTCATCTACTGAAAACAGAGGTGAGTTTGCGGATAATTCAAAGACAACAAAGAAAGGTCAGCTCGGATTCGTTGATAAGTCGTTTATTTCGGAGGGCGAGGAGGGCTTCAGAATCGCAAAAATTCGTGTTCGCGAAGAACGCCTTCCAGCAATTGGTGACAAAATGGCTTCAAGGGCCGGTCAAAAAGGAACTTTAGGTCTCATTATTCCAGAAGAGGATATGCCTTTTACAGCTGACGGTGTCAGACCCGACCTCATTATTAACCCACATGCTCTTCCGTCACGTATGACAATTGGTCAACTAGTAGAATGTCTGTTAGGCAAGGCGTGCACATTGTATGGTGGTTACGGTGACTGCACTGCATATGCTACAAAGGGTGCCAATTATGACACATATGGACCAATGTTGACAAAAATGGGTTACCATAATTCAGGTAACCAAATCTTGTATAATGGTTTCACAGGGGAACAATTATATTCTGAAATATTCATTGGACCCACCTATTATATGCGTTTGAAGCACATGGTTAAGGATAAAATCAATTATCGTGCCACAGGTAAGCGCAGTGCTTTAACAAGACAGACGAATCAGGGAAGAGCAAATGATGGTGGTTTAAGACTAGGTGAGATGGAACGTGATGGTATTATGGCACATGGTCTATCGTATTTCTTGAATGAGTCTTATATGGTCCGTGGTGACGAATATTATATGGCAGTTTGTAATAAAACTGGCGGTATTGCTGTTTATAACCCGGAACGCAATCTATTCTTAAGTCCATTTTCAGACGGTCCTCTTATGTTTAGTAATTCAAAGGAAGGTCAACCTGTTTTAGACGCGTTCTCAGTTTATGGCAGGTCATTCAGTATTTTGCGCATCCCATATGCTTTGAAATTGCTAATACAAGAACTTCAAGTAATGAATGTTCAGATGCGCATTATTACCGAAGAAAATGTTGACCAGTTACTTAATTTGTCTTACCAATCACAGAATATTGACAAGTTGCTTGGTATAGACCACGGGGAAGATGGTTTAGCAAATCGCGAAATAAATGAAATTATTGAGAATTACAAGAAGCAAATGACGGCAAGGGTAAAGCAAGTGCCTCGTGAATATGGAATTGATAAGGAACCAGGTAAAGAAATGCCTCAAAGTTTAGAAGCTGATACATCACCAGTAGAAAACCCAGTATTCAATATTGGTAGCGAAGTTATTGTCAAGAATGAAGAAACCAGAGAAAATTTACACGCAGTTATTAATAAAATATATATGGATGGCCAAGGCAATGAAATGTATAATGTAGTTTATGATGATGGAGAATTGGAACGAAATGTTAGTGGTTCCAGAGTTAAGTTGTATAGCGTAGTTTCTCCAGTTAGTCCTATAATTTCACCTCCACAAAATAGTCCTGAGAGTCTTGCTAGTTCAGTTCAAAGCTCAGTTTCTAATACAGTTAATAGTTTAGACTCTAGTTTAGGTGACATTGGAACATCAGTATCTAGCACATTAAGTGGTGCATTTGATGTTGTATCAAATAAAATTGGTTCTATAAGTGATGCTATTAGTGGTGAAAGTCCCCAATTAGAAATATTTGATGACTCGCAAATGAATACTGTATTTAATAAGTTACCGACGGATAAAAAGGCTACCATCATTAAGATGGACGAAGAACAACGTATAGCTGTAATGACCCAAATAATGGCACAAGCACAGGCACAATCGCAGTCAGGCGGTGGCTTAGCATCGTATTTTAGCAATCTGCCTGTTCAAAACCAAATTGCTGCTTTGCAAAATACATATAAGAGCATGGCCAACGAATTTAAGCAACTTTCAGGTGTAGTTAGCGCACCACAAATAACCATTGTGAAGCCACAGTCTGCTGCCGAGGCATTATATGGCGGTTCATTGTCGTTATTTGCTCCTTTAAATGGTCTAAACGCAAGTGATACAAACGCAAGTGATACAAACGCAAGTGAAAAGAATACAAATGACAGTAGCACTACTAGTACTAGTACTAGTAATAACAGTAATGACAATAGTAATTTAAGCAAAGGTTTTACCGTAGTTAAAAAGATTTAATTCAAATTCAAATAAAAAGAAGAAAAAAAGACAAAATAATATAAATAAAAATTGAAATAAAAGTAACTCTTGTTTATATTATTATATTATAATAGAAAATGTCAACACTTCAAAACACCAGTAGTTTAATTTCGTCCATATACAAGTCCAGAACAATTCTTCTAGACCTAATGAATTCGCAAGGCTATTACACAAGCGAGTATGAAGGATTTAGTATAAATGAAGTAAATACAATGAAGGTAAATAATCAATTAGATATGATTTTAGAAAAGGCATCGGAAGATGTGGATATAAAGAGGAAACCGAAGATTTATATTCGCTATTATTTAGCAAAATCTTTAAGACCGCAAAATTTGCAGGAGATGATTGACGATTTATTCAATGTTGAGGAAGTTTTAACAAAGCATGATACGCTGTTTATTGTTGTAAAGGATGAAGTGAATGAGACATTAATAAACACATTAAAGCATATTTGGGAGCAAGACAAGATTTTCATTGTTATCCAGAATTTGAAACGATTACAGTTTAATATTCTGAAGCACGTTCTAGTTCCTCCGCATCGCGTTCTAAGTAGCGCTGAAGTTATTACCATAAAGAAACGATATAATGTTATGGAAGACGCACAGTTCCCAGATATTTCACGATTTGACCCAGTAGCGCAGGCGATTGGTATAAGACCTGGACAAGTATGCGAAATCATCCGACCTAGTAAGACGGCAATTTCGGCACCTTATTACAGAATTTGTATGTAATTAAAACTATAAACCGGTTAACCGAATAAACCTAAAACAATGAATATATTTTGTTTATAATTTAATATACAAAATATATAATATGGATACTACAACTAAACCCAAACAAAATGAAGAGAAGATAAAGAGTATAAATCAACGTTTTTTATCTGCTTTAGATGATTTCAAAAAGTATTATGTTTTTTATAATAAAAATCCAGAAGTAGATGAATATTCAAACAATTTTCAAAATTCAAAAAATCAGTTACAAGGTTTAAGCGGAGAAATGTATTCTTTAACCAATAATATTCAAAAAAATATAAAAGTATTAGCAGACGAGATGAGTGATATTTCAAAAAAATTAAATATAGAAAAGGGCAAAAATAACAAATACGAAAAAACATTATCCGGCTTAAAAGGTACCGAATCAGGGTCTAATATATTAATTAGTAATACAAAAGAAGAGTATATTATTAGTTATATTCTTAATACCGTATTATTTGCAGGTATTCTATTTATTTTAGCATTAATGCTTCCAACAAAATTTTCATATGGTTTAATTATTATTGCCCTAATATACATATACAAAACAGGATTGTTTACAACATTTTTATCAATTATTCGTAAAATGTAATCTGTCTTCGTAAATACCTTTTTTTTATATTATACAAATATTTATAATGTTTTCATTCCTTTTTAGAAAACCAACTAACAAAATGTATTATACTGATACAAATATACAAAGTTATATAAGAAAAATAGAAAATGACTTGAATGAAAAGGCTTTGAATGAAAAAACTATAATTGTTCCAAGTAAAATAGAAACAAATAAAATATTAACAATGAGTTATGAAAACCCATTACTCTCATTTATCAGTATTGTATTTTTTTTAGCCAGATATAAATTTAAAAATTGGATAAAATAATAGTTTCTTTGTTTATATTATATTATGGTTAATCAAAATATAAATGATAATGAAAATGAAAATATGAATTTAAAATCGGATATATTAAAAATTGAGGCACTAGAAAAAGAATACAAGTCTGTCTTAGCTCAATATGAAGAAGCTTATAAAAATTGCAATTCTGAAATGAAAAATAACTTGAATAAAAAAAAAGCCAGTTTCAAAACATTCAATAATCGTGCTTACTGGGGAACATCTGGACTAAAAGAAGGGTCAGTTAATTCTCAATCTGATTGTGAAAATATGTGTGCTTCTGATATAAAATGCTCAGGTGCTACATTTAATACAAAAAAGAATTATTGTTGGGCTAGGAGTGGGAATGGAATATTAGCACCTAGTTCAAGTGTAAATGTTGCATTATTGCCAACAGCAAAAGGCTGTGTTTTAACATTAAAGGCCTTGAATAATAGGTTAATTGAATTAAACCAAGAACTAACAAAGTTGATTGAAAATACAAATTCAGAATTAGCAAAGGAACGCGCAAAAAAGAATAATTCAAAAGCTCAACTTCATAAATATTATGCTGAGTTGCTTAAACAACGATTACATATGGCTAAAATTTTAGAAGAGACTCAAGTACTTGATGATGAAAATAATGACCAACATCTGTTTGTTTCAACACAAGACAGTTCTCTACGTGTTTGGATAATAATCGCTGCTGTTTTAAGTCTAGTTGTTATTGGTAAAATGTTAGGAAGAGAAACGTCGTTTTCCCAAAAATTTTGGATAGTAATTATGGTTTTAGTATTAATTGCGTCTTTTAGCATTAGTAATGCTTCTGGATTTTCAGTATGGTGTATATTAGTATTATTAATTGTTTTAATGCGAATGGATATTATTCCTAGTCCAAAAGACAGTGAATAAAGAATAAAGAATAACAAATAAATACAAAAAATCAAATATTTTTGTATTTATATATATTAGTAAATGACTGATACACAAACAAATTCATTATTTTCGTCTTTAATTCATGGAAGTAAGTTTAATCAAAAACAACATTTAGATAATAAAAAACTTAATTTTAAACATAAGGATGAATGTAAATATAGAGAAGGGTTTTCAAATACAAATGCTACAACAAACGCAAATGCTACAACAAATACAAATGTTAATACCAATCCTGATGCCAAATTAAATGAGATAAACGCATTACAATCCCAATATGATAGTTTATTAAAAAATTACAATGACTTATATAAACAAGTATCGGATAATACTCAAAAAGGAATGAATAGATTAAACAAAAATAATCCATATTTAAATAATAATATTATACCAAATAATTCGGCTGGGGAATTGCCAATTATTAGTTCAGGAATTGGAGGATATGTAACGAGTCAAGGATTATTTAAAAATTATGCCGATAAGTCTGTTTTTGATTCAACTGCTGGAAAAAATGGCTGCCCTACTAATACTATAAATGATGTCAAATTAGACAATTATTCATCAACCTTTATGCAAGGTAAAGATATGATAAGTGGTCAATCGTGCGGTTATGAAGGTTCAAATGTATATGTCACAAAATTAGTAAATACGCCAATCTCAAACTTCATGGGTTGCTATACAAATAGTACAACAGCTATTCCGACACCTTCTAATTCTGCAAGTGCTAATGCTGTTACTGATAGAAAACTAATTGTGCCAAAAATGACAAATAATGGTCAAAACGATTTTATAGCATCAGCATCTAGTGTATTAAGTAATTCTGATTCAATGGGAGCGTGGACAGCATTTGACCAAAATCCAAATACTTATTGGAATAGTGGTGCAGGTAATGATTGGTTGTATCAGAGTACAGGTTTGTATGCTGGTAAAAATAGTTTACCCGTTGTTCAAAAAAATGGTACAACTGGAGTCATTAAAGGTGAATGGTTAGTAATCAATATGCCTGGAATTAACACTTCCAAAGTAAAGAATGCTACATTGACTAGTTATGATATCCAAGGCATTGATAGTAATGCATTTAGGACTAATCCAAATACATGGTATATTATCGGTCGTGATGATAAGGCAAAAAAATGGATAGAGATTGATTATCAAAAACTAACAAATTATTCTCCGGAAATGCAAACATATACGATTGCCAACCCAAAACCATATGCCGCGTATGGAATAATTATTACAGCTATTGGTGATGGAACATCAGCATGGACGAAGCATTATACCAAGATTTCTTCGTGGAATTTGTATACTAGCAATACTGTTACTAATGCTAGTCCTAGTCCGAATGCTGTATCTAATAAACCACCAGCTATGACAAATATAGGTAATACAACTATGGATAAATGTAAGGCATATGCAACAGATAATGGATATTCATTCTTTGCTATGCAAGGATTACAATCAGACGGAACTGCTGCCTGTTTAGTTGGCAATGATAAACAGCAAATAATATCTTACGGTTCAGCAGATAACCAGGTAAATTTTATCCCATTATGGACTTCAAATACCGCAAATTCAAGTTATACAACTGCTACAATCACGTCAGCCGGTCAAATAACATTATCAACCGCAAATGGTGAAATAAAAACTCTCAATGACGCTTATCAAAAATGCAAAAATGTGTTTTCAAAATCAAAAGGTTATGACGCTCCTGGAAATGATTTGGTACATATGAAAAATACTACTATGGATAAGTGTAACACCGCATGTATAAATGATGACAGGTGCGTTGGATTTGCTATCACAGATAATAATAATGAATGTTGGATAAAATCAGATATTTCAAAACGCAATGAGAAATCAAACAGAAATTTATATTCGTTATCAAGAGAATCCAAAGATACCAATTGTGTTTTTTTTATTATGTTACAAGCTGACGGAAATATGTGTTTATATAATGGTAAACCAAATGACACAATTGTATCTATATTTTCAACAAATACAACAACTAAACAAAAGGATAAAAATGAAGAATGGGTTTCTTCAAAGGGTAAATATGGTAAACCCTACTTGTTATCTGGTCAAACTTTATCAACAAATGACTGGATAGGGTCAGATGATGGTTCGTTAAAATTAATAATGCAACCAGATGGTAACTTGGTTCTTTACACATCAGTCAAAAAAATAGGTTGTTCTATAGATGCAAAAACAAATATGAAATATGGAAGTGATAACGTGAATGCTGTATACAAATTAGACAATACAGGATATCCGAATAATTTAGGAAATATTGGATATATAGATAAAGATGCCGTATTACATAAATATCCAGGTTCAATGTTAGGATATTCAACAGATTATTCATTTTATGACCAATTTGATTCACCTGGTAATGATATTAGTCAAGTCAAAAAGAATAACATGGATGAATGCAAAACAGAATGTAATAAAAATGAAAAATGTGGTGGATTTGTTTGGAAAGGAAATGCAGATTCAAATATATGCTATTTGAAGAATTCCGGCATTGTTTCAAAAAGTAAAAGGGTTGTAAATCAAAATACAAAGATGGCAGTTAGAAAACCTAAAATAATAAGCACAAAAATGCCGTCTAGTATTAATGAAATTGATTCAATCAGATATCAGAATTATAAAAAAGGCGATGATGTAAATGTCAATAGTAATTATAACGACCCTGTTATTACCGATAAACTAAAAAATGATATAAAAAATGTTCAGAATAAATTAGTTGCAGTTGCTGGGCAAATTGCTAGTAAAATGGAGGAAATGTATCAATATGATAAGAGTTTATTTGTAAAAATGAATATGAATGATGAGCAGGTTAAAAATCAAATAATGATGTATAAGACAATAGATATGCGGTTAAATAATTATAATCCAAATTCAAATTCAAATAGCAGCAACCAAGATATAAATAATAGTAACAGACAAGAAGGAATGCAAAATTTAGGTATTAATGACATTAATGGTATGTTGTTAGATTCGGATTTGCATATTTTACAGGAGAATTATGGATATATCTTTTGGAGTATTTTAGCAGTTGGATTATTAACTGTAACAATTAATGTGATGAAGAAGAATGAATAATAATGTATAATTTTATATAATAAATAATATTATTTAATTATATAAAATGCCAACTTTATCTAAATATACTGTGCCTAAAACCAATAATGATTTAGAACAAATTAATACAGATAATGATAGTAATAACGAGAATGATTATCAAATTAACTGGTCAGCGATGAATAAAATAATTAATCGCAAAAATGCGGCTACAAGTAATACAACAAGTAATACAACAAATAACATAAATTTTTCTCAAGGCACTGAGCAAACAATCTCCAATATTTCTGATTTACAAACAATAGAAATGAAATTATACGAAAGCTTAGATAATCCGAATCTAACACAAGAACAAAGAAGCCAAATAATTGATAAAATTAATCAAATTTCGCAGACAAGAATGACATTATATAAAGGTATCAGTAATATGGCATCTGCTTATCAACAAAATGTCACGACATCTAATAATTCAATCCAAGAACAAAGATTAGCGATTGATATTGTTGAGCATGAATTGAATGTAGCAAAGAAACGATTAAATTTATTACAAGAGCAGAAATATAACAAATTAAGACTTGTTGAAATCAATACATATTATGGCAAACAATATAATGCTTATAAAGAAATTGCCAAACAAGTTGTATATATTTGTATTTTAGTATTAATTATTGTAATTTTAGGAAAAAAGGGAATATTGCCAACAAATTTATATATAACTATCAACGGAATAATAATAACAATCGGAGCTATTATAATCGGTAAACAAATTATTAAATTATTCAATCGAGATAATATGAATTTTGATGAATATGATTGGTATTTTGACAAGTCAAAGGCACCAACACCTACAGCATCAGGTGACGGTTCTTCTGTGTCTAACCCTTGGGCTACGCCAAATATAGCTTGCGTTGGTGCCGAGTGTTGCGTCCAATCAGATGGATTTGTATACGATAGTAATCAAAATATATGTGTTTTGGGGTCTACTACAAATTCAGCACTACCATCTGCGTCTACAACAGCTTCCTCTGTTTCGGCAAATACTCCTTCATAAATACAATTTTAAATATTTGGATTTGTTGTAGTAATTTTAAATCTTATACTATTACAAGATGGATATAACAAATTGCGCAATTGCCAATGCCAATACAAATGCAAATACAAATAGTAGTAATTTATTAAGCCAACAATTTAATACTAAAAACCAATTAGACAATATATTAAATCAAGCACTAAATGCAATACAAAACACACCAGAACAACAAAGAGAACAAAATTCAAATATTTTAGAACAAAAATATTTAGATGCAAAAACTAATCTACAAACAGCACCTTCCCAAGTAGAAGAAACAAAGAAGAATTATTATGTTTATACCAATGGGACCGCATATTACAATAACATGAGAGAGGATGAATTAAAAAAAAATGCTGAAACATTAAGTAAAAATATATCTGATAAATTTAATGAAGAAACAAATAATGCCTATACAATGAATGCCTATTATAATACAGATACAATAAATTCACAAAATACCATAGAACTCTATGAAGAGTATCTTAAAAAAAATAGTAAATTAGAGAATGAAATTAAAAACTCCCATGGTGATATTGTAACAAATGATAGAAAAACATATTATGAATATGACGCAGTTGATAGTGCAAAACAATGGCATAAGCTATTAAAAATAGTCTATTATATCTTAGTTTGCGCGTATATAATAAGCATATTTGTTTCGCCAAATGAAATGTCACGAGTAAAACAAGTGGGATTAATAGTATTGTTAGTATTATATCCATTTTTAATGGATAAATTAATTGTTGATTGGTTTGTAAAATGGTTTTTTAATTATAAACCGTCTGACGAAAATGTTTATTTTACATTATAAAAATGTAATAACCATAAAAGTTAAAAAAAATTAAAAAATAAAATAGACCAATTGTATATTTTATTTTTTATTTAATTTATTAAAACATTCATTAAACCATTTATTCAAACTCTTCTAATCCATCTTGTTCTTCGTCTTGTTTAATCTTAACATTTACCCATTTATTTGTTAATGGGTTCCTGTTACCGAACTTCTTACTCATTATTTCTTCTAATTCAGACAACTTGGGTGGCTTTCTATTTCCATAATTAACTTGGAACCAGTCTTTAAATACAGTATTGAGTGATTGCTTGCCAACAGTGCCACCCTCAGCTTTAATAATTCGTTCATTAATGAATCCAGTAATACAATCTTGACTCTGTCTATATTTGCCAGAAGCAGCCATGACCTCATCGCAATCTACAACCTCGCCTTCAGTTTCATAAGCACGCTTCACCAACATACTAATAAATACCGGTGCCCATTTAGGCAACTTCTCTTTTAGACCCTTGTCCTTTGGAAATACATATTTGGTATCATCTGTATGCGTTTCACCCTCAGAAATGAACTTGGAAATATAATCAACCAGTTTCATTCTGCGCCAAGTACCGTCGTCATTACTCTTTATTTCAAATAACGCATTTGTACAAACCACTAGACTAAACTGTGGTTCAAATATTTCACTATCAGAATACAATGCTCTGGCTTGAATCGGGTCGCCACCAGTTAGCTCCTTTAGAATGCCTTCATTAATAACAGCATCTTTTGACGGCTCTTGCATAACCGCATATCGAACTCCCTTTAACTGAATAATCTCAGACGAAGTGCCGCCAATTGTGCCGCGTTTTTCAGTAACCAACGTAATTGGCACAGTGCCCTTATATTCACCAAGTGCCTGTGACATCAAATCCGTCAAAATAGACTTGCCATTAGAACCACTGCCACGATAAATATTGAATGCATGTTCCTTCTTTGCGCCAATTAAACTGGCTGCCAAATGGTCCCACATATATCTACACAATCCCTTCTGAGGAAATAACTGGTCCATAAATCGTAGAATCTCATTAGAAATATCAGCACATTCATCCGGATTATAAGGAATATAAGGAATACCAGTAGTCTTTGTAATATAATCTTGCGGATATCCTTGTCTGAAAGACTTTAACTTGAAATCAACAACGCCATTTGAGAAGCACAATAGATACTTATTTGCATCCATATTCTTAATAAAATCCTTGTCAAAGAAGATTTCCATCGCCTCTCTCATAATGTTATTTTTATCATTGGTCTTCTTCAACTTAACACAAACTTCTGAAATGCGTTTCACTTTTCGCTGTATTTTTTCATTGACATCTGGATTGCCTTCATAGCTCTGTAAATCAGCCATATATTGTGTCTGCTTCTCCGAATATAAAGCACACATTTCTGTTGAAATTGCCAGACGCAAACTTTGCCCTTCATCTTTCTCCCAACGATGACGTTTAAATGTGTACCATTTCTTATTTGTAATACTACTACAAACATACTTGTCCTTATACATATGATACAATATCATCGCATAATCAAAGTCCGCACCGTCAAATAACGTCTCTTCAATGAAATAATCAACGGTTGATTTCTTTACCTTCTCATAAGCATCAAATGCGTCTTGTTTTGCCCAATACATAATAGAGCGTTTTGTCACGCCATCAGGGCGCTTATTAAATTGATATTTCCACGTATTATATAAAGTAGGGATTGTCGCATAATCAAAATCGGACGCTTTGCTTCTCAGCATTATCCAAGATAAGAATAGTCGTTCGTCTGTATGTTTTAGAGCAAAAGCCACTTGGCGATTTAATAAATGTGAACCAGGTTCATAATATTTACCAGGTAAAATTTGAGTATAATCGTGAATTTCTTTTATATGATATTCATTGTTTCTTAAATTCTCCATAATGTTATCTACTGCTCGCTTTAATGTTTCCATATTCGTAATATCCGATAATTGGATATTTGAGTCGTCGTCTTCATCTAGTACCAGATTAATTTTGTTTTTTGACCCTGATTTCTTTATTTTTGTCCCTTTGGCCTCTTTTCGTTGTGTATATGCTTCTACAATAGTTGGATTCATTTCAAAACTGGCATTCTTTCCATATTGCGCCGATAATAGATTTAAATCTTTGGACAAATCAAAATCTCTTATATTTTTTGCTTCTGTCACAAAATCACCTTCTTCCTTGCTCATTTCAGCCGTTAAATGATAAGACAATCTATATGCCTCGTTACCAGGCTTCTGCGAACCATACATTTGCCAATTGGTCACGCCTTTACTAATACCTTCATCTAATACAGATTCCCAATCATTGGTTAAGGGCAACTCCCAAATGTCGCCAATTTTCTTGACAATTTTATCACGCAACATTACCTGCATTGTATGGTCCATTTGAATTCCAATAATCATATGAATGCCATCTTTTACCAGATTTTTTTCTTGAACCCTATTTACGTTTGGTTTTTCCATAACAAATATTGGAAATGGTGTGCCATCTTTGAAAATAAAGAATTCCTTAAGTTCCTCCAAATAAAGTTGAATAATATCCTGTATATGTTCTTGTGAATGTTGTCTTTTTTGTATACTAATATCATAACGAAAATCAAAATCTACTAACAATGGTCCAGTGCCATTGTCCAATTGTTTTTCTGTTAAATATTCCTTGCGACTCTTTACAAAAATATGCTCATAATACAGTTTATAAAATGTGGGTAGCTCATCTTTATCAATGCTAAAAGAGCCACCATAAATATTTAATTCTTGGCTCGGGATTCTAGTATGAGATATTTCCCTTTCCGCTGTTGTATTTTGTATAGTCTTAGCATTATGCTTTGTAAGAAAATCCGATAAATCATTATAATAAGTTGATACAGTTGTTGACATTGTTGTTATATTATAATGATATTTTTCTATTTCCTTTTTTTTCAATTTTAATTTTGGCACGATATTAAGGATTTGCGAATTTTATAAAAATTTGTATTAGCAAGTGTGTAGGTCAGAAATGGCAGCTCAACATTTTTAAATTTTTATATATTCAAATGTGTAAAAATATAAACTATTCAATCAATTTAAACACTTTTTAATATATTTAATTAATTAAATATAAATGAGTTCCACTGTTACCGAATCAAAAGTTATTTCAAAGGAGACAATTCATCGTCTATTAGCCGACGTAAAATATATATATAATAATCCATTAACAGACAATGGTATATATTATACACATGATGATGCTGACATAATGAAAGGTTATGCACTAATTGTTGGTCCAGAAGATACCCCGTATTTTGGCGGATATTATTTTTTCGAATTGAACTTTCCAACTGACTACCCATTTTCGCCGCCAAAGGTTAAATACATGACGAACAATGGGTTGACACGTTTTAATCCAAATTTATACAAATGCGGTAAAGTGTGTGTTTCCATATTAAACACATGGAGTGGTGATAAATGGTCTGCTTGTCAGACATTAAATAGCGTGTTATTAACTCTATGTTCGTTATTAAATGATAAACCGTTGTTGAATGAACCTGGTCAAACAATTGCAAACAAGGATTTTACACCTTATCAAAAGAGTATTGAATTTTTAAACTTAGATTTTGCGATTTGTGATATCTTGGAATCCCAAGAGAAATGGGTACCAGTATATTTTAGTCATTTTTATCCTTTTATGAAGGAGCATTTTTTGAAAAATTATGACAAATTATTAGACATTATTGATAAAAAAAACGAATTATTAGAAACCTGTTTTGTACAAATTTATCAAATGACTACTAACATTGATTACATGCGTTTAAAGGAGAAAATAATCGCACTTAAGGTAAAAATTAGTGAAAATAAATAATGTTATTATAATATAATGTCTTCTCGCTTTGGTTCTGGATATAGTCGTGCAAATTTAGGTAAATCATGGGTTTTGAGAAGAGTAAATAACTCTTCTATATTTCAATTACCTACTATACCTAGTACTATACCTAATGCTAAACAAAATGAATATTGTGGTCCGTGTTGCGATACAACACAAACATCGTTGCATGAAGCAAGAGCAATTGTGCTACAATGTATGGATTTTAGGTTAAGAGATAACACCGCATGTCATCTTAATTTATTAGGATATAAAAACGAGTATGATGAGTGCATTTGTGCTGGATGTAGTTTGGGCTATAATGAATTATTACCTTATTCTGGATGGTCGCGATTTATTGATGAACATATATTATTAGCATATAAGTTACACAATATAAATGAGATTAAAATAATAGACCATATGAAATGTGGTGCATACAAATCATATTATGGTCCAATTACAGATATACAAGAATATAAATTTCATTATAAAAATTTAAAAAAATGCGCTGATAGATTATGGTTGAAATTTAATCCAATAAATGGCGCAGTTTTAAAAATACCTGGATTAAAAATAATGACCTATATATTGTCTATTGATGCTAGTAAAATGGAAAATGTATACAACAAATCAGAATAATCAGAAATAAAAATTGAAATAAAAAAATAAATATATAAATACAATATAATCTTTACAATATATAAAAATGCACTTCTGTTCTAAATGTCAAAATATGTATTATATTAGCATTGACCCCAACAATGCGAATACGTTGGTTTATTATTGTCGCAATTGTGGCAATCAAGACACAACAATATCAGTGGACAATGTTACTGTGTCCAAGGTCCAGTTAAAAAAGTCGGAGCAAGAGTTTAGTCATATAATTAATAAGTATACCAAGATGGACCCAACATTGCCGCGAGTCAATAAGATTTTGTGTCCAAATGAGGAATGTCAAACAAATACCAAGGAGGCCGAACGCGAGATTATTTATATTCGTTACGATGACATTAATATGAAGTATGTATATTTGTGCTCTACTTGCGATACCGTGTGGAAGACAGAAGATAACAAATAATTTTAATTCTAATAAAATAATAATAAATAATAATAAAAGATAATAATAGTTTATTTGTTTTTTATATGAAATAAAAATAAATAAAATTGAAAAATATAAATTAAAAGTATCTATAGTTATAATAATAAGATAGAAATGAGTTACTTTGATGATAATTTTACAGGAGGCGCTAAATCGGATGATGAGGAAACAGAAACAGTTAGTGATTCGGGAACTGAAACAGAAGACGAGAATGAAGCGGTTGATTTAGATAATGAAGAAGTTGATTTAGAAGAGGAAGACGATTTAGAAGAGGAGGATGACGATTTAGAAGAGGAGGATGATGGCGAGGCTAAAGGTATGGATGATGATGATGATAATAATAACAATGATGAAGGAAGTGACGGAGAAGAATCTGAAACTGAAAAGAAGCCTGAGAAAAATGTTAAAAAGATTATTAAAAAAAATATAATTAATAAGGCGTTTATAGAGAATTTATCGGATGATGAGGATGACGGTGACGGTGAAACATATTTGAAGAAATTTGACAAGGATATTAATGATAATTATATTGTGAATAATCATCCTGAATGTGCCTTACAAAATTATGATGAGATTTTAGCAATGACAAAGGTTGTGCGAGATAAAAACAATATTATTATTGATGACCTTCATAAGACAATCCCACATCTAACTAAATATGAACGAGCACGCATTTTGGGACAGCGAGCAAAGCAAATAGAAACAGGGGCTACACCCTTTATTAAGGTGCCTGAAAACGTGATAGATGGTTATTTAATTGCTGTCTTGGAATTGCAGGAGGGGCGAATACCGTTTATTATTCGCAGACCAATGCCAAATGGTGGCAGTGAGTATTGGAAAATTAATGATTTGGAGAATATTGCCTTCTAATTTTAAACTTTATATAAAAATAATTTCAATAATATTAATTATTATTCAAATCCCTTAAACGTTTTTGTGTTTTTTATTTCTTCATCTATTTCTAAAATTGTTTCATGAAGTTTTGTAATAATATTGAATGTATTATTATATTGTTCATTTTTTTCATTTAATTGTGCTACTAGGGATTCCCTTGATGAATAATGTTTTATAATTGATAAAATATTTTTATTACTTAATTTGGCTTCAATTAATTTCATATTATCTGATGTAATTTTATTTTCTAATGTTAAGTTATTTATTTTTTCCTGTATTTGTTCTTGCTTATAAAATAATCTATCTATTTTATTGTCTAATTTTGCTAAATAGTCAAAGTAAATTTCATCATATGATTTTATTTTTATATTAATATTTTGGTCTAGTTCTATAAAATCACTAAAAACCATAGTATTTCCAATACGAATAAATGATATATTTGTACATTCGGCAATATATTCATCGTAAATTTCTTGATTTTCTTTTTCTTCATTATTCATTATATCTATTTTACGTATGTATTATTTTATCTTTTAATTGATAAAATAATAAAGAAAATATATAATTATATATAAGATGATTCTTATAACTACTATATTTTATATTTTGATACTATTATATGAATGTAGTGGACATATATATTCAGTAAATCAATTTCTATCCAATCAATTTCTATCCAATCACTTTATATCCAATCATTTTATATCCAATCAATTTATATCCAATCAATTTATATCCAATCAATTTATATCCAATCAATTTATATCAAATCAATTTATATCAAATTACTTTCTATCCAATCATTTTATATCCAATCAATTTTCATCCAAAATGAATTCACATAATCATATGTTAACCATTATAAATAGTTATAAATTTTGTAATTCATATAATGTATATTCATTATCTTTATCTAATTCAAGACCGTATCTAAGTAAATATTCAGACCCTGGTTTGACAATGGTTTCGTATTATAGTCAATCCAATTTAAAACAGATTTATTCTTATTATAGTAGTTTACCATTTGCTACCTTAAGTAATAAATTATATCCTTCAACAAGTATAACCTTCGGTAAAACATTATATCCTACAGTAGAACCTACAACAAGTCCTTCATTACTTATTTTGTCATTTACGACAGACTTATCCTTATCAAATGTAAAAACAAATGTTCTTGACAAAGTAGCACAAAAAAGTGTTGTTATTGCTCAAGCAGAAACAATGAATATCAGTTCAGATTTTGTATCGTTTGTTAGTTCATCCATTTATAAGAATGATGTTTCAGGTTTTTTTAAACTGGCATCATTTAATTTATTAGTTACAACAAAGACTGTTATTATAGTAAAAAACAATGATAATCCACAATTATTATTCATTTCATTGTCTACAATTATGAATAATGCTATTGTAAACGGGGTATTTACTCAAAATCTAGTTACTGCTTCAATACAATTAAATTCCAGTTCTACGGCTTCTGCTTCTATAACATCAATCACTATATCTGCACCCGTTATTCAAAATAATGGCACATATTCTACGTTTATACCTACGTTTATACCTACGTTTATACCTACGTTTATACCTACGTTTATACCTACGTCTATACCTACGTTTTTATATAGTAGTAAAATTGAGCCAAAGTATAATACCAAATGGTTAATTATATTTGTTAGTTGTGTTTCTGGATTAATGATAATTATTTTTATTTATATGATATACTTATTTTATAAAAGACATAAACAAAGACAACCTCTTTCAAGAAGAGATATTATTATTATAAATCATGAAAGAATTGAGTTAAATATTGTTAGTTAAAATTTGATTTTTAAATAATAAAATAATAATATAATACAAATGAATGCTTTTATAAATATGATTACAACTGGAGGATTATATATAATGTTTGGTATATGGTCATTTGTCCATGTATTAGAATATAAATATTTTACTAGGGTAGAGCAATATAGTACAATTATTCAAAATATGAAACAATGCAATGAAAAATATACAGAGCTTCTTGTAACAGTGACACATTTAGAAGGTCGTGTTACCGAGTTGGAGGATATTTTGCTTTTAAAAGATAAATTGGATGAAATAGATGAATTGGATGAATTGGATGAATTGGATGAATTGGATGAAATAGATGAATTGGATGAATTGGATGAATTGGATGAATCTAATAAATTAAATTTAGAGAGTGGTTTGATAAATAATGAGTCTGAGAAAATGAATGTTGAAGATTCAAATATTCTTTCAATAGATACGCCTATAAAAGAAGAATTAGTGTCTTTAGAAACTAATTCTAGTCCTGATTTAGCACCAGCAATAGACGAAGAGATAGTAGATATATCCGAAGAGACATATCCGGTTAAAAATCAGACAGATAAAAAGGGCTGGATAAAAACATTACTTTTTATGTAAAAGACAAAAGATAAAAATAAAGGTTTAAATAAATATTTCAATATATAATAATGAAAGTAGCATTATTATTTATTATTAGTTATCATCATATTTTAAATAAAGAACAATTATGGATTGACTGGATTAAGCCGAATCAGGATATTATTAATGTTTATTTCCACTACAAGGATTTCAATCAAATCAAATCACCCTGGATTAAGACATATTCGCTTCCACCGAAAGATGTCAAAAACACAACTTATTACAATGTAGTCCCAGCTTATATGGCGCTAATGACTTACGCATTCAATCATGATTCAGAAAATATGTGGTTCTGTTTTCTAACCGACTCTTGTGTCCCAATTATTTCCCCTGCCACATTTAGGCAGCGTTTTTTTGACCACTATCAAGCCTCCATTTTAAAATGTAAACCGGCTTACTGGAACATTCAAATTCATCGTCGTGCCAATTTGCGCCTCTTTAAAAAGGAATATTGGCTCGCAAATGACCCCTGGTTTACTTTAACACGCAGTCACATACATAAATGCCTAATCTTCTTGGCTGCCAAAAATGGCATTTACAATCAGATAAATGAAGGTGGACTAGCAAATGAGAGTATTTTTGCCGTTATTCTTCAGACATTCAAGGAACTCACAAATCCAAATACGTATGTTAATGAATGCAGTTCAGTCGCAGATTGGACGCGAATGTCTAGCCCGACCAGTCCTTACTTATTTAAGGAGGGTACTGAAGAGAATATTAATATAATTAAAGACCTACTTAAAGAAAATCCATATGCGATGTTTTTGCGCAAAGTTTCAAGAGAATTTCCAGATGCCGTATTAGAAGACATAATGGCTGCCGATTTTGGCCACGTGTATCCCGTGCTACATAATCAGTATAAGGTTAAAAAAGAAAAAGAAGAAAACTCACTGATAACAACAGAAAAAAACAAGTCGTTACTTAGTCACTTTCTTCAGTTACGCAAACAAAATCAAATTAGTCATAATTTGTTGATAATTGTAGCAGCTATCATTGTATTTGTTATAAACTTTGTATAAATCTTTAACACTTCCAACGGGTTGAGCAATCTAAACAAGTTACGAATACAGTCATAGGTTCGTCTGCGCTCCTGGTCTGCATCTGGTAGTAAGTACATTTCTTAGACCTACACTTTCTACACGTAAATGTGTCTGTGCTTGCTTCAATATTTTGTTCAAATTTGCTCTTATCGCGAATACTCTTAGCCTTAATCATTTCGTCCCATTTATCAGGCATCATCTCATGGTGCGACATAAATGCCAATTCGTGCGCCTTGATGTCGCCATTTAAAACCATTAGAGTCAACTTGTCATTCCTCAAATTCACAAATATGCTGCGCAGATGGTCAAGATAAATCTGAATAAAGAACTGATTGTCCCACTTCTTGACGACCTTGCGATTCGTGGCTTCCTTGAGAGCCCAATTATAAATACCTTTTTCTAAATTTGATGCATGATTCATATTTTCTAGTAAGAAGGATGACAACTTCTTACGAATATTGCTTCTAAACGCATCAGGATTTTCAATCTTTTTAATGGACATTGTGTTAAATATAATATATAATAGATTGTATTATATTTAAATAATAATTCAATTTTAATTTGTATTCCACCTTTTACACATTTTCTCATTTAAAATGCCCATTATTTTAACTTTAATAAACATTTTCATTGACTTATAATATTATTATATTTTTTGTTATTTATTCATATTTGCCAATAAAGCAATCATAATAAATATATATATCCACTTCATTAATAATAATAATAATAATAATAATATAAATTATTACATTTATATTACTTTACTATATATATATAATGTGCGTTTTAAATGAGAAAAGGTGTAAAAGGTGGAGCCAAACAAAAATCTTAGTTACCTTTGTTTTCTACTACTTCTAGTTCTCTTATTACCTTTTCTTTTATTTCGTCTTGTCTTTTTATTTGGTTTCTTCGCCTTTTTTTTAATTCCTTTAGCTTCAGAATGTTTTAATAATAAATCAACTAAATCTTTCTTATGTCTTAGCCTTATTGCCAAATCCAGCGCAGTTTCCCCATCTGCATTTTCTTGATTGACATTAGACCCCGCATCTAATAAAATTTTGACTATTTCTTTATGACCCTCTTGTGCTGCCGATATAAGCGCGTTTTCACCCTGGTCATTTCTATGTTCAATATTAGCACCCGAGTCTAATAACATTTCAACAATATTTTTACATCCGCCCTGCGCCGCGACAATAAGTGGTGTTTGGTCTATAGTATCTCTAACTTCCTTGTCATTAATATTGGCTCCATTCTTTAATAAAAAGGCTACTACTTTGTTACCATTACATTGTCTAGATGATTTCATAATTGCTGTATCTCCTTTATATTTTTTATTGATAACCGAGTTGTCTATGTTTAACAACCGTTGTAATTCATTTAAGTCATCGTTGTCTATTGCGTTGCTTACAGCTGTAACAAATTCTGCTACCAATGAAGACATTTATATAATATCTATATTTTCTATTTTATATTTTCTAAATTGTAAAGATATATAATGTGAAAACGTGAGTTGATATGACAATAAATTGATGTATCATTAACAAAAGTTTACTCAAATGTGAAACGGGATATAAATCTGAAAATCCAATCCCTGCTTGTATGGTAACACTTAGCAATAAATAATCAATCATTTCAATACCATTTGTTTCTTTACTTGGTTTACTTTTATCTTTACCAAAGTGAATAGACAAATGTTTATATATGAAGGCAAATAATAATATACATAAAAAATGAAATAAAAGAGTTCTTAATACTATTTTCATATTATATAAATATGTTATATTATATATCCCTATTTATCATTATTAATAGCATAATATATGAATGTTTATAAATAATTTAGGAACGCATCGCTCTTGTAAAATGTAATACAAGACATAAGCTTTAATAATTATAAAATATATACAAAATATATATTTGTACCAATGAATCAAACTTATATTTTGGAATTTATAGGGGCAATGATACTCGCATTTCTAATATCTTTATTTGGAAAAGGATATGCTCATTTAGTGTTGAGTATAATGCTATTATTAACAGGAACTTTATTTACTTCAAATTGTTTTAATCCAGCAATTGCGTTATGTTTCTTTTTAACTAATAAAATAACATTATCAATGCTTTGGTATTATTTTGCTTTAGAAATATCTGGAGCTCTAACTGGATATTATTGTGGTGCATATATAAAAGATTTTTTTTATAATACTTTTATAATATGATAAGTTTTTCAATAATATGTGATTTTTACTTGATAATTATATTGTTGTTATTATTTACAAATTTGTATAAGTTTGTAAATAATTTTATTATATTGATACTAAATAGTTGTATATATTGCCAACATTTGGACTGCCAAGTCCCGTCGCAATGTCATAACCTGATGACGCTATATATACACCATCAACGCCATTTCTTATATCAAAGAAACAATTATTGTACTTATGTTTATTATTTAATAAATTATACAATTTTGTCTGCACATTGTATTCATTTGCTACTTGATTTGAGTAAATACTAGTTAATAATGGTTGATTATTATTTATTCTAGTTTGATTTACTAAAGATAAAATACCGGCAAATATAGGTGCTGAAACTGAAGTACCTCCAACACCATTTACAATTTTACCATTAAAACATATATTTATACCGGAATCTGGATTCGCAATTAAACTAACATCCGGCATAATGCGTTTTACTTGTTTTGTTTTTAAATTAGATATTTGGTAATTTGGTATATCATACATAACTGATACACCGCAACCTGCGTTATCCCAAGTAATTTCTGATATTCTATTGGATTCATTATCAGTAATAACAGTTGTTCCTCCAACAGACACACAATTTGGTGATGAAGATGGATATGATACATAATTGTTATCACCAGATGATGCGCAATAGCAAATGTCATTGTATTGTAAATTAAATAATGAGTCATTTACAAACTCATAATCCTCCTCCATGCCCCATGACATTGAAATAATATCTGCTTCTAATACTTTCACGGCATAATCTACTGCAGTAAACATATTTTCTATTGAAGCATCATTTGATTCAACAACATATATATCAGCATTTGGATTTATAGTTGCTACCATTTGAACATCTAAACATTCTTCAATAGACCAAGCATTTTGAGATGTGCCATCACTTAAAAAAGACAACTGTGGGGTTATTGTAGTTCTGTTACAAATTTTCAATGTTGGGCACTTACAAATTGCATCTAATTTATTAAACGCCCAATATGTTTCCAAGTCTGCCTGTAAATTTTTATAACTATAAGCAATAACTATTGCTATTTTAACCTGTCTTGTTTTCCCTAAAATATTTTTAATATTTTTTGGAATATTGTATAATGAAAACAAATCAGAACCATTTAGTGGTTTCAATGTATTATCAATGTCATCATTATTATCATTATCAAAATTACTATTTATTTGTGGAGTTACGATAAATGGTTTAACTATTTTTTTAAGAACATCTTCAGACAATGTTTGTATTCTATTGTTTTTATAGCTAGGAATTTGTTGTTTAAGTTCTTCTTTCCTATTAAGTTCTTCTTCTTTCTTATTAAGTTCTTCTTCTTTCTTATTAAGTTCTTCTTTATGTTTCTTAAGTTCTTCTTCTTTCTTATTAAGTTGTTGTTGGTTATTAACATGTTTTTTATTAGCATTTATAACACTTATCATTTTAGATAAATATTTTGCATTACTCACCTTTTTATTTT